CACTTTAGCCCTGTATGGTAAAGGGGGATGGACTGCTGAAAAATCAGCGTCCTAATTGCGATACTACGGAATACTTTGAAAATGCTTTTACTTATGATATGCGCCCCACATGGGCATTGGACATATCACATGTATTTGCATGTTCGCGATATTCAATTGAACCGCTCAAGTGTTTACCGTCCCTTCGGACAACTATATAATACCAAAATCATTTGTCTAAAAATGAAAATGTATAAAAAAAGTTATAGAATATTTATTCATATAAATACATAATTCGTGCATAAAACATGTATATATGCATAAAATTAGCTATATTATGCATAAAATTAGCAGTAATTGGAATTACTCAAAAAGGGGGTACTTTTAACGCCAAAATGGGCTAAAATTACCCAGAAAGACCTAAGCCGGTTAACTTCCACACTGGCTTGAAAAATACGCCCTCTCTTCCTATTAAAATGTAACGCTCCCCACATCGCCAAACTCCTATAATCACCGCCCATATTGTTCCACGCTCCTCAAATCTCACCTCACACTACCCTCCAAACCCCATCTACCGTCCATATTTTCAAACGCATAATCTCAAATATTTCAGTTAATTTAACTTCTTTTATTGACAAATCCATCTTCCTATGCTATTATCTCATTATCAAAACAAGCTAAATTAACTCAGTATGCAAAGAAAATCTACAAAATCCAAATATCCACAACTTGTTTTGATAATTCAATAACATTAAATAACACATCAATAACTCGTAAATCTTAGCAGTAAATAACAGGAGGACAAACCAAAATGTCACATCAAACAGAATACGATCTCAGAATGAGATCCTACAAATCAATTACAGATGCTCATCTAATCCCTCGCACCCCAGTGATCATCCAAATCGATGGTCGTGCATTCCATACTTTTACCAGGGGGTTCAAAAAACCATTTGATCAGGTACTTATGGCTGCTATGCGCTATACTGCAGAATACCTCTGTAGAAATATCCAGGGCTGTGTCCTGGCTTATACTCAATCAGATGAAATTAATCTTCTTCTTATTGATTATGAGAAACTTGAAACTTCACCATGGTTTGATAACCGGGTCCAGAAACTTGCTTCTATAGCAGCATCTATGGCCACTAATTATTTCAATCAAAAATTTAAAGAATTAGTAAAAATTATCGGCAGAAGATATTATTCTCCAAACCACAACTATGATCGTGCATTACTCAAAGGAGCAGAATTTGCTGCATGTGTGTTCAATCTCCCACGAGAAGAAGTCACAAACTACTTTAACTGGAGACAGCAGGATGCAATTCGTAACTCTATTCAAATGGTTGGTCAAGCACATTTTTCTCAGACCGAACTAAATGGTAAATGTAATCAAGAAATCATAGAAATGCTTATTCAGCAAAAAGATATTGACTGGAACAAACTTAAAATTTACAAACAGCGCGGTACCTGTATCATCAGATCTGCTCATAGTTCTTTCTTATTAAATGGTAAACAAATTACAGCAGATACATGGTCTCATGACTTCGATATTCCACGATTCATAGGTGAAGGTCGCGATTATATAGAAAGATATCTGTATCCGGATGATCCAAACAACACTACTTCTCGAAAGGACGGAAATAATTAAATTATGCAGAGCAAAGAACATAAAGATACAAAATATGCTTGGCAGTTAGAACGTGACAGTGATTACACTTCTGCTACAGCATTTGACTCAATAGAAGAATGCATTGCAGATGCTCAAGACTACTTTGCAGAAGAAAATGTAAAAATCAAATCAATTACAATTCAGGAACTTAGACCATATGAAATCTCTGTTGATGCAGAAAGAGTTCTTGAAGTTGTCTGGGAGGAAGCAGAGGCAAACGTTGGTGATCTTGTAGATGACTGGCTAGATAGTAGAACAGCTTATACTACCGAACAATTGGCTGATCTTTCCGAACGTTTGACGGGGGTAATTAAAACTTGGCTGGAAGAAACTCATAATGAACCTGATTTCTTCAATATTATAGGAGAAAAAGAAATTTCAATATGTAATATACCACAATAGGGGGATAAATCATGGTAATACTTATATGTATTCTTTTATTTGTATTAACCGGTATTGGATGTTGGGCTTTATGTGCTGCATCTGATACTGATAAATATGATGATGAAGAAATTAAATATGATCAAAATGATGATAACAAATTTAATTAAACAATAAAGGAGAAAAACAAAATGAGTACTTATACAACAAACACAAAACCAGAATCCAAATTTGAAGACGTACCAGAAGAAGTTCTTACAGACCCAACAATGAGAACAGCACTTGGAATGGATCCTATCCCAGGGATGAATACTCCAGTCAGTGCAGCTGATGATATTTGCGGCTTCGTAAATGAGCATAGCGGTCTTAATCTGAAGGCAACTCCGGTAAATGAATTTACAGGCAGTATTAATTTCGAGACTACTTCTCTTACACTACTTGAGGAACAGCGATTCCTTCACAAAACAATTCGTGTATTTGGAACTACAGACAATCCACTGTTCTTAGCTCGCGATGTAGCTGAGTGGCTGGACTATAGTAAAGATCCGGATAAAGGATATAGGACAGACAGGATGCTGAGTTCTGTAGATGATGATGAGAAAGTTAAAATCAAGACCCCCTCACAATATGAGGGGGTGCTAAAAACCAATACAGTATACAGTTTTCTCACTGAAAATGGTCTCTACGAAGTATTGATGCTTTCCCGTAAGCCACAAGCAAAGCCATTCAAAAAGAAAGTAAAAGAAATTCTCAAATCCATCCGTAAAAACGGTGCTTACATCCGTAATCAGGAAAATATGACTCCGGAGCAGCTTGTGGCAGCAGGTCTCATTGCAGCTCAGAAGATTATTGAGAGTAAAGAGAAAGAGATTGCTCTTTTAAATGGTCGCTGCGGATTACTGACCCAGACAGTGGATGAGAAGCAGGAAACGATTAATGCAATTTCAAGAAATGTTCCAGCTCCGACGAAACGTATGATTCTGAATCGTGTAATGAAACGTAAAAGTAAGGATCTTATCCAGAATCGCTGGGCTGTGCTTTATCGTGAATTTGAGAATATCAATCATATGAATCTTAATCTTCGTATTGAAAAATATAATAAAGAACCAAATCATAAAAAGTGTCCTACAAAAATTGATTACATTGACAATGTTCTTGGGAAAATGGATGAATTATATGACCTGGCAGTAAAACTTTTCGAATCTGATTTTACACAGCTTATGCAGGAAATGCATTTATTACGTATGACTGATGAAGAATATGAAGACGAAGAATATTGGAAACGTGTACTTTAAGATAAGGAGGGAATGGTAAGAGTGCCTGCCGGTGCTCTTACCTATTAAAAATATGAGTTATTTACCAATCATAAGATTTAAAAATAGATGGCAAACATTCGATTTAAATTTACATTATCCATATTCAGTAAATGGGAAAATTATTAATTATACTCATTTAGGATATAGAGGTGATGCCTGTTATATTGTTGATAATGAATATAATACATATTATCTTCCTCATGATTACGCTGAAATTATTAATGATGCATTAAAATTACATAGCAATATCTATCATGAATGTGACACAGATTCACATAGACGTCAAATAATAACAAAACTCGAAAATATGAATAGACGTGAATATGGCGGGAATGATTTTGAATTACTTAATAGTGTATTGGCAGAACAAAGTAGAAACAGCAATTGTATTCATGGCAGAATCTTATACGATACTACGTGTAATAAAGCATATGTATATAACTGTGATGGAACCATACTTTGTGCTATACGTTTGTGTCACCTTGAACCATCATCTACGCAAAGAGGTCGTAGGTCTGAAGTAACATCTACTTTTGAAGAGGAACTTAATATTAACAATATTAACAATTTTAATAGGCTAATAGATAATGTAAGGGCATCTTCTAATAGTTGTGAATTTGAGAGAGGATACTTTCGTAGTTTTGTCTCAAGTCGATTCAAAACTTACATTCATCAATTTAATTATGTCCCAAAATACATAAAACATTTTATGCCTGGAGAATCAGAAGATACTACTCTCCTGCTCGGAGCAGAGATTGAAGTAGGTGGAAATAATAATGTCACTTCTGATAATGACAAAAATTCCACAGTGAAAAAATGTATTCAGATTATGAATGGATCTGATAGTGATGAAGAAAATCTTATTTACAGTACACATGATAGCACTGTACAGATTGAATTTGACACTATGCCATGCAGTTTGGAATTTCATAAGAACAAAATGAACTACCGTGAAATGTTCGAATATCTTGATAAAGAAGGATATAAAGGTCATGATTGTGAAACTGCCGGATTACATATTCATGCGAATCGTAGCTATTTAGGGAAATCAAGAATATCACAAGAGTTAGTTATATCTAAGATCCTTTATATTCTTGAAAAATTTAATAATGAAATTTGTGTGATTGCAAGGCGCGACAATGACTATAGTGAATTTGCCGGTGAAAAGCAAAATGAAGATTCAATAGTTGAACTGTATGGTAAGTATAAGGATAAAGGTAAACGTGCTGCATTGAATTTACAGCATAAGGATACCATTGAATTTCGTATGTTTAAAAGCACTTTAAAATATGAAACATTCATTCTTACTTTAGAATTTGTCAAGGATATTATTGATTATGCTAAATCTGTTGATATCGAAGAGATTGAATTGGCAAAATGGTTCGATCTGATGAATTGTTTTTCTTCTGAATTACGTAAGTATTATGAATTTAGGTATCAGAAAAAAGTAAAAGATATAAACGGATCGACTGTGAAACAAATTCGTAAACGAATCTCTAAATTAAAGTCAGAATTAAAAAACAGTAAAAATTTCTTTGAGAAAAATAAATTGCAACAAGAATATTGTTATTTAAAGAAAGAATATAAAAAATTAAATAAAAAAGAGAAGAAAGTTACAAAAAAAATGAAACTTAGAATTGCAGAGTCTGAAACAATTTCTTCAATCTGTATACCTGCAATTTCTAATAATAATTATGGAACAATCAGTACTAGAAATCTAAATCTTAGAATTTAAATAAAATACAAAAGGATTACTATTATGCAAAAATATACAAAACCATATCCTACTATTGGAAATGTTATTGATGCAATACAATATAGAGGAAGGAGAAATATCATTTGTCTGAATTTGGATTAAAAATAAAAAATATAAAGGCCGGTACTCTCTTTGGATATAACCAGGGAGTCAGAAACCGGTACGATTATACTGAAGCAATGTTCAGCAACAGTCTATTCAGTGATTATATTATACAGAATGGACTTAATGTTTGGAATGATACCAGTACACGAGACATTATCTGTCTTGATTTTGATTTTGGAAGTCGTAGTTATGAAGAAGAAATGGATCACTTGCTAAAGCAGTTTGGACCATTTGAACATGATAAATCTTTATCTGAGGAATCCAAGGAACGTATTCGAGCAATATTTCGAAATGTAATTGATAATAAAGACAATTATATGAAATGTTCCAAAGATGAAATCCGGGAAATATTCTATGAAAACGGTGTAAATGTTGAATACATTTCTTCATATACAAAGAAAGAAGGTGAAAAAAAGACTGTTATTAATTATAAAATGCTATACCGCAACTCTTCTAAGGCAAAAGTCGGACAGGTGATGTTTATTAACTCAAAGCTTTATAAAAAAGCATATAACTGGCTGACGATAGGTCTTGGAAAGAAAATGCCGATGGAAAATGCTAAGATTGTAGAGATGTCGGCATATGCTCCTCTCACAACCAGTACAATAGTTGGAAAGTTCTATTGTCCTGTAGAAGCCATTCTTATTATTAAAGATACGGATAGTTTCTACAAGACAATAGCCAAGATCGTAAAAGCTGAGGATTATGTAGTTCAGGAAAAAGTTCTGGATGAAACTGCTACAGAAATTGCAAAGCAAAGAGCTATTGCTGAAGGAAAATTTTTAAAAGACGGTGTTACTCCGAAATATACTAAGAGATATAAACGAGTAAATGTTATAAAAAAGAAATGTGTCGTTCATGATGAAGAAACCGAGGTAAAAAATACTCTCTGGGATGGAGAAATGCTGATTGAATCTGATATTTTGCCGGAATGGGTTAATGGTATGGCTCTTTTAAGGCAGCATTTCTTTAAGGCATGCGGAATTCGTACTCATATTCAGTTATTCTTTAAAGATTGGTGTGAAAAAACTGGACATGATTATGAAACTTATGCAATACAGGACATGTTCGGAGTTTGGCATAAACTCAAGGATATTCGCATGATCACAACTGATAATGCTATTAAATGGAAGAAATTCATGAATTTAATGGGTAATACTCCTGCTGAAGCTTATAAGTATTGGTGTGATCGCGTAAATGCCGATGGATCTTACTGGGGGATAGTAAAAACTGATCATCCAAGTAAATTAGGCGGTGTGCAGCAGATGAGTTATCAGATGGTTAATACTCTTCCTTCCTATAATATAGATGTTCCATCTCCTTGCTCTACTGATGATGTGCGTAAACTGGCAAGAACCAGCGTAGATTATGTAGAAGGTATGAAAGATGATAACAATCTTTATGTACAGTATCTTAGGAAGAATGCTACGATAATAAATCATTATGAGATGCTGGCAGATTTATATGATTGGAATAAGGATTTTGGAAATAGTACATGGTTCCGATTAGAGAAACGTAAAATTATCAATCAATATGTAACCAGGCTTAGAACAGGCAAAATTACAATTGATGGAGATAATCTTACAATATTTGGAAATCCATATGCTCTTCTACTCAAATCTGTAGGAATGGATCCGGAATCAGATCCTACTCTTAATATTGAGCCAGGAACTATTCAATGTTATACAAAACGTTTTCAAGATGGAGAATATCTTTGTGGTATTAGAAATCCACATAACAGCCCAAATAACATCTGTTACTTACATAACACATATAGCGATGAAATGCAACGATATTTTGTATTCAGTAATAATATCATGGCAGTAAATTGTATTCATACAGATATTCAGGATCGTGCCAACGGCTGCGACTTTGATTCAGATTTCTTTTTTGTGACAAATAATGAAGTAATGGTTAAAAGTGCTAAGGCTGCATATGAACAGTATCCTACTATTGTTAATAAACTCAAAGAAAGTGGCCTTACATATAAGAATACAATGAAAGAATACGCTCGTATGGATAATAAATTCGCCAAATCACGTATTGGTATTGGAGAATCAAGTAATCTCGCACAGCTTGCAATGACTTATTATTGGACTAACCCAAGTCGTGAATTATATGACAACTTTGTTATTCTTTCGGTACTAGCTCAGGTTATTATTGACGGATGTAAACGTGAATATGAAGTGGATGCTATAGAAGAAATAAAGCGTATTAAAAAACTTCCTTGTATGCAGCAGTTAGAGGAAGTTGAGGACGAATTTGGTAATAAGAAACAGGTGCGTCGAGATTTTCCAGAATTCATGAGATATACGCGTAAGATTCAATATACAAAGAACGGTAAAGAGGTGGAAAGAGAATTGGTTGATCAGCAGAAAGAAAAGTTATCTGGAAGAATTTCTTCCTATTATATATGTCCGATGAATAGTTTACAGATTGTTATGGATGATATCAAGCCGATACATTCTACTAATACTATTCCTACTGAAGATCTTGTAATAAAAGTAAAAGGCAAAGCAAACGCTAGGCAAATGGAAAAAATTTTAGGATATGCAAAAGAACTTGAGCTTTTAAGTAAAGATAATATGTCTGATGATGAAATTCTTGCATATACCGAGAGATTCGATCAGATTTTAGCGGAATTAAGAAAAATAAAAATAAAAAATCCAAAGACTATGAGCAGATTGATTGAAATTGCTCTTAATACAAGTAATATGGGAAGAAAAAAGGATTATTCACGTTATACAAGAAATCTTCTTAATCTATTATATAGAATGGACAGAGAAGCATTCTTACAAAATTTCTCGAAAAACTGCAGAATGTCTGAAAAAAAATCAGCCTAAAACCCTTTAAAAGTAACAAAAATCGTAAATACAAATTCGTCCGGTATATGAGGGGAATAACTTTTCGCTTCGTTGCATCTTCAGGCACATATTTTGCGCAGGATATGTGTACATGTATGCAGACAGCTGTTTGAAGAAAAGCGAAACTCTCCGCGCTGTCTCCAATGCGTGTTTAAATATGGGATTCGAATTTTTTTTGTGTAGTAGCCTGCCGTGGGCGTTAAATACACGGCTAAAAAAATCAAATATATTTGACTACAAGGAGAAAGATCATGAGCAATTATAGAATGTCCAAAGGGACAACAGAACACTTTACATCACTTGAAGAAATGAGAACTGCATGGGGAATGAAGCCCGTAACAAAGAAAACTTCTGATAAGAAGAAATTAAAAGAACAGCAGGAAAGATTTCTTAGTAAGCATAAGTGTAAAGCATGTGGTGCCCCAATGACATATATACATGGTAATGTTATGGCTTGTAAAAATCCTGAATGTAAAGGGATTGAAATCAAGCGCGAAGATAAAGACGGTAATGAAATGGTATCATATATCAATTCCTTCTGTACTTTAGACGATCTTGGAGCTGAAATTGCATCAAACATTTTCAGCGAATAATTGAAAATTAAATATTGATAATTCAAGGCAGTGTGCTGGTCGGTACACTGCTTTTGCTTTATATAACTATTATTTTTATGAGAAAAAGGAGAACTAACAATGAATAAAGTTGAATTAATTAAGGCTGTTGCAGAAGCAACAAATAATACACAGAAAGATATTAAAGTAATTATGGAAGCTGTGCAGGACGTAACATATGGTGCGCTGGTTGAAGGCGACGAGGTAAAACTGATGGATGGTGTTACTCTTTCTGTTGTACATAAGGATGCACGTATTGCACGTAACCCAAGAACAGGTGAATCTGTTGAGGTCGATGCAAAGAACGCAGTAAAATGCAAATTTGGTAAGGCAATTAAAGACGCTGTTAATGCGTAAATAATACTTTGAGCCTGTAGAAATACAGGCTCTATATTGGAATGTAGGATAGTTTGGCAATCCGCCTGGTTTGGGACCAGGACATCGCACGTTCAAATCGTGTCATTCCAACTGCGGGATAGAGGAGTGGATCCTTGCTAGGTTCATACCCTAGAGACGATGGTTCGAATCCATCTCCCGCTATTTGTCATATACAAATGTATATGCCAACCCTTTCTGTTTAATTAATTACATTATGGAGGCTTGGCTCCGATAGTGCGCTGTGAGGCGTATAAAGGCAGATTTACACACTGTCGCTGCGGTATGAGCAATTATATTGCAGTCAATCTAAGCAAAACTGACATGCCAGAGACTCAAAAGGTCTCGTTTCGTATAGGTAAGTGAAAAGATTAAATCCTATGCGGAAATAGTATCATGAAACAGGGAACGATAAGGTGGTCCAAGGGCGACTGCTGAGGAACACTTTCCGGCCGCAAACTGGATAGTTCATGCAAACTGTGAAGATATGATGGTGAATCAGGAGGTTATTCAATCTGAGCATTTATTAAGCAAAGGTGATAGCCATTTGTATAAGTGAATTGGTATGTGCCAAATTAGCTTGTATGGACATTTAGTAGGGATAATAACCGAACGATATGAAGGTGTGATGTATTCTTATCCTCAAAAGGGATCGGAGCGTCTGGTGTAGCACATCTTCAGTAGAGAAGACTTTTCAGATAATAATTACTTATACTTATTGAATTTTAAAAGGTTAAAAGGATTTAATAAAAACTACAAGTGTGATATTTGATATTATATTCTACAGCGAAAGTCTACACCTCTGCATAACGAAAGCAGCCTAATACCATAGTATATTTTATGCAATATGGTCATTGATGAGTCTCGCAAGACTCTGATATGTTTGTCCGATTCTGCACAGTGTTCTTAGCGGAACTTTGTGGCGCGGCAGCGTCAATGGAATGATGACAACAGAGTAGTTATGTGGCTAAAGAGAAGTGCCACTCTTAAACAAGGCGGTTGTTGAAGCTTACTATATGTGCGCGAAGCGGCGTATAGTGGATAAGAAAAGAAACCATAATGTTTCGAAAGAGCTTCTATATTTATGTGTAATCTCAGCATAAATAAAAAATATTGGAAAATAGTTTAACTGGCAAAACATGATCTCGCGAATCAAATGTAGGTTCAACTCCTGCTTTTCCAGCTTAAATATATGGGAAGTGCCAATACGAGGCTACTTATGATAGAAATGCGGCATTTTTTGAATAGGTCTGAAAGAACACGAGCCGCGGATAATTGTGTTTTAGTAGGTAATAAAATAAAAAGAGGGGCAGCACCTCTGCTTCCCAGATAAGTCCGGTTAGTCTAGCGGTATAGGACACTGCCCTTTCAAGGCGGTAACATGGGTTCAAATCCCGTACCGGACATTTTTTGCTACTTTGGCGTAATTGGCAGGCGCAGCAGACTTAAGATCTGCTTCCAATAATGGAGTCTGGGTTCGAGTCCCAGAAGTAGTATTTGGGAGTTATGGGGATACTCTCAAAAGTTTTGGATTTTAAAATTTAGTCTTTTGAATTGGTGTTCTTTTTTATGGAGAGGACAGATTATCCTCTCCTCCATCTCTAAGTTTACAATTAATTTGTGACATTTCCCAAGACGCTTGTTATATCAGGTATGCAAGAAGAGGCGTAAAGCGGGGATTTATTCGGGAAGTCTGCACCTGTACCTGAAAGTGAAAACGAAAAAGAACGTAGTCAATTTGACTCTATAGGATAACGGCTATTCCGTCTGACTGTCTATCAGAAGATTCCGGGTTCGAACCCCGGTAGAGTCGTTATTTTGCAAAGTAAATTCACTAGGTGTGGAACTGACCTGCTAAGTCATGTGATCCGACAGGATTGAGTTTCGATTACTCTGCTTTGCGTTACAAGATATGTAGATTACAGCCCACATCCTGTGGGAATTCGTAGGTGAAAATCCTACCATGTAACTCTTGGTTATGTGATTGTAGCATATCATGAATATAAAGATAACCGGATTGATTCCGGTTGAAAGGCAGGATTACTCTCCTGCCTTTTATTTTTTATTGACTGGTACCCGGTCTGACAATCTGGAAAGACAGATATTTAAGGCAACGTGGCAGAATTGGCAAATGCTCCTGACTTGAAATCAGTGAATCCGAAAGGGTATGTGGGATCGAGACCTACCGTTGTCGTTTATTCATTTAATTGTGGTCAATTAGTTAAATTGATAAAGAGAATTATAAGGATATTCCTTGTCTCTGCCTCTAAAATACGAGGTGATATAAATGAAAAATATAAATGAATATAATCAAAATCCACATTATTGTAAACAATGTAATAAGCCTATTCTATGTACTGATTCTTCTAAACTATCACAGGTTAAGAAGAAGATATTTTGTAATTCTAGTTGTGCTGCTTCATACAACAATAAAAATATTGTTAGAAATCCTAAAGGAAATCCAGAAAATTTTAAACATATGGGGAAGAAGTGTTTGATTGATAACTTTACTGATAAAGAAATTATTGAATTGTATACAAGTTCCTCCAATTTACTTGAATTTTCGAAAAAGTTAGGATATAAAACAGAACTAACATCTTCTTATACATCTGTAATTAACAGACTTAGTTCGATTGGTATAGATATCAATTCATTACCAAAATTATCTCAGAACCCTAAAATTATATATAAGCCCAATAAAAGTAGCAGGACTTGTACGGGATGTGACACTCAAATATCTTATTACAACAAATCGGGTATGTGTCCAAAATGTTTGAAAGAAAAACAAGATAAAGAACAAATTGACAAATGGTTACAAACAGGAGATACCGGATATTCGATTTCTTCTACGATACGTGGGTGTATAAGAAAATATATATATGATGAGCAGAATGGAAAATGCGCAATTTGTAATATGGACGATATATGGAATGGTAAAAAAATTAATTTTATTTTAGATCATATTGATGGTAACGCAGCAAATAATGATAGATCCAATATGAGATTAATTTGTCCTAATTGCGACAGTCAATTAGATACATATAAATCAAAAAATAAAAATTCTGCTAGAAATTTTAGACATAATTACAATGAAAAATATTCCGCTAAAGCATCTTAGCGGGTTTTATCCTTATAGTTTAACTGGTAAAATATCTAACTTTATATTTAGAAGTTCAATGTTCGAATCATTGTTAGGATACTGTGACTATGGCAGACTTGGCAATGCAGCGGATTGTGGTTCCGCCTTATATGGGTTCGAATCCCATTAGTCACCTTTATTTGCGCCTTTCGTATAATTGGTAGTACAACCGGCTCCAACCCGGTTAGTCAGAGTTCAAGTCTTTGGGGGCGTGTTAGGTAAGTTCCAGATACCTTGTAGCGAAAAAATCTGGCGGGATTTAGTCAGGACGAGACGCGGCTAAGTTTTTTAATAATTTTACCGAAAATTATATGGAAAGTTAAGGTTCCAACAGAATATATGACCTCCACTTATGGTTATATATTCGATAAGGGTAGCTGCCCATCTTAACACAAGGGAGAGTAGCCTAGCGGCGAAGGCAAGGGACTGTAAATCCCCCACAAAGAAACATCGAAGGTTCGAGTCCTTCTTCTCCCATGAGGTTGACAAATTAAATCAAAATTCCATAAAACAAGTAGATAAGTTTTACCATGGAAAGTGCTTGCACTTTGATTGGGTTTATTAAAGGTTTTTGTCTCTGATTGCAACAGATAATGAGCCTTTGAGTCTACAAATAAATAAAAGTGAGGAAACTTAATTGGTTAATATCAGTCAAAAAGAAGCAGAATACTTACGTAATCATGGAAGAGCTTTTGATGTGCGTGTACGTAATAAACACCATAAAAGTAAAGCAAAAAGCTATTTTCTTGTAGAGCATGTTCGTAGTGTCGAGATGTTAAACAGATACAGAGAATCAATCAATCAGACCGATTTTCTTACTGTAAAACCGAGAGATAAAGATTTTCGATTTTAAGCAGTAAAATAATTTGAAAGTTGGTGTTTGACATAGGCAGGAAGAAAAAAGAAGATGGCATTTACTTTATAGGTCAAAATGCTGACGATGTTACAGGTAGCTGCACTTATATAAAATATAATGGAAAAAAAATATTACTTGAATGCGGATTATTTCAAAACAATAATTATCTGGATTCATATAATATCAATTCTCAGAAATTTCCATTTAAACCTTCAGAGATCGACTATGTTTTTGTAGGACATACACATGTTGATCATATTGGTTTACTTCCAAGGTTAATAAAAGAAGGTTTTAATGGAAAAATTATTGCTTCACATGCAACTGCTCAATTAATGAAGCCATTATTATATAATTGTGCTTTTATATTGTTGAGTGAAGCAAATGCTTTATCATTTAAATATAAACGTAACTACTCTCCTATTTACACAGAAGAGGATGTAGCTACGACTTTAAATTATATATATGAATATGATAATGTACATGAATTATATGTTCTTGATGAAATAGTTTCTTTTAAATGGTTTGAAAATAGCCATTGTCTCGGAGCTAGACAGCTTCAATTAATTCTTAAAGATCAAAATGGTGTATCAAATTCTATATTATACACTTCTGACATTGGATCCCTTAATACAAAAAATTATTATGTTCCAAATACTGAAATCCCAGATACTTTTAATAAAGTAACTATTATGGAATGTACGTATGGAGAACCAGGCAGAATTAATAAAAAGACAAGAAAATTTGATTTAGAACATTTAAAAGCAGCAGTTGATACGGTTACAGAACGTGGAGGAACAGTAATCATGCCATGTTTTAGTTTCAGCCGTACACAAGAAATTCTTACCAATTTATATAATATTTTTCATGATGATATAAATTTCAAATATGACATTGTAGTTGATTCAATATTATCATGTGATATTTGTGATCTATATACTACTCTTCTATCTGAAGACGATTTGAAATTATGGAATAATGTATGCAATTGGGAGAATGTGAAGTTTATAAAAGAAAAAGAAGATTCCTTAGCATGTGTAAAAAATCATTCACCAAAAATTATATTAAGTAGTTCAGGATTCTGTACGAATGGTAGAATCCTTTCCTATTTACATGAGTATTTAAGTGATGAAAAAAGCATGATAATTTTTAGTGGATATACCGGAGCAGACAACTCTTATTTATCCTATCGTATTAAAAATTATAAGGAAAATAAATTTATAAAAATTAGTGGCGATAAGGTCGAAAATAAAGCTGACTGTATTTCTTTAGGTACATTTTCAAGTCATGCCAATAGAAATGAACTAATTGAATTTGGATCGAAGGTAAATACAGAAAAATTAGTTTTAGTTCACGGATCTGTTGTCGCGAAAAACAGTATAAAGGAAGACTTAAAAGAAGCCATATCTAAAGAAAACAAATCATTTAAAGTGATTGCTTCATCAAAAGATATGGTTATTTATTTATAGGAGAACAAGGAATATGGAATTTTTAGACATTTTAGAAGACGATAGTCTCTATCAGAGCACTATCAAGGAGCATTTAAAAGAAAGAAAAATTATTGTCAACGAAACTATTGATGACAATGTTATTGAAAATATATGTTTAATGATCATGAAATGGAATAAAGAGGATAAGGCACTTCCAGCATCATGTAGGAAACCAATTTATCTCTATCTCAATTCAGATGGTGGTGATGTTATTTCCGGGTACCAGGTATTAAGCTCTATTAAGACATCTGTTACTCCAATTATTACAGTGGGATTTGCCAAATGTGCTTCTATGGCATGTTATATTCTGGCTGCAGGACATAAACGTTACTGCTTCCAAAATACAGTAGTTCTTTATCATGATGGGCAGACTGGATATGTAAGTTCATCTAATAAAGGTAAAGATATTCAGAAATTTTATGATAAATTAGAGCAACATCTGAATGATTTTATGGTAGAACATACAAATATGACCGCAGAATATCTTGAAGAAATCAAGGATCGTGAATATTATATGTTCCCAGATGAAGCAAAAGAAAAAGGAATCGTAGATAAGATCATTGGTATCGATTGTGAGTTATCAGATATTCTTTAATACTGAATATTAATTTAAAATTTCACAAATATCATTTTACTATTATACATTCAATATGTCAAGGAGAATAAGGAGAAAATAACATGGAATTAAAAAAAACTGTTAAATATGATGGTAAACTCAAAGGTCTTCATATGGTAGACGAACAACTTGTAGATATGGATGGTGAAATCATTGATATTTTAGATATCTTTGAAAAGGCATATGGTGATAAACCTTTTGACATGTCTACTACTACTAAGACTGAGGAAATCATCAATCTTGATGAATTAGATTAAGGTATTTTATATGGATAATAACGAATTTCTAAAAGAACAGCTTGATCTTATTAAGAAAAAACAAATAGATACATCTATTGAGTGGCAAGATGTTGCAGATTTTCGTTCTAGTCATGGTAAAGAGCCAGAGCACCGCGATACAATTCGTAAAGGGTCTAAATTGCTTTTAGAATATATAGATGCAGGATGGGATTTATTCCCATCCTCTTCTATTCAATTAGGACGATTTTCTGATGAGATAGCTTTAAAAAAAGAACGTATTAAATTACAGACTGAAAAGCAAGAATTTAATAAATGGATTCGTGAGTATTCTAGGGATGAACTAATTGCCGAACATATTGTAAATGCTGTTAATCAATTACAGCCATTAAATGTACCAGGGTACATTCCTCCAGTACATATGAATAAAGAATATCTTCTTACAATTTCGGATGCTCACTTTGGTGTTGAATTTGAAATTAAAGATTTATATGGAAATACTCTAAATGCATATAGTCCGGAAATATTTAAGAATCGTATGTGGGATTTATACAATAAAGTTATTGAGCAAATTCAAAAAGATCATATTCAAGTTTTAAATATTTTTGAACTAGGCGATGCCTTAGATGGAATTCTTCGTGCAAATTCTCAGCTTATGCAGTTGAGATATGGAATTATTGACTCTGCCATATTATATGCTGATTTTTTATCTACATGGCTTAATGAATTAAGTAATCATGTTCGAATTAAATTTCAAATGGTAAAACGTTCAAATCACAATCAGCTGAGATTAGTAGGACAGCCTAAAAATGCTTTTCCAGATGAAGATATGAGTAAATCCATATTGGTTTTTATGAAAGAACGTTTGAAGGATAATCGTAATGTTGAAATTATAGAAAATCCAACCGGTCTTGTATATGCACAACTTGCAACATATACAATTCTTGGAGGACATTTTGAGACAAAAAATCTAGGTGATTCTTTGAAAGATTTTTCAAAAACATATCAAGTGCCTTTGGATTATATTATTTCAGGCCATTGGCATAGTTTGACTACTGGAGATGTTGGAATCAATTCAGAATATATTTCTGTACGTTCGATTATTGGTGTAAATCCGTATAGCTATTCAATTAATAAGGTGTCAAATGCAGGAGCCTCTATGTTTGTATTTGAACAAGGAAACGGTCTTGTAGACGAACATCATTATAAATTGTAAAGGAAAATATTTATGGAAACAAATAATGAAGAACAGTTTGTCGAGTTCGACGAAATATTAAATTTTATACATGAGAATACTGGATTTGATAAAGAAGTTATTGAAAAAGTGCTTGATGCAGAAACGAGATTTTTAATTAAATCTGGTATTGCTACTGAACTTAAAGAATAGTATGAGTGGCGTTGCTGCTTATATTATACATTTCAGGAGAGCGTTCTTGCTCTCCTATTTTCTGGGCGTATGGCGCAACTGGCAGACGCGCCTGACTTAGGATCAGGTTTTTGTAGGTTCGAATCCTACTACGCCCATTTTTTTATTATGAGTACAAGGAGGAGTTGTTTATGGCAACAACTAAGAAAATTGAGCCGGTAAAAATGACTCCGACTCAGATGAAGAAAAAAATAGAGGCGCTCGAAGAAGAAATTCGAGTATATAAAGAAGATACCGCATGGTGTTATATGTGCGGAAAACCTAAAAAGAAAAATAGAGAAAATTTTTATAAAAATACGGATCCTTTAGTAAAGTCTGGATATGCAGCTATTTGTTCTGAATGTGCTAGAAAGATTGCATTAAGAACAGATGAAAATGGAGAAGAACATAAACCGACAAAAGAATCAATTATTCTTGCTCTACAGTATTTGAATAAACCGTTTTTAGAAAATGTCTATAATAGTAGTGTTCAAGCAGCTGAAAGAAATGCTGGTATTCCAGGAGCAAAACAAAATGCATGGAGTACATATATAAGAACCATTGCAATGCAGCAATATTCTGGAAAACAATTCAAGGATTCTGATTTTTTTAAACAAAAAATTATATATGAAGATGAAAAGACTCCTGCAGATGTTATAAAAGGCAAGGAGTCCCAGGATAATTATGAAGGTTTTGAAAAGAATAAAGCTGATGTAATTAGGTTGATTGGATATGATCCATTTGAACAAGAAGCATTGTCTGATCAACCATTTCTATACTCTCAATTAATTGGGTTGCTTGATTCTAGTGAAGACGCAAATGACGATATGATGCGTACTGCTTCTGCTATTTCTATTGTAAGAGCATTTTTACAGCAATCGAAAATTGATAATGCTATTGCTACTTATATGTCTGACGTTCAAAAACTTAGAACAAATTCCGCTACAATAAAAACACTACAGGCGAGTAAAAAAGATCTTACTGCCATTATTAAGGATCTCGCTGCTGAAAGTTGTATTTCTTTAAAGAATAATAAAAATGCTAAAAAAGGTGAAAATACTTGGACTGGTAAAATACGTAAAATCAAAGAAATGAATTTGCGTGAAGGTGAAGTAAACGGATTCGATATCGGAACTTGTCGTGGCATGCGTCAGGTTATGGATATGAGTAATGCTTCTATATTGAAGCAGCTCCGATTGGATGAATCAGAATATTCTGATATGCTAGCAGAACAAAGAGAAATGATAACAAAGCTTCGTGATGATTTGGACAATTACAAAGAAATTTCTCGTATTTTATTACGTGAAAATATTGATCTTAAAGATTATATGGAAGAACATAATTTAATAGAGCCGGATAATTTAGTTGATTTGAATGAACTATTCTCCTGCTTCTCCTCTGATGAAGAGGAAGAAACGGAGGTGACTGGTGATGATGAATCCGGATCTGATTCAAGAGCTTCCGAAGCTTAATTATTGTGAACAGGGAAATAAGATTTTTGTAAAGCCTGGAGTTTACCCATTATCTTCACGCAAACTTGAAGGTTTTATGAAAATTGCAAATCTTCAGAAATATTATCAATGCAATCCTGTAAGATTTATAAATGATTTTTTTAATATAGAATTACTTGATGCACAAGCATGGGTAATTCAGAGAGCCTGGAACTGTCCGAATGTTTTGTTAGTGTGCACCCGTGGATTTGGTAAATCTACATTGATAGATATTATGATCATGGCAAAAGATATGCTATTTAATAACTATTGGACCTATATTGCTTCCGGTTCTGGATCGCAGGCTGAACAAACGTTTACGACGCTCGAAAGGCTTGCGAATGATAATATAGATACTATGCTTGGTTCTACAGGTTATATTTTTAAGGCAGAAATTGAAATTAAAAATGCTGCTGGAGATGGCTTCAGTCACTCTTCTAATGGATTCTCATATTCCCTTTATAATGGCTCATTTACTCAAACACTTAACAGTAATGTAGATAAAAAAAGAGGTATGCGTGGTAGTGTTGTATTTGATGAATGTGGATTCCTTGATGAAGAAATGATGTCGGTATATGCAGCTTTTGCAATTGTAAATAAAAGCTTTAAGTCTGGTAAGGATCGTGATGGCAAATCAATCGATCGTAACCGTCTAAGATGTATTCCATCAAATATTCCGAACCAATTATTTTATATTTCTTCTGCTTCTTCTACAGATACAAAATTCTATAAGTTATATAGAGATTTTAGCAAAAGACAACTCATGGGAGATCCTGATTATTTTGTAGCTCATATTGATTGTGAAGTTGCATTTAAACCAACTATTCGTGGAGAAACAATGGAGCCTTTGTTAACACCCGGTACAGTAGCTGCAGAAATGCGTTCTAATCCAGAAAAAGCGCGTAGAGAGTATTATTGTGAATTTACTTCTGATGCAGGTGCCAATGCGATTATTCGTAGAGGTGTTATTGCGCGTAATGAAGTGATTCGTAAACCAGTGTTATATAACGATACTGGTAAAAGAAAAATTGTTATCGCATATGACCCGGCTCGAAGTCGAGATAATTCGGTAATTTTGGTTTGTGAAATTTACTCTGAAAAAAATCAAGATGGGGATCTTGAATATAAAATGAGACTTTTAAATTGTATAAATCTTATTGATATAAGCAATAAAAAGAAAAAGAAACCTATGCAAACACCAGCCCAGATTGAATATTTGAAACAAGTTATTCTCGATTATAACCAGGGTGGGGATGAAAACTACAGCAATATTCTCGGAGTTTATATTGATGCCGGTTCTGGTGGTGGTGGTGTTAATATTGCTGACTACTTAATGCCTGATTGGAAAGATAAATCCGGTAAAACTCATAGAGGACTGATTGACAAAGAATATTCAGAAGAATATGTTAAAAAATTCCCAAATGCAGTCAATAAGCTTCATTTAATGGAACCAACTAAATACAAATCAGAAATGTATGAAGCCATGATTGAGATGATGAATCAGGATAAAATTGAGTTCACGGCTACATACGATAACAAAGGATATCTTACAATATTTGATATTGATAAGGATAAATACGAAAAAACTAAAAAAGATCTAATTGCCAAATATAAAAAACAGAAAATGACAGATGAAGAAATTGATTACAATGTTCAAAAAGAATTAGATAAACTTCAAAATGTTAAGAGCCATATTGAAAAATTAAATTGGCAAGAAGAAGCTTCTCTCTCAAGTATCGATGCATTAAAAGAGGAACTTGTAAATATGATCCGTATTCCACGACAATCAGGAAAAGATTCATTTGAATTGTGTCCTGAAAAAGCTAACCGTCTTCATGACGATAGAGCTTACGTTACATGTATGTGTTCTTATGCTCTTCAAACTGAACGCCGGAAAAATATTACTGCAAAACGTAAACCTAAAGTTGACAAATCGTTAGTTCAAAAACTTACGATTAGAAAAGGCGTTGTACATTCTATGTTCGAAACTTAATATAATTATATGATATTTCAAAGGAGGTGCTGTTACTTGGCTAGACAACAAGGAAATATTTCTGCAAAAAAAGTTTCTACTGCAAAAAAAATTGATCCAGCACCTTCTCAGCTGAATAATACGGCTGAAATGCGTGATTGGTATCAGAAAAATAAAAAAAATATTGAAAATTATGCTGCTGCTATGGAAGGAGCAAAATCTCTTCGTGATATCACTAAGACAAGCACTAAAGCGGTGACAGCTTATAGTAAGGACAGTCTTCGTACTTACCTGCAAAATATTGGAAGTAATGAAAAGAATTTAAGAAATTTATCAAGATATCTTTATTATCGATGTCACGCTTATTATAGATTAATTGCATATAATGCAAACATGTTTTGTTTAGATGCAAGATCTGTTATTCCGGAATATGATATGGTTGCAGGCGTAGATACGAATGCCATGCTTAGTTCTTATCAGGACACATTAAATGTGTTGGATAAGTTAAATCTTCAGTATGAGTTCTTAAAAGCTTATACTATTTGTTTTAGAGAAGATGTTTTTTATGGATGTGCTTATTATGATGAAATAGGAATGTTTATTCTTCCGCTTGATCCAGATTATTGTAAAATTTCTGGTATATACAATACCGGTGATTTCGCGTTTGTAATGGATATGAGTTATTTCAGATCCAGACAGACTATGTTGGAATTATGGGGTGAACCCTTCCAGTCAATGTATCGTGCCTATGAAAGTGATACTACAAATGGAAAGTGGCAGCCTATGCCAGATGAATATGCTATTTGCTTAAAAGCCAGAGCTGAAGATTGGGAAACTGTAGTTCCACCATTCTCTGGTTTGTTATCTGGAATTATCAATCTTATTGATTTAGACGATCTACAGGCTATTGCTGACGCTCAGGATATTTATAAAATGATCTGGTTAGAACTTGAAACGATAACTGGTAGTGAGGATCCAGACGATTGGAAAGTTAATCCGGATATTGTTATTGAGTATTTTAACAGGATGATTAACGAATGCCTTCCTGACTATACTTCTGCTGCTATTGTGCCAGGAAAATTAGATCAGATTTCGTTTAATAATGATAAAGCAACAGATACGAACAAAATAGCAAAAGCTACAGAAACATTTTTCAATTCTTCTGGTGGCGCTCAGATTCTTAATAGTGCAAGTATCAGTGGTCAAAAAGCTTTTGAAGCTGCTGTACAAGCTGATACAGAGTTAGCTATTTCTATGCTTTTATACGAGACTCAAGGATGGGTTAATCGCTTCCTTACATACTGGGTATCTAATCCAGCTAAAGTAAAATTTTTTGAAGTTTCTGCTTATACGAAAGGTGATTTAAAAAAAGAATTGTTAGAGGCGGCTCAAAACGGTCTACCAACAAAACTCGCTTATAACACATTAAATCAGTTTTCTGAAAAAGAAACTATGGCACTTATTCAACTTGAAGAACAAGTTCTTGGTTTATCTAAATTACTTGTTCCGTTGCAAACATCCTATACTCAAAGTGGGACCTCTGATACCGGAGGCGCACCTCAAAAAGACAGCTCTGACTTAACAGATGATGGTGCAGCATCAAGAGATAAAGCTGATAAAGCAAATGGATAAAATTTATACCGGTATTTAAGATGTTAATATCGCTAACTGAAAATAATTATCTGTTGAAATATCATGGAGAGCCTCGTGCTCTCCTATTTTAATGGAGTGATTATTATGTTTAATGAAAAAACACAGATGTATGACGGAATTATATATTGCTTTACTAATAAAATTAATAATAAAAAATATGTAGGACAAACACAACAAACATTAAAGCAACGTATTTCTAATCACTTAAGTAAAACAAATAAGAAATATTATTTTCAAAATGCTTTATTAAAATATGGTATTGATAATTTTAATATTGAAATTTTAGAGTCTATATCCGCTGATACAAAAAATAATTTGAAGTTAAGATTAAATAATAGAGAGAAATTTTATATATTGAAATACAAAACTACTGATCATAATTATGGATACAATCTTACTAAAGGTGGCGAATGCGTATCTATTAAAAATGGGCGAAAAATTTATCAATTCGATTTATTAACTGGTAAATTATTAAAAGAATATGATTCTATGGCCGAAGCAGCAAAAGCTGTAAATGGTTCTGAAGACACGAACAATATATACATATGCGCTTTGCATCAAACAAAACAAGCATATGGTTTTATGTGGGAATTTGAGCCAGAATGTCATAGAAAATATATCATTGATTCCATAGAACGCCCTGATCAAAGAAAAGTAGTTATTCAATATGATATATTTGGAAACATTATAAAAAAATGGAATTCTATAAAAGAAGCTTCTAAATATTGCAATGTTGATAGTACTACTATTGTTCAATGTTGCCAGGGAAAAGTATCTACAATTAAAAATCAAGTATGGAGATATGAATCCGATGATTTTAATAAATATCCTATTACATTTAGAGGAAAAATTATTGCTTGCTATGATGACAATAACAATTTAGTTCACATATTTAAAAATGCTCCTAGTGCTGCAAATTATTATAATTGTTCCGATTCGTGCATAAAGTCTGCATTACGCAATAGTAATAAAAAATCTGTAGGATATTTTTGGAGATATTATACAGATGATTTTGATATGAAAGACTTGATTTTTAAAACACCTGAAAATATGGGTTTGGGTGTTGCTGCATAAATCAAGCTAGATAAGAGGATAATAATTATGGATAATAAGAAATTTATAATTACAACAAACGATGAATCAGCTTCATTGCTTATTCAGACTGGTTTTCATCTTGTGAGCCAGAATGGTAAACAGTGGACTTTTTTAAATGACAACAAAATGCTGTTTAACAATTTAAGCGATGTTGTCTATTCAGATAAATTATTTATTTGATTACTCCTCTTCTATTTGAGGAGAATTACTCAAAGAAAGGAGGAAAATTTTGAAGAAATTCTTAACTATTGACGATTTGATTGAATTTTGTATGAAGAATAATTTTTCTAAATTCAGCAGCAAAGAATCTAATGCAGAAATTAGCGTCCAAATGCCAGCAGTCGCTACATTTGGAAAATCTGATGATAATAAGCATACAGAAGGATTATGTCCTTTTAACGCTACTGCATATCATGATCATGTCAACTTAAACAAATCTAATATCAACGAAGATACATTTCAGGAAAATACACAATCTATACCATATCGCCCTATTCTGGCAAATATCGTTGAAAATTCTGATGGTAATAAAGATTTTGGATCACATGATTTTACAGTGGAAACTGATGAAAATGGAGAAGAAAAAATCATTTATCAGGAACGTCCAGTTGGTGTAATCAAAAAGGATTATACAATTGAATATGATAAAGAAGCCGGAGTTAACAGAGCTGTAATTCAGGGATATCTCTGGGAAGGATATTGTCAGGACGCAATTGATATTATGCAGCGTAGACAACAGGTTGATTGTAGTGTTGAATTGAGTATTAGAGAATTATCATTTAATGCTAAGGATAAAGTGTTAAATCTGGATGATTATTATGTTAGTGGATTGACTTTACTAAATGAAAATGTTGGTCCAGGTATGGCTGGAAGTAATGTTCAGCTTGCTGATTTTGAATCAAAAAATTCTGTATATTCTAATTTTGATGTAAATACTAAAATGCTTGAAATGTTAGAGAAGATTAATGCTACTCTCTCTAATTTCAATAAAAAAAATGCTGATGGAAAGGAGGACAATCAGGTGAACAAATTTGAAGAACTTTTAAAGAAATACGAAAAAACTGTAGATGATATTACTTTTACATATGAAGGTCTTTCAGATGAAGAACTGGAGGCTGCCTTTGCTAAGGCGTTTAATACTGATCCGGCAGGTGATCCTGCTCCTACAGAACCAGAAAAATTCGTAAAATCATTTGAACTTTCTCACAGCGATATTCGTTGTGCACTTTATAACTTATTAAATGCATATGAAGAAGCAGATAATGATTGGTATTTTATTAATTCTGTATATGATTCTCATTTTACATATGAGAATTGGGATGGAGATAAAATCTTTGGACAGGCATATAAAAAAGATGGCGACAATGTTTCATTTGATGGTGAAAGATATAATCTTCATCGTGAATTACTGACTGATTCTGAATATTCTGAACTTCAGAATATGAGATCAAATTATGCTGCAATTTCAGATAAACTTGCTTCTTATGAAAAGAAAGAGGCTGACGAAGCTAAAAATGCACTTTTTGAGTCAGATGATTATAAAGGAATTTATGAATCAGAAGAATTCAAGGGTTTAAAAGAAAATCATACAGAATTTTCAGTTGATGAATTAAAGTCTAAACTTGATACTATATTGCTGTCATATGCTAAGTCTGGCAAGTTAAATTTTGCTGTTGAAGATGGTGATATGCATGATAATAACGCCGGAAAAAAAACAGTAAGTAAAAAGACTTTTGGAAATCCATCACAGACTAAAAAGAAAAATAGATATGGATCTTTATTTGCATAATGCAAAATAACATATTTGTTTTATAATGTAGTAGTGGAATATTTTCCACTATTTTCTATTTATAGAAAGTACATGTCGTGAGACAGCAATAAATCTTTCTTTTCAAGGAGGAAAGATATGTGGAAAAATATTCCTAAGAATTATGTTGATGAAAAATATCCTGAATTAATTCCGCTATTTAAAAATCGAGAAGATGCTCATAACGGTGTTTCAAGTTCTAAAAAAATAGAATTTGTTTGCCCTTGTTGTAATAAAATTTATGTTCGGTCTATTTGTGATATTGTTCGTTCGGGAAGAGTGCCTTGTGTAACGTGCTCTGATGGATTTTCATATCCAGAAAAATTTATGGCGAATGTTTTAAGTCAATTAAATATTGATTTTAAATATCATGTTAAAGAGCCTTGGACTCAAAGTTATATATATGATTTCGTTTTTGATTATAATAATTGTAAATACATAATTGAAACTGATGGTGGTTTGGGGCATGGACATAATGAAATATCAGATAGAACAAAACAAAAAACGATTTTAATTGATAAGACAAAAGATGATATAGCAAGGAAAAATGGATACATTATGTTGCGTATTGATTGCAATTATAACGATAATAATCGATATGAATACATAAAAGAATCTATTTATACTACTCTCTCATCTATGTTTGATCTATCTTGTGTAGACTGGGAGAAATGTCATTTAAGTTCATTAGAGTCTAAATTCAAACTTGTTATTGATTGTTATAAATCTGGTACAAAATATCTCGACGAGCTTGAAGTATCGACAGGTATAAAACAAAGAACCATAATAAAATATTTAAGAGAAGCAATGAATACTGGAATATTGGACAAAGAAACTATTATGAGTACAAATCCATATAAAGATTTACCACCAAATGTCAGATTCATTAATGAGGGACATTTTAATAGTAGAAGTCGTCTTGTATATTGCTATGAAGACGCTATTATATTTGATTCTATTGAAACTGTATCAAATTATTATGGATTTCATAAAGGTAGTTTACTTCAAGCAATAAAAAATAAAAATGGATTAATAAAAGGAAAGCATTTTAATTTTTATGATAATTTACCTGAAAATTTTGAATTTATATCTCAACAATTTTCATCTGATAATTATCCTAGAAATAAGCATATATATCAATATGATTTAGAAAAAAATTTAATAGCAGAATATGTTAATGCGAATCATTTAAGGCAAATGCATCCGAATTATTTTTATCAAAATATATGGAAAGCATGTAATTGTTCTCGGAATACAGCATATGGCTTTATATGGTCGTTTGACAAATTTTGAATCACTCCTTTGGGAGTGATTTTTTTATTACTAAAATTTTGAAAGGAGAAAAATTATGGCAATTTCTTATCAGATTTCTAAACATGCCGTGGCCTTCCCTTCTAAGCTTGTTGCACAGAATGGCGGAGAACACATTTATAACATTACACTGACCTCTGATACAGATAATGGAAATCTTGTAGCAAGAGGCGATTTTGAAGATCTTGACCGTTACACAGAAGCTGCTGTTACTACATTTGAAGGTAAAATTCAGAAACAGGCTGCTAATGGTAATTGGTATGTAGAGGTTGTTGATCCAGGAGATGCTCTGTTTGTTTACATGCAGGCATTTATTGCAGAGGATTGGACAAATACATGGAAGAAGGAGTCTAACTTCTATAACGCAAAAGGAGACGTTGTAAGAGGTTATGTTCTTCATAAAGGTGATGTATTTGAGGTATCTGTTGAGGGATTCGATGGACAGCCAGCTGAAAAAGCGACAGTTACTTGCGAAAACAAGAAATTAAAAATTGGTTAATTTAAGGGAAAGGAGGAAAAAATATAATGAGACGTAAAATGACTTTTGCTGATTTAAGTGCACATGTTCAGGAAGTATTTGCTAGCATGTGTAAAGATGGTGTTACACCAGAGGAAAATTATGAAGGCTTCAAAAAGCTTACATATGATCTGAATCATAATCCAAACGAAATGTTTGATGAAAATGGAAATAAAAAGACCAAACGAGACGCAGAAGATGCGGTTCGTAAATTTGTATATGCAATTATGGGACTAAACGAGAATTCTACAAAACGTGACAGAAATCGTGCTATGAAGAAACATGGTATTGAACTGTTCGAAGTTATGGAAGAAGAAATTGATATTAAAGTCGAAACAGGCTTTAAAGAATCAGAATTCTTCAATAACTATGTAGAGACAAGAAACCTTTCCCGCGGAGATCGCCAGGAATTCTGGACAGATGATAAAGTTGTTTTATCTACAACAAAAATTGCGGGCGATCATCATGACTTTACACTTCAGAGACTTGGTTCTGGAGAAAGTTATACTGTAACCACAAGTGTATACGGTATTGCTGTTGGTGCTGATATTGATCTGTATTTGGCAGGAAGACTTGATTGGTCTAAATTCACAGATCAGTGTGCTGCTGCTTTCGTTAGACAGATTCAGAATGATATTTATGCTGAAATGATGAACGCAGGAAAGAAACTTCCAGCTCAGTTCCAGGGTACAGGCGCTCTTTCAAATGCTACTAAGGACAAGCTGGATGAACTGCTTGAGGATGTATCTCTTGCAAATGATGGTGCTCAGGTAGTTATTATGGGTACAAGAACTGGATTACAGCAGTTCCAGAAACTGATGGATGTTGATTGGATCACAGACGATCAGAAGAAAGATGTTGCTACAATGGGACGTCTTGGATACTATGGTCCATATACATTAGTTGAAATCCCACAGAGATTTGCTCTGAATGATACAACTAAGAAATTAATGGATCCTAAGACTCTGTTTATTATGCCACAGGTTGAAGATAAGTTCATTAAATTCGTTGATGTTGGTGAAACAGAAATCTATGAAATCACTGATAAGGGTGATCGTATGGATGATACAATGAAATACGAAGTACAGAGATCAATGGGCGTAGGAACACAAATCGGACGTTATTTTGGCGTTTGGACTTTAGCCTAATTTTTTTTTATTGTAAATTAATATTATAGTCGTGTGTCATATAGATGCACGACTATACGAATAAAAGGAGGAACTTTTCATGGCAACTACTGCAGTGAAAAAGACAAAGACTACTGAAACTGCTACTGAATCTGTTGCAGCATCTGTTACGGAACCTGTTACATCTGAATCAGCAAAAACAGTAGAAGTAAAAAAAGAAAAGAAAACTTATGCCCCTACTGATGGGATTCCATGTAAATCTATTACTAATGGTGGACTTTATATGCCAGGGCTTAAGTCAAATATTTTATACACATGGATTGATGCCGGAGATGTAATTGAAGTTGAATATCAGGATCTGCAGGCAGCAATCAGATCAAATAATGGTTATGTTATGAATCCATTTTTTGTTATTGAAGATGAAGAACTTGTTGCACAGTTTCCACAGCTTAAGAAAATTTATAATACATTATATTCTGTAGGTGATCTTGAAGATGTAATTACAGAGCTTTCTCCTGGAGATATGAAGGCTACTATTCTTTCACTTCCGAAAGGGGCACAGGACTCTATTAAACATCTTGCTTCAAAAATGGTAAGTGACGGTAGACTTGATAGTGTAAGAAAAATTAAAGTGCTTGACGAAATCTTTGATACAGAAATGAGTATTATGACAGGACTATTTAATTAAAAATAAGGAGGTATATTATGCCTTCTCTAAATTACGAAGAAATATACTCAAAATTTCGATTAAAAGCAGAAGCTTATGATATTTTACAATATCGTGAAGATGATGTAAGTGCGGTTTTTATGCCGGAATATTTACATGCATCAATAAATAAACCTTATATTCGAAGACTTTTTTCTGAATTGAAACTTGGAGATACAGTTCAGGAATTGACATATATAATGAAATATTCTGTTGATGATGATTTTGATGCAGAATTTATAACTGATATCTTAGGTATAGGTATGGTAATTGAATGGATTACACCCAAAATTAACAGCCTGAATAATACTCAGCAGGTATTTGGATCTTCTGAGGAAAAATTTTATTCTCAGACTAATCATTTAAATGGTTTAAAAGATTTAAAAAAATCATTAATCAAGGAACAGAAGAACTTGATTAAAGATAGAGGTTATATATGGAATAGTTATCTGGATGGAAGTAATACATAATGGATACAATTTACGGACATTTTGATGATTTACAAATTGAAGAATATAAGGAAAAATTACACAAAGAAATGTTTTGGCTTCTTTTATATAAGGATCCAAAAACAAAAGATGAATTTAAAAATGTTGACTTTGAAAAATATTTTATCAATTTAATGAAGAAAATCGATGGTTTGAATACTCTTCTCTTCTATCCTGTAGAAATTGTAGCAATTATGAGTTTATTACAGGCGGCTCTCAATGAGACAAGAAGTGATGATTTTAATTATCGTTCTTACCGAAAATTGATACTAGATGCGCATTCGTTAGTAGACAAAATTAATTCTAGGAGTTGATTCTATGGTTACTGCAGAAATGTACAAAAATTATTTGTCATCATATGGCAGTAATCTAGCTCAGGTAAAGAAAAATCAGTCTGATGCAATTATGAATAATTCTTTTACTGCCGATGCACAATATAAAAGAGTTTATATTTTAACAAAAGATGGATGGAAATGGGAAGATGCTAAATATCAACGTCATGCCAAGCTTTCCATTCTTAAAGATGCAGTGGATTATTATTTACAATTTCGGCCTAAAGTACATTATCCAATAGGAAGTTATGTGTTTGTTCCTGATGATACTGACTTCGATATTAACATATCTGGGCACGAACTTGATAATCCGCTCTCACTTCCAGACGAAAGAATTACACAACTGTGGTTTATTGTCGGTAGAGATGATGCGAATGCTTTTGTTAGATATAATATATTAAAATGTAATTGGAAATTTCAATGGATTTACGATAACAAATTATATAAATGTTGGGGTTCAAATAGATCAGCTAATAGCTACACAAGCGGTCGTTGGGATGATCAATATACATCTTCGCTTGATAATCTGACAGCTGCATGGCTTCCAGATATTTATTATGCGTATGGTAATAATTTATATGATTTAGGACTTAGTGACGATCGTACTATTATGCACGAACAACGTTTTATGCTTACGAATAACATTCTTGACCCAAAAGTCTATCAGGTCACAAAAATAATAGATCTTAATCCTTCTGGAGTAATTAAACTTTCCATAAAACAAGATGAATTGAATAAAAAAGTTGATAATGTTCAACTTAGAATTTGCAATTATTATAAAGGTTCTGGTGATCAAAAAACAGAGATTATTCAGAAACCTCAAACAATGATTACAAGTTCACAAATTGAATGGATGTATCTAAATGACGATGGTGAAATCGAGCCATTATTGGACCGTTCAAAACAGTTTCTTTATATTGGAAAAAATTCATATTTTGAATATAAACTTCCTTATGCCGATCTTACTTCTGAATGGAATATTAGTCTTGTTGACAAAAATTCCGAATATACAGAAGAAGAAAAATCATATTATGAAGGATTAATAAAATTGACTGTAATGGATAATGTCACTATATCACTTAAGCCTGGAAAAGCTCATAGTTTAATAGGTAAAAGATTTAATTTATCAGCCACAGATAATAATGGAGACAATCATTCTTCTATTGAAGTGGAGGTGCAATTAGATGAATAGAGATATATCACATATTACACGAGATCTTGAAAATAAGAAAAATAACGACATCATTTATAAAAAAGATAAACTGTTAAAACTATTCAATGAGGATCCTGATCTTAATGAAATTTTAGGAAAAAAAGATAAACGCCCGTTGAATAAATATACAGATAAAAATAATCCCACAGCTCAAGAACTAAATGAGCGAAATTTAATCATTGAATATAATAAACGAGTTGATAAGAAGCAAATTCTTCCTATATTAAAACTGAATGGTATTAATAAAGAAGTATTAAATTTTATTATGTTTGATATAAATGATACTGATACATCATATTACAATAAGGCTATGAAAATACAAACACTTATAGTTATGTGTTTAGTTCATGAAGATGATCTTGATACAGAATATGGAATTGTACGAACAGACTTATTGAGTTATATCGTAAAAGATCTTTTATGTTGGACGAATTCTTTGGGAAATCAACTTAAATGTATAGATGATTATGGAGATATTATTGACTCTAGGTATTATTGTAGAACGTTGAAATTTCAAATTGAATGTCCTAATAATTTATATGCAGGAATGAATAACAAATATGACAATTTCCAAAGAATCTGAAATTGATGCACTGAAATTATATTTTGGTGAACCATTTGTTATCGAAAATGATACATATAATGACATTATAATTAATCAACCTACAATAGGAGACATCATAAAAAGTGGTGAGAAAAAGATTTATTCTACTATAAATATTTTTATTGCTAATCCTACTATGTATCGCATGCAATTATGGGATCTTGGTATTGATTGGAATAAAATGTCTGACTTTTCTTTGTTTTGTATGCTTGTTCCAAGTATAGACTCAAAATCTACAAAGTTACTATTCGGTGATTTGAATTTCCAATTATTTCAATTGCAACAAACACAAACAGAAGACGGGGAACCGTTTTTTTATTTACTTAATGAAGAACAAAATGTTCAAATAGATGAAGCCGCATATCTACAGATGGCTTCATATTTAAGAGCTATGTTCAACACTTACCCAAAAGTGGAAAAAGCCAGGGGAAAATCTACAAAAGAATGGATGATTGAAGAAGATCGCATGAGCTTCGAACAACATAAAAATGATGTTTACAAATCCACTCTTCTACCACTCATATCTACTTGTCTTAATCATCCCGGTTTCAAATATAAAAAAAATGAATTACGTGAAGTTGGCATTGTTGAATTTATGGACAGTGTTCAAAGATTACAAGTTTATGAATCTTCCACTGCTTTACTTAAGGGTATTTATAGCGGCTTTGTTGACGCTTCAAAGATTGATAAGAATGAACTTAATTTCATGAGAGAAATTTCTCTCAAAAATTAATTTCTATATACAAAAAATTTAAAGGAGGAAATCATAATGGGATTTACATTAGATGATATCGTAATCGACCGTGTTCAGTATGGATATGCTGAAGATCTTAGCGGAAATCCATTATATGCATTAACTCAGCTTCAGGATGCAACTATTAATATCAGTGCTGAGTCAACAGATGCAACAGATAATCAGGGTAACCTGATCAAACGTTTCTGGAAGGCCAAAACAGGTGAGTTTACTGCAAATAATGCAATGATTAACCTGAACGTTATTGGCGCTGCGTCTGGTGAAGGTAAAAGAACTGCTTCTTCTACTAATAAAATTAAAATGCCAAAAATTATTACTGTAAAAGCTGGTGCAAAAGCAACATTAACAGGAGTTGTTGATGGTACTGTAAAAGTAAATGCTTTCAGCGCAAATGGTTCCATGGGTACTGCATATGAGAAAGATACTGCTGCTGCAACAGATAAATACGCTCTTACAGAAGGGGGAGAATTTACACCACCTACAGCTGCAGGCGTAGATACTTACATCGTTATGTATGAAAGAGAAGTTGAATCTGGTGTTGCTATTACTAATAAGGCAGATAAGTTCCCACAGACAGTAAAGCTTACTTTAAAGGCTCTTGCTGTTGATCCATGTCATTCTGACGTTCTTAAAGGAGTGTATATTGTACTTCCATCATTCCAGGTATCTCCTGAAATTGAAATCTCTCTGACAACTGACGGACAGCTTGCTTACTCTGGATCTCTTCAGGTAGATTACTGCTCTGCTGATAAAGCTCTTTATCACATTTATTGGGCTGATGAAGACGAAGAATAATTATTAGATAATATAATATTATTCTAATTACGGTCGGTATGTGTCATAGCATACCGGCTGTTTTACTATCCATATTCAAGGAGGAAAACATGGTTAAGAAAAATAACAAGAAATGCATTTTATGCGGAAAAACATATACATATTGTAGTCGCTGTGAAGAATTCGACCATCTTCCAAGATGGATGGAGATTTATTGCAGCGATAATTGCAGAACAATCTTTAATACATTAACAGAATATAATGCTGAAAACATTACAGCTAGAGAAGCTGCTGAAAGAATGAAAGATTGTGATATGTCTGATGTCAGTAAATTTCATGAAGTAAATCAGAAAATGATTGCAAAAATTCAGAAAGAAACTGCTGATATTAAATTACAGAAGATCTCAGAAAAAGATATTGTTGAGCCGGATTCTGTAGTTGACGAAGAAAACAGCGAGGAAATTGAAACTCGTAAACCAGTACGTACAAGAAAACGTAAATAGTATTTGAATAGTGATTTTTTAGGGGTATGTCTCACTATTCGAGACTACCCCTTTTTTCACTTTTAAGGAGTAAAAGGAATATGAGAATACAATCAAATTTGAAGCCGCGTGATTATACGGAGAAAGAAGTCTGCAGGATTATAAATCCGAAGCAGCGTGATTTATATATTAAACATAGAGTATTTCCGATAGATATGTATCCAAGTGTTACGGATGACGGAAAAGACATTATTGTTTACATCTTTTTAATTGAAGAAACCAAAGAACTGTTTCAGCAATGGCTTAATCATACACTTGAATAAGGAGAAACTCTACATGAAAGAAAAAATTTTAGATAAACAGGTTTTAAGATATGTTATCGCCACTACTGTTTCTGGCAAACCAACATATCTCAAAAAGAAATTGCAAAAAATTGAATACAGTTTTGTAACAGATATTGATGACGCTACTAAATGCTCATCTTATGCTATTGCAGATGCTGTAAGAAAATACTATGAACATGACACTCGTGATACTAATGCAGGATTGATTATTATTCCGGTTGTTATCAGTTATGAATTAGTAAAAGAGGTTTAAATATATGGATAAATCAATTATATTGACAATTGATGATTTTATATCAGTGAATCACTATTTGGCATATAGAGCCATTATGAAAAATGGTAAACCAATGGCTATGAGTTATAAAACTCAAGAAGCCAAAAAATTCCAAACAGAATTTACTGAATATGTGAAACGACAAGCAAAAGAACAAAATTGGGAAACAGACCCCAATCCTATGCAGCACTACTATGTAGATGCTGTTTTTTATTTTCCAAGAATTGATATGGACACAAATAATTATTGGAAAGTTGCATTTGATGCAATCACTGACTCAGGTGTTATTTGGGTAGATGATAATATGGCTTGCGAACGAGTTATAAAAGTATTATACGATGCTAAAAACCCACGTATTGAATACACCATTTATAAGACTAATTTTATTGGTATTTTTGATAATATTGATCAGATGAATGCCTTCGAATCAACTTGTAAAAATTGCAAAAGATACTGTCGAAATTGCTCTATTTTAAGAAAAGCAAAAGAAGGACGTATCCAAGAAGAAATTCAAAATAATGTCTGTTCTAAATATAAGGAATGATTTTTATGTGGACAGACAATGAAAAACAAATATTGATTGAAAATTATCCAATAATGACAACTTCGGAACTTATGATTTTATTAAATAAGTCAGAAGGACAAATTAGAGGGATGAAAGAACGGTTAGGGCTTAACCAAAAACTTAATGTTTTTACTAATGAAGAAAAAGAATTGATACGAAAATTTTACGAAGAAAATTCAGAACAACTAAATTTGGATGATTTTGCCAAAAAGCTAAATCGTCCTAAGACATCAATTTGCAGGTACGCTAACAAAGAGGGATTAACAAAATCATCAAGACCCATGACAGAATTAAAGAAGAAAACTCTTTCAGATAAAGCCAAAGAATTTATTTTAACTGAAAAATATCAAAAAGAGATTTATCCGAATCAAGTAGCATTACTAACATATTATGCTCAAAATGAACATCCAAAAGGTATGTTAAATAAACACCATACTGATGATGTTAGACAGAAAATGTCAAAATCACATATTGAATTGGCAAGAAACATGACAACCGAAGAAAAGCATGATATTGCTATGAAAGCAGTTCAAACAAGATTACATAATGGTGGGTATAATACTACTTCTAATGCGTATTCCAGATGCAAAGGTGGCATTAGATCTGATTTAGATTGTTATTTTAGGAGTGCATGGGAAGCTAATGTTGCTAGAATTTTAAATTGTAAAAATATTAAATGGGAATACGAAATAAAAAGATTCTTTTTTGAAGAAATAGTAGATGGTGTAGCAAGTTACCAGCCAGATTTTTACTTGCCAGAATATGATAAATGGATTGAAGTAAAAGGCTGGATGGATCAAAAAAGTAAAGTTAGATTGAAATTGTTTCAAGAACAATTTCCAGATGAATATAACAAATTAATTTTAATTGATGAAAAATACTATAACCAATTAAGAGCTGATTACTCTTATATTGAAAATTGGGAAAAATAAGGAATAAAAGGAGATTCATTATGAGCGAAATAAATAAAGTTAATTCAGATACAATTGAAAGAAAAATTGATGTTCCAGAGTTTATCAGACGATATAATCTCTTGAAAACAGATGAACAGCGAGATGAATTTGTAAAAAGTACAGTTTGGAGAACTTATTGTCCCGTTTTAGAAAAGAAACTTGTTCTTCAGACCATACTCGAAAAGTCTATTACTACTGGAAAAAATGGGGTTCAGTATATTGATATGTTTTTATCTAAAATCAATATGACTACTACTATCCTTATTTTATATACAAAACTGAATATAGTAAAAACTGATGATAGTACTACAAATGCATTTCAAGATTATGATTTATTATTTGAAAATAATCTCATGAATAAAATTTGTGAAATTATCGGAGAAAGAGAATTGTCTGAACTTATGAGTATTAATAGTTTGCTTATGGGTAATTTCCATGAAGAAAATAAAAATATCGAAGCATATGTTGCGAAATATACAGAAGCATTTGCTACTACTGTTGGTATGTTTGCCAACGAAGGTATTTCTGAATTAATGAAATATGTAAAGGAAAATGGAATTAAACTTGATTTGAAATAAATTATAGGAAGGGGGCATTTGATATGACAATAGAGGAATTTGCTCGAAGGATAAAAAAATTAATGGCTGATATCCCACAGCCATTTTCAAATTATTTGGCTGAAGCTATAGCTCCAGAAGTTAAAGCCAAAGTTAAAGAAATATTTGATAAATGGGTTAACAATTATTATGCGAGTTATTCCCCAATATATTACAGCAGAACATATGGATTAAGAGATGCATATGTTTGTGAAGTATACGGAAATCTTCTTGTATTTGAATCAGATGCCTCTTTACTAAATGGATCTCATAGAGTAAGCAATGAATATATTTATGACCGTATGTTTTTTGAAGGATGGCATGGAGGCGCTGATAAAGGAAAAGGTCATCCGGCGCCAGGATCATTATATTGGAGATCTCCATTTAAAGAGTATACACATTGGGGAGCTATGGCTGCCTCATCTGCTGCTCCTGGACCTAAAATTCAGTCAGACGTAAAAAACTATTTTAAAAGTAGAGAATGGCATAAAAAAGTAGAGGCTGTAGGGATAGATCTACTTATAAATCGTTATGGATTATAATATAAAGGTTGGTGAACAATACATATGGCAAAAATAAGAGAAGAACTTGAAATAGTAAGTAGTGACGATCTTAATTCATTGCTTAATAGATTAAATAAATTAAAAGATGAAATTAAGGATACTAACAATACAACAGTTAAGCCTAAGACAGATTCGTCAGAAATTGATAAAGCTAATATAAAATTAGACAATTTAAGAAAAAATGCTCAAAGTGGAATTGATGCAAAAGTAAATGTTCAACTTGATGCTTCTGATTTAAAGAAGCTCAATAATCTCCCAACTGCAAAAGCAAAAGTGGATTTTCTAGTAAATAAAGGTACTATCAGCAAAAGCATTGGTAAAGATTTACAGGCCGCTATTGGGAAAGCTTATTCAAATGTCAGTAGAAAATTCAAAGATTTTCCAGGGCTAGATAAAGAGCCTAATATATCTCTTGATAATTTCATGAAAAGAGTTCCTGAATTATCAGCTCGTCAAAGAAGTGGCATAATTCAGACACTTACGGATAAGGGCATAATATCAGATAAAAATATTCCTGAATCATACGAAACTGTATATAGATTAAAAAGCTACTTAGAAAATGCTAAAAAAGCAGTATCTAAAACTATTCCGTCCGAGGCGTTTACTGCCCCGGATCTTTCTTTATCTGCAACAGAATATGGTAATGCAATTAATGAACAAGTGAAGCTCGTACAAAATGTACTTAATGCTTCTAAGTTTTTTGCTGATTTAAGTTCTAAAATGAATGTTAAAGCTTCTGCAAAAGTTTCACCTGAAGAAATGTATAAATTAATGGGCGTTGGTTCTGAAAAGGCTGATACAGGTAACTATGTTGCTTATCTGGCAGATCAGATTGCTAAGAAAGCAAATGTATATGATATTATCGATCAGGTTGTAACGGGCGCTCTGGATCCGACGCAGATCAGTCAAAAAGATATTGCAAATAGCATTTCAAAAATTACTAAAAAGAAAGAATCTACACCTAAGGCTTCTTCTACTGGTAAAACTAAAAAAAAAGTAAAACCTGTTATTGATGATTCTGATGACTCAGATCGACCAGAAGGAAATATTGAAAAATTATATGATGAATTAAAAGATGCATATAAAAATTTTGTAGAAGCAAGAAAAGCAAGAAAAACAAATAGTATTCATCCATCTGATTATGCTTTAAAAAGTGCAGTATTTAGAGAAGCGTATGCAAAAGTAGCACCACATTTATTTGATGATGAGAAAGAAAAATTTGTTGGTTCAAAACCTATGAGTCAAGAAGTAGCACAATTAGCTGCTGATTCTACAAGAAAAACAGTAGAACAGATTTATTCGATAAAGAAGCCGCTTAAAGATCTGGGTTATTTAGGGAATAATCCCGATGTGTCTAAGATATTCGATAGAATTTCCAACAGAATTATTAAAATTAATGCCGATAAACTCAATAACCGCGATAATGAAAATGGCGATACTGATGAAATTATAAAAAATATTGGAGTAATGAATAAATTAGCAAGTCAGCTTGAAGATATGATTCATGCTGACGGGCATGTGGATTTTGCTATTAAAAATCTTCCTACTATTACGAAACCAGCTACTACTGCTTCATCGTTACTTGATAATTCTGATATTAAAAAACAGACAGAAGAAACTGCAGATGCTATTACTAGAACAGCAGATCAAGTTATTGATGCAAAATCCAAAGAAGCTGATGCTGTTGTTGCTGCAAATGATAAAATTGCTGAGTCCGAGAAGAAAGTAACAAATCGAGTTACAGATGCTGCAAAAGAACAGAACGATACAATCAAAACTGTGTTTGGTTTGAAGAATGTTAATTCTAATTTAACAGAAGAACCTGTTACTCCTCCAGAATTAGATGGTTTAAAACAGCTTTCTCAAAGGGAATTTGGCGACGCTCAGAAATATATTAAGGTGTATGAAGATACCAACAGAACTATATACACCCTTACTCAGACATATAAAAAACAGTTCGATGCTAATGGTAATCTCTTAGCTGAGGGATATGAAAATGCTATTGCATATTATGATAGTTATGAGAAACTTGAGGGAGAAGCTGTTAAATTAAGTAAAAAGATTAACTCTAATTATGCGAAGCTTGATACGGAGAAATATAAATCCACTGATAAACAGAATCCTAATCTTCTTAAGAAGTTACAGGATGATATCAAATCTGATCAACAAGACTTATCCGAACTACATAGAATTGCAAGGTTAAATGCATCTCTTTCTAATAACAATTATACATATCAGGATTTTACTCAAGCACTTCGAAAAGGATCTGCTGAATCCGCCAGATCATTATCTGCAACTCGTAAAACAAATCGTGATAAATTCAATGCTCAGAAAGATAGTATCAATGAAGACCTTTCAAAGCAGATTTCTGATATTGAAAATATTGGACAGGCTGGAGCTATTGCTTCTGAAAAACTTCAGGGTATACAGAAAAGTTTATCTACTATTACTACTCCTGCTGGATTAGAGAATGTTCAAAAACAAATCACAGACATTAATGAGCAGTTTAATTCAAATAAAACTCGTGAATCTGCTTTGAATTATGTGCGTAATCTGGAACAGGGATTGACCGGGAAGCAGAATGTTGTTATTGGCATTAAAAATGCTTCTGATAATTTTACCGGAAGTATTAAAGACGGTGAATGGATTGGTCCGTTAGCTGGTTTAAATAGCAAATTTGAAACTAATTATCAATCTACTTCTGCTAAACTGGATGGATATATTGCTGATGCAAAAAAACTTGGAGACGTTGGTAAAGAAGCTGCTGACTCATTTTCTACTTTAAAAGAAAATCTTAAGACTTGTTATACAGAATCTGGATTAAAGCAAATCCAAGATGGAATGAAAGTAACTCAGGAGAGACTTACTGCATCTAAAAAGCAGGCTGATGAACAAGCTGCTGCAATAAAAAATTCCGATATTGCCAAACAATACGATAATGCTATTGATAAGGCAAAAGAAGCAAAATCCCTTAATGCAGAATTGCTTGGATATAAAAAAAAACAAGGTCAATATTCTGAAGGTAGCGATACATACACAGAAATTGGAAATCGAATTACTGAAACAGCTGAGGCAGCCAAAAAAGCAAATGATGAATTTGAACAGTTAACTCACAATGACTTTGTGTCAAAGAATTCTGAGGCATTAAAAAATGCTGGAAAGAATGTTGAAGATTATGACAAAGTTGTTCGCGAGATGAAACAGGCTCAGGCAGATGTGTCTGGATTTGATGAAAAGGCTATTCAAGCTAATAATAAAGAAGCATTTACAAAACAGTATACCCAAGCTATTGAAAAAGTAAAAGAACTAAAATCTACTATGCAGGATTTGTATAGCTTTGAAGCAAAAGGTGCAAAAGGTCAAATTTCAAGTGATGATTTTATTTCTGGATTGACTGATAGAGTCAAAAATATACAGAATATAAAAAAAGATATTGATGATTTTAGAAGAAATACATATCAAAATAATGCAAGTAATAAAGATAGTGTTTTGGATCAATTACTTTTCGGCAATTATGAGAAAGCATTTTCTGATTCTGAAAACAGCATGTCAGATTATGAAAATAAAATCACTACTTTAATGACTCAGGCATATTCTCGTCAGAGAAAACTTAGCAATGATTTATATAAAATGGCTGGCAATAAAACTTATTCTGAACAAGAATATACTGAAAAAATGAATCAACTTAATGGTGTTCAGGCTACATATGAAGCATTAAAAACACAGATCAAAAATTCTGGCAAAAATATTGATTCAGATAGTTTAATTTCAGATATAAAAAAAGCCTCCGATCTTGACAGAAATAATATTCTAGGAAATTTAAAAGAGTCATTATCTAGCCAAATAAATGATTTTGAAAATTCTCTCAAGCATATGCAGAATACTATGAATCTTCCGGATGGTATTGCTTCATTAAAAGAGAAATTAGAAAGCGCATTTACATTTGAAAATGGAGCCGATAATCTTGGCAATTTCAAAAATAGAATACAGGATTTTTATCAAACTTTTGATTCTCTTAAAGGAAGTTCATTTATTCAATTTGCAAATGAATTTGGAACAGCTTTTGATAGTTTAACTAAGGCAGAAAATTCTTCTGGTAAGGTTTCGGCATATACGGATAAATTAAATGGTTTTGTTGAATCATATAATGATATTGTAACCAAGTTCCATAATAAAGAAATTGATACTAGCCAAGCTCAAGATGAAATTTCTGAATTAGCATCTAAAATGCAAGATTTTCAAAAAGTTGCTAAAAATTACGATAAAACAAATAGCAAAGGAACTTATTTAGAAGGAACAAAAGGACTGGTACAAGATACAAAAGATGTTGAAACAATGCTTACAGAATACGCTAATTCTATCGGATTAACATCTAAGATTTCTTCATCTATCAATGAAACTACCGGACAAGTAAAGATGCAATTTGCTGATATATCTGGTAATGTTGTTACTTTAACTGGTAATCTTGAAAAAGCAGGAAATGCAATGCGCATTATATCTAGTACTGCCTCCAAAGCATCAACCGGGATGTCTTCATTCGGAACTTCTATTAAAGGAATGGTATCAGGAAACTTTAAAGGTGCTATTGCAGATATTGCAAGTTATGTTTCTTATTTCCAGGTAACCATGAAAGCAATTCAGAAGGCCAAACAAGGCTTCAATGATTTCTTAAATTTCCAAAAAGACTTAACAAATGTTAGTTATACAATGAATTTATCGCCGGATCAATTACAGAATCTTGGTACTTCTGCAATTGATATGGCAAAAGATTTATCAATGTCCTTGGATAATACTATGGACATTTATAAAATCTATGCAAACATGAATACTACTGCTTCTGAAATTCAGCAGACAGCTAAACCAACTGCTATCTTAAGTAACTTAAGTAGTGTTGATGCCTCTACTGCTGCCGATCAGGTACAGGGTATTTTACAGCAGTTCCATATGTTAGAAGATGGATCTACTACTGCTGCTGATGCCTCTATGCATATTGTCGATGTTCTGGATAAAGTTTCCGGAAGTGTGGGAATTGATTACGCTAAAGGTATCAAAATTATTTCTGATGCTGTACAGGCTTCCGGTCAGGTTGCTTATGATGCAGGTATGTCATATGAACAGCTTGCAGCTATTACTGCTAAAGTATCAGAAAGAACTCGTGAAGATGGATTTTCAATTGGTAATGCTTTGAAGACAATTATCACAAGAACTACAAAAGTCGGTAAAATGCCACAATATGCCGACGAAGTTGACAATGCAACTTTATCTAATGCTTCTGCATCTCTGCATGCTATAGGTGTAGATGTTTATAATCCGGATGGATCTGACCGTGGTATCATTACTGTTATGTCTGAGCTTAAAGATAAGTGGGACGATTTAACTGATGCACAGCAAGCCAAAATCGCATTCGATGTAGCAGCCACGAGGCTAAAAGCTAGCCTCTGTATGAAGAAATTCATACTGGAATGATTTTAACTGCAGGTAATACCTTAGAGCCTTGCACCACAATAATCAGGAAACTAGATTATGAAGGTTTGAAAACGCAAGGATTGGTTGTTCATGCAGCGAAGCACCCTAACGTATTCCGTAGATCATACGGTACTTGAGTCGAGGGTGAACGTTCAACGACTAGATTCTCGTCGAGCTATAGACAAGAGAATAAAGGTGGAAATCCTGAATATCTATAGCAATAATCGTAGGGCGCAATCGCAAATGGCGTGGGTGAAAACCCCTTAAATCGAAAAGGACACCCTAAACCGTAAAGGTCGGTAGGTGAAGAAATAGTCTATGCTTGCGTAAAAGCGCAAGTTGTGTTAATATGCGTATAACAAATATAACATCAAAAATTATAAATATAAAATTTATTTATATAGAGGAATTTATGGGAAGAAAAATTATTTTAACAGAAGAACAAGAAAAAATTGTCAAAGATTCTTATCTTTCAGGAATGAGTTGTAATCAAATATTGAAAAATACAGGATTCGGCAGAGATGCTATTAAAAGATGTTTAGTAGATGCCGGAATTTATAATCCTGATAAAACACGATATAGAAAGTATTCAGATGAAGATATTGAGTATATTAAAAAGTATTATCAAATTGGTGATTGGGACTCAATATTTAAGAAATATCCGTTTATGAATAAACAAAATGTTTATGATATGGCAAAGAAGCGTGGATTTTCAGCTGATTTTTATTTTTGGAGAAAAGAAGATGAATTAATTGTTAAAGAGAACATGTATAGTAAAACTTTTGAGGAAATATCTGATTTAATTGACAATCGAAAATCTTCTTCTCAGGTAAAGCAAAAAGCATTTAAATTAGGATATAGAAATGATGATTCATGGACTGAAGAAGAAATAAATATTCTAAAGAAAAATTATTCACTGATCCCAATGATAGAAATCATGAAATTATTACCGCGTCATAAAACAAAAGATTGTATTCAAATGAAAGCATCTCAGTTAAATTTGAAATCGTACTATTCTTTAAATTGCATGTGGACCGATGATGAAAAAGATTTTATAAAAAATAATTGGAAATCTATGTCCGATATAGAATTAGCTGACAAATTAAAACGCTCTCAAAGAAATGTAAAATACCAGAGAGAAAGACTAGGATTGTTTAGGTCTGATCCATTTGGAGAAATCAATAATCGTTTAAATGATTATTTAAGAGGGCGTTCTTATACATGGAGAAAAAATAGCATTAATGCATGTAATAATAAATGTGTCTTAACAGGAAGTGAAAAATTTGATGTGCATCATATATATCCTGTTAACCAAATTATATCAGATATATTATACGAACTGAATTTGGAAAATAAAAATTTAGACGAATATGCATCCAAAGAATTAGAAATAATCGTGACTAAATTTAATGAGAAACAAAATAAGTATCTTGGCGTATGTGTAAGGCAAGATATTCATAATTTATTTCATAGTATATATGGTGATATTGCAACCAAAGATCAATGGGAGCAATTTGTAATTGATTTTAAAAACAATAAATTTGCTGATTATATAGCAGCATAATATATTAACACAAAACGAATGTTGCGAATTCGTTAAATGAAACAGAAACTTCAAAGTTTAAGTCTATGCTTGATGCATTCACAGACTCCATGTCACTGGCAGAGGAAGCAACAACCGCAAATGGTAATGCTGAAGCTAACCAGGAAAAATACATGGAATCAACTGCTGGTAAACTACAAGCAATCAAAACACAGATGCAGGATTTCTGGGTTAATTTCTATAATTCAGGTAGTGTAAATGGTGTTCTTGAATTTGTACATAGTTTAACAGAAGGATTTACGTCACTTGAAAAAACACTTGGACCAATACCAGCATTACTTACTGCTGTATTTGCAGCAATGACAGTAAAAAATGCAACAATGGCAGGATTAAAATTCCTGAGTGGTGGAGGTCTTGCAACAGTCGTAGGTTGACCCAAAAATCTAAGGGTTACAAGTTATTTTCCGATTTTTAACGATGAGCCTATCTACATAGAGATTTATATCAATGTGTGGAGAATAGCGACTATAAATAAATAGAGGATTAATACGTCGAACTCACTATTCTATGCTGATTGCATAGTGAAATGGGCGAAAGCTCGTGACAACGCACGTGCCAACCTGATTAACGATTTAGTCATATGTGAAACGTTAGTAACAATTACGTAAGTAATGACGAGGGAAACATATAAATAATCAGGAGGAGTAGAGAGAGCACCCTTCCTCGGAGTATATTATATATACTTTTAATGAATGTTCCATGAGCGGCACTTCTCTTCTGCCGAATCGCTTTATGCGAAAGAGAGAAATTATATTTGATAAAAGAAAGACACCGCGGTGATCAAGCGCAGTGTCTGTAAGATAAGCTTTGAATTTTAAATTATTGAAATTTAACATTTAAAACTTTAATTGTGTGGGTTTCACCCCACACTACCAGAGTTGTATTTCTACTTCTCCGGTGTCTCGCTTGCAAACTCGCAATTAATATCAATGCTCTGTTCTTTCAGGTTTATTGATGTCACGAGTTTTGTTGGATTGTGCTGGAACACCATCCATAAAGCTGCAAGTAATACTAAAACCGTAAAGAATCTTTTAATTGCTATCTTTGCAAGCTTAAATTGATGTTCTTCTTTCTTCATGTTCCACCTCCCTTCTGCCATATGGCTAAAGTAAATATAAGTGGATTTTGATTTCGGACAGAACATCCGATTTTGATATTTATGATTGTAGGTGTGTGCAAAGCCGAGGCACACTCTCGGCTATCCTACAATTAGTAAATATATCACTAGACTTTATTGTTGTAAAGTCAGAACGTAAGTTCATTCTTTTTCATATGTCATACATCCGATGATTAAATATCGCTTTGTTCTACCGTATTCTTCTGAATCAGTTTGGGCATAAAGTGTGTAGATGTTTTCAAAAGGTTTCGGAACAGGTTTTTTACAAAACGGAGCCGAATGTAAATTTTTTCCATACGGATCTAATTCTTTTCTAAAATTGTCAAGAAAATTCTGTTTTTTGGTTTGTATTTCATAATCCGACCTATTCTTCAGGTCTGACATTGTAATAGAATATTCTGTTTGACAATATTTGCCAGGAAAAATATCTTGGATGACAATAACTTCACATCCACATATGTCAAGAATTAAAAATGGTTTACAGGAACAATAAAATTCTGTGAATACCCATCGTGTACTTCCATATGAGTTCATTGATATACTATTTTCAGGAGTAACTGTTAATGATAAATTTGCAATATTTTTATATAATGCTTTCGTGTAAATATCTTTGACCGGTTTATACTTTGCATATTTGCTTTGTGAGACAGAAATTAATTCTTGAAAATCGTCTGGAAGATTTGAATTTATGTGTCCAATCATTCTTATACTAAGGCTTATATAATCAGGATCAGATATTGATAAACCATTATTATGTACCAGAATTTTCCTTAGAAGTTTTTTATCGACAATTCGATAATCTTCCCAGAGAGTATTTGATTCTTCTTTCAATTTTAGAACATCTGGAGTATTAATTTCATCCCAAAATGATTGCTTAATTTGTTTTTGAGATTCACCGATTTCTATAATCTTTTTTATTCTATCGATTTCTTCTTGGCTATAATTTCCAGTATACATATGCACTCCATTCTGAAAGTAGGTGTTTATATGATTAGCTTAACAAAAAATAATAACATTATTATTCCGTCTCAGATTCAGTTTGAAAACCAATTTGCCGTCTTGGGGCTTCTGGAATCTCCTTTGGCTGCGCGCTTAAGAGAAAATCCAACTGATTTATATGTTGTATCAGTTTCTGCGGTTTGCCGTAACTGTCCTCTCCGTAAAACACGATTAGGTTGTACCCAATGTAGCCGACTTTGTTGACAATTATCCTTGTTTAAATGCTACAACTTTGGCAAATTCTACAGCTACATCATGCGCTACACCCTCAACAAATTCAAGAGTATGATTCCCTACTTTACCAACAATATTTTTAGTTTTATCCCAAACAGGTTCTGGTTCAGTAGCATCAATGAATTTATGTCCTACATATGTAATTTCATTTATTAAACACTCATTAATATACGGAGAAGCCTTAGGATTTCTATTAGAAATTTTAATAAACCCAATTTCTTCAAGTTTCATGACGGTATACATAATATCTTTGCTGTCATATGTCTGATTTAATGGCGATGCTAATAATTGTTTAAAAGTTACAGGTATAAGAGAAAATGAACCATCTTGCAATTCTCGATAATCAATATTGTTTTTGCAATAAATCAAAACATCTCTTACACATTCTTCGTTTAACGTCATACTTATTACCTCCATAAGAAAGGATTAAAAATGAATACAAATTATAAAATTTTATCAACTGTTGTAGATATTACGCAATTGCTTCATGAAAACAATTGTACATATAATGAATCATATAAAATATTACAGATGGTTACAAATGAGTTAAAACAACAGCAGGAAAATATAGAATATCCTACAGTAGATGATTATTTATCTAATCATAAAACACATAATGCAAATAATCAAGTTATTGCTGCATTAAATCATATAGATGGATATTGCTAATCATCTTCCTGGCCACCATTTGTGGCCACACTTCTGACAGAGATTCTTCTTTTGAGATGCGCCAATCCAGCCGAAAAGTCCGTAACCTTGTTCTTCTGTTGTTACTGATGTAGAACCACAACGTGGACAACGAACAACATTTTGGAATGTATTTGGTTGTGGAGTTGGCTGTTGCGGTCTGTCATTATATCTTGGTAAAACATCAAATTCGAATGTTTGAAAATTATTTTTTATACATTCAAGTACTAATTTTGCCGTTACATAAGTTGATAAAAAATAGAATTCTGACCATTTTTTTAATTCATTGTAGAATTGTAAATATTTTTCATCACTTATTACCGGACGAAAATTTGATATTCCGTATTCCAACTCAAGAAACTGTTTAAAGTGCGTTTTATCCTCTTCAGACAGTGGTATATAGTATTGGCTTATACAAGAAACATCTTGTTCTTTATTTCTGAAAATACAAATGTTGGTCGCTTGAATCACTTCTTCAGATAAATTATTATTTATAAGAAATTCAGATGCAGGACATCCGCAATAAATACAAGCCGGAGCTTTGTCACTTATCTGTTCTCCACATTCTGGGCATTTAATAAGGGCCATAGTATCATCTCTTTCTTTTATTTTTTATATGAATTATACCTTAAAATTCATCTTATGTCATTAAGTAAAATCGGAAAACTTACAAGCGCATTTAGTTCATTTAAAAATAAAGATTTTACTAATATGGCTACTGCATTAGCTTCTGTCGGAAATGTTGATAATGCTGCTAAATATTTAGTAAAAATAAACAAACAAAATGGTAATTTTCTTGGTGAAAATGCTATGGCAGTTTTATTGAGTAAAGCATATCGTTCTTCAGGCATTAATCAAGAAATGGCTATGGGATCTATAAATAATGCATTAGCAAATAGTTCTAAATTTAGTATGGGTGGAATGCTTGGTAGTCTTTCTGCTGTTGGTACTGGTATTGCGACAATGTTTGAATCTATTGCCCCAGTAATAATTCCTTTAATTATCGCAGCAGTTGCTGCTAAAGCAGGTAAAATGGCTTGGGATAATTTTGCTACAAATACTGCTGCTAAAAAAAAATATCAAACTTCATCTAAGGCTTATCAAGAAGCTGCTTCTGAGAGAGATTCTGTACAATCTGAATATGACTCTAATAAAGAACGTATCCAAGAGCTTCGTGCTAAGGCGAATAGAACTGTAGATGAATCCAAAGAATTATCTAATCTTCAAAGTCAGAATGATTTATTAAATTCACAATTATCTGTAAAAAATCAAATTGCCGATACAGCTCAAAAACAAGCTGCGTTAGATGCTAAAACTGCATTGGAAAAAGGGAGCTATCGCAGTGGTGGGCTTCTTAATATGGACTACGACAGTGATCTGGAACATGCATCTCAATTAATAAAAGAAATTAAAGAAGCACAATCTGAAAAAGCTGAGATTGAAGCAAATCGTTCTTCTTACGATGATTCATATTGGTCAGATTATCAGAAAGAAGAACGTGATATTGCAAAATATGACAAAGATATCACTAATAAAAAATCTGATCTTTCAGATTTGATGACAACTATTTCTGATACTTCTCAGGATTTTTGGGACGAACAAGGAAATTTAGTTGATGAATCTACTAGAGATACAGCCAATAAAGTAAAGGAACTTGCAAATGATTATACATCAATTACCGGAGTTTCAGATATTGATTCCAAAATGAATAACCTATTTGCACGTTCACAATTTAAGGATGTAAAAGATCAACTTCTGGATATTGGTAAAAAGCAAGGATCTAAAGGTATTGAATCTAAGATTGACGAAATCGATGGTCTGAAATCTGCTTTAGACGACGCTGGTATCAGTATAGATGATTTTACTTCTGAGCTTATGGCTATGGCAGATCCAGATGCAAAAAATTTAGAAGGGATTAAAGAAAATCTGAAGGATATTTTCGGTGAAATTCAAGATGCAGACGGAAATTCTCTTTATGATTTCTTTAAAGATAAATCTAATAAAGATATTGAGGGATATTATGATTATTTTCTCAATCAAGGATTAAACCCACAAACCAGTGATTACACATGGAAAAAAGAAGATATCGAAAATAGTTATAATGATTATCTTAAATCTAAAGAAAAGACTAATCCAGAATCTACAATCTTCTCTTCTCTCTTCAAGAACTCTGCTGAAGATACAGCAACAGATCTTGATACCATAACAGACAATTTCCAGACAGATATGTCAAATATCAAGTCTTCAATGGATTCTATCAAATCCGGTACATTCCAGAATTCAGATATTACTGATCTTATTCAGCAGTTCCCGGAACTTGCTACAGAGACTGATAATCTACAACAGGGATTACAGAATTTAGCATTTGATAAAGCAAGTGATGCTATCGGTAAAATCAGAGATTCTGTAAAAGATGTAACTGATCCGAAACAGCTTGCTGCTGCTGATAAATATATTCAGAGTATTATGGATACTATGGATCTGAGCGGATTTGATATGAGCAATGCTAAGTCTGCAATTCTTGGTAATTTAACAAAGAATTTAGCAGACAAACATATGGCCTCTGTTACAACACCAAATCTTGTAAATCAGTTAATGTCAGAATATGGAAATGATGAAATTGCAGTTCAAGCAATTATGAAATTGTCACTTGATCCATCAATGGCAAATGCTGATCTCGACACTTGGAAATCCAAAATTGAAGATACTAAAGTACAGATTCAGTTGGATACTTCAGCTAAAAATCTGGATAATCTCTCAAAAGAACTAACTCGTCTTCAGACTGATGCTTCCGATCAGCAGACAAGACTGAATAATAAATCTGCTTATAATATGAAAGCTACTGCTTCAGATTACACCAATTTAATTGAAAATGGTGACAAACAGATTGAGAATCTTAATAATCAGATTAAAGAATATCAGAATAATATCGATGCTTTGAAAAATAGCAAAGGTTTATCTCCTCTTTCTGATGAAGATAACGAACAAATTAAGCAGTGGCAAGATCAGATTCAAGCTTCTCAGATGTCTATTGAAAACATGAAGGCTTCTCAGGCCGATTGGACAAAAACAGCATTTAATCTTCCAGTAACTGATATGCAGAACACTGTTACCGCTCTTACATCAGCTATTAGCGAAATGCAGACAGAAACAGGTCTTACATCTGATACTATGGATAGTCTTAGAACACAATTCAGTGATCTAAAAGATGCTCATGTTGATAATGTATTCGATCGCACTGCAAAAGGTTTGAAAATCAACACAGAAAGAATGAAGGATTATCTGGAACAGCAAAATGAATTCATGAATTCTGATTTTGCACAACGGATTCAGGATTATCAGGATCAATTATCAGCAGGTAACAAAGATTATACTCAGCAAGGATTAGAAAATCTTAAAAATCTGCAGGCACAGTATTTTGCTCAGTATCAGGAGGCTGCAAAACAGTTCTCTGATTTCCAAGCTATGGTTAATGCTGACAATCTTTCTACTGAAGGCAATGAATATACTACAGCTAAGAGTTATCTGGATAACGCAAAAGATCTGTATGATAAAGGCTTAGTCGGTACTCCTCAGTTTAAAGCAGCTGCAAAATATTTCTCTCAGAATGGTTTTGAAGATGCCGATAACTTCATTGAGAACTACAACAAACTCAAGAATTATTACACTGATGATGCTTCCGGTCCAAAGAGATTTTTAAGCGATCTTGAGGCTAAGGGATTGGCTACTTACAAAACTCTTGAGGATGGAAATCAGCAATGGATGTACTCTTTCACTGATACTCAAGAAGCTGCAGATGCTATGGGTATGAGTCTTGAATCATTCGAATCTATGTTTGGTAGATTGAAAGATTACGGCGATACAAATAATTTTGTATCTTCTCTTGAAGAAGGCGCCCTGAAATCTGAAGAGATTGATGATAAACTCATTGATGCTCAGATTAAAATGGGAAAACTAAAAGCCAATGGTGCAGATCAGTCTGCTCTGGACGATCAACAAGCAGTTATTGACAATTTAATTGCACAAAAAACTGGTATTACTCAGGCTATATCTGACTTCAAAGATGGTACTGTTGATCGTAAGATTCAGGATATCAAGGATGCCAAAGGTTCTATTGACGAATTGAATCAGTACATAAAAGATAATGGTATTGATAAAGATTCTGATTTAGGCAAGAAATATATCGAATCAATTCAGGAACAAGCTAAGAAGACAGGCATTAAATTAACACCTGAATTTGAAGTTGATGAGGCTGCTTATAATGAAATGATCCAGAGTTATGAAGCGAAAGCTAAAGGCTCACAGATCAAACACTTCCAGGATGTCAACGAAGGAATTGAAAGTGGTAATACTGGAGATTACTCTGATTCTGATGTTGAACTGGTTAATAAAATTAAAGATGCTCAGGAACAGAAAAGTGAAGCATTACAGAACGTTATTGATGCTGTTAATTCATTGGATAAAGATCAATGGAATGAAGCAAGCCAAATTGAATTAGGCAATGGAGCTTATGAATCTGAGGATCAGGGTATTCGTAATGTTGAAGATGCTCTTCAGGGACTTTCAGATCAATTTGGACTAACAAAAGAACAGGCGACTGCTCTTCTACCGGCTCTTGAAGCTTTAGGTGTTGTTAATATTGATCCTAATGTTGATATGACCGGGCTGGATGAATTGGATCAAGCTACTCAGGACGGAATGGCTTCATTGCGTCAGATGCAAGCAGATGGGAATATTAAACTCTCATTTGATGTGGATAGTAGTATAGAAGGATTATCTGTAGATAAACTACAATCACAAATTGGTGAATTAGAGCATATTAAAGTAAATTTTGACGTAGATTCATCTGAATATAAAGCAATTCAATCTATGATTGATCAACGTGAAATGCAAATGCATGTTCAGATTGCAGTAGATAAAACCGGTGATATTGATAAGTTATTATCTCTTAATGACGAAGAGTTGGCTAAAAAAGCTGAATTGGACGTAGATGTCAATACCGAAGATGGTAAAGCTAAAATCGATGAACTACGTTCAAGTCTGGAATCTTTATCAGGTGATACACCCGCTATATCGGTTAAAATTGATGAAACTCAATTCCAAGCATTAACAAAAGAACAACAAGGCCAAGGAACTGTAACTTTCAAACCAGAACATCACGAAGTAGATGCCTACCTTGCTGAAGAGAAAAAAAGCGAAGGAAAAGTAAAATGGTCTAATGAGACAGGTTTAGTAGATGTTTATGCTGCTACCGAACATTATTCTCATGGTACTGTTCATTGGGGAAATGATATTTCTGCCGTTCAGACCTCATTTACTGCTACCGGAACTGTTAATTGGATAAATTCAGGTGGACCAAGTGGTGGTTTGAGTAAAACAGTCGCATGTTCAACTGGTACATTTAGGGCCGGGTCTACTGGAAGTGCTTACAATGTTTTAAATATTACACCGGCTCATGCAAGTGGTACGAATGTTGCTATTAAACAAGATCAACAAGCTCTTGTAAATGAAGTGGGTGTCAACGGTCACGCTGAATCAATTGTTCGTGATGGTGTTTGGAGTTTAATTCCTGGCGGTGCTCATATAGAGAACCTGAAAAAGGGCGACATTATATTCTCTACTACTCAAACTGATGCTCTTCTTAAACATGGGGCTATTCAAGGACATGCCAGAGCTTATGCAAGTGGCACTGTTACTTCTCCAGGCATTATGAAAGCTTATGCTGCTGCTGGTAATACTCCGGGATTCCATTTCCAAGGCGGGGCTGCAACTGTTAAACCTGCCGGATCTGGAAATTCTGGTAACTCCGGTAATTCTGGTCTTCAACATGCAATCGAAGATAATACAGATGCGGTATCAAACAATAGTGATGATACAAGTGACGCGGCTGATGAAGTAAGCGAAGCTCTTCAAAATGTAATCAAAAAGCTGAATGATAATGCTATGGATTGGGTTGAAGTTGCTATGGATCGTCTTGATCGTATAACTTCTAGGTATACAGATCTTGCCGAAAGTGATTATAGTCATTATACAAAAGCTCAAAAGTATTATAATAAAGCTCTTGAAAATACAGATAAAGAAATCAAGGCTGCTAAAGCAAGCATCTCTGTTTATAAAAGGAAGTCCGAAGAAGTTGCAAACAATGGCGAAGTAAGCAAATATCTTACTCCTGCTCTGAAGAAAAAAGTTCAAGATGGCACTATTAATATAGAAACATTGGATGCAAATCAGAAAGCAGCTGTAGAAGCATATAAACAGTGGTACGACAAGTATCTTGATGCCGTTCAAAAATATAGAGATAAGAAAACTCAGGAACTTGATTTAGCTAAATCTAAAGTTGATAATGTTTACGATTCCTATGATCTGATCATCAGTAAGCGTAAAGCCAAAGAGGAATATTATGCAGCTAAAGCTGAAAATCGTATAAAGAGCGGAAAATCTCAAAAAGTCGGTTCGGTATATTGGAAAGATCTTAAAAAACAAGTAAGTTATGCTCAATATCAGAAAGACTGGATGTTAAAAGAAAGAGATAAAGTTCAGCAAAGCATGACAGATTATCTTAATGTGAATGGTCATAACAAAAAAGATAAAGCTTATCAGGAAATGAAGAAAAATCTAACTGATTTGAACACGTCTATTGTTGAGGCTGATACACACATCCAAGAAACTAAAGCTGCTCTTGAAGAAACCAGAGAGAACTTAAAGCAATGGCAAATTGATCGTTGGGAAAGAGCTGGTGATAAGCAGGACGCTTCTCTTAGTTATAAAAAGAATGCTGATGATATTAATTATCAGCTTTCAGCCAATGATTATGAAGAACGTTTGAAAACTTATGATAAAATTATTCGCGCTGATGAAGCGAAAAGACAGCTTCTTGCAGAAGAAATTGCAGCAAATCAAGCCAACGGTGGAGCTTGGAGCAATGAAGAGATGCAGAAAAAGATTGAGGAATATGATAATCTTACTGCTTCTATTATTCAATCAAAAGAAGCAATGCGGCAATTAGCTCAAGAAGAAATTGATTTTCGATTTAAACCTCTTGATGAAGCGCAGAATAAACTTTCAAATCTTGTATCTGAACTTCAGACTGCTCAGAAGTTACTTGGTGATACCGAGAGTTTCTATAATGATGATGGAGCCTTCTCTACAAACGGTTTGACCAATATTTTATTGGTTCAAGAACAGATTGACGCCACTAAGGATAAAATAGCAAATTATCGTGAGGGATTAAATAAGCTGGATGAAATGTATAAAAATGGTGCAATTGGTCCAGAATATTATAAGACTAAAACCGATGAAATGCTTAAGAGTTTGCAACAAGAGTCTGCTACTCTTGCTGATCTTAAACAGAACCTTCTTGATATGTATACCACTCAAGTTACTAAAGAGAATGATCTGTTACAGGAGAATATTGAAAAACGTAAAGATGCTCTTTCTGCTAAAGAGAAATATTACGATTATGACAAAACTCTAAAGAAGAAAACTAAAGATATCAATGCATTAAAAGCACAGATTGCTGCACTTGAAGGAACATCAAATGCAGCCTCAAAAGCTCGTCTTGAGAAATTACGTGCGGAACTTGCAGATGCAGAAGACGATATGGCCGATACAATGCATCAGCATGAAGTCGATATGAAAAATACCGGCTATGAGAATTTTTCAGATGAGGCAAATAAGGCGTTAGACAATACTCTTGATGCTGTTAAGAAAAATGCAGCTTTCCAAGAAGCTATTATTGGCAGCATGCTTTCTAATGTAAAAGCAAATTACGACAGCACCTATAAACATCTGGGTGACGTAATGGATCAGTATGGCATGAAAGTTTCTCAAACTTATAGTCAAATGATCACAAAGGCAGCTGACTTTAATACTGCTGCTGTAAATGCAACAAAAGCATGGGAAGGTGTTACAAAAATTGACACCAGTAAGCCTTATGGCGGTTCATCTGCTGGTAATAGTGCATTTGATAGCGCAATGAATAACGCAGGATCTTCTCAGACTGCTGGAAGTCCAAATATTAAACCAGATACAGACTATACTCTGAAGCTGAGTGATACAGATATTTATCTGACATACAGTCATATCAAGAAACAGCTTAAAGCAACATGGTCACCAAAGAAACCAGAACACTCTGATATCGAGTGGAAAAGTTCTGATGAATCTATTGCGAAAGTTTCTTCTGATGGTACAGTTCGTGGTGTGTCTTCAGGTCTTAATAAGAACGGTTTAATGGCGCGTGATGAGTCTAAAACAAGAAAATGTATCATTACTGCTATTGGCGGTGGTGGTCTTGCTAAAGCTACTTGTACCGTTCATGTAATGCCGGATTCTCATTATGAGAAGATCAAGGATTATGCAGATAAAGCTGGCATTAAAGATACTTCAGGTAATAATCTGAGAGATGCTATGGAATATGCTTATAAAAATGGCGCAAACCATAGCGATCAATCATATACCGCAGTTGAGGGATTTAAGAAAGCATATCTGAAAGATTGGACAAATTCTCTGAGTAATCGTCCAGATGGTGCAACAGACGTTCCTGCCGGAGTGAGTCCTTTAATAGGATATTTTAATGCTAAAGGTAAGAAAGTCGGACCAAAAGAAATGCAACAGCTTGCAGATATTCTTCAGATCAATACTCCGGGTGTTAAGAACTATGATTCTTGGGGATCTACTCTGAAAAATAAAATCCTGAAGGCATATAAATCCTACGGATTCTCTAAAGGTGGTGTTGTACGGAAAGGTATTCCTGCCAGCATACTTGATATAATCGGCGGGGACGCTTTAATACCGCGTGGAGATTCTATGCTGATCGGTGCAAATCCGGGCGAAACTGTTCTGACAAAAGAATTCACAGATCAACTGAAACCTACAGTTGCTACTCTGAATGAATTTAATGCTAGAATGGCGAAACCTATCACTCCTATTCTACCATCATCTTCAAATAATACAAGTATGAATAGCGAGTGCAATATTACAATCAATGTTGATAAAATCAATAGTGAGCAAGATATTAAGAAACTTGCTTATCAAATTGGTGATATTATCACTGAACGTAATAAACGTGACTGGAAAAAAGTTCGCTAATTTAAAAGGGCTGTCTTTAAGACAGCTCTTTTAATATTAAAATATATGAAAGAGGTGAAAAAATGCTACAATTTGAATTTAATGGTCATACTTCTGATGAATATGGATTGATTGTGACTAGAATAGAAGAAAATGATACTCTTGTAAATCGTTCTTTGCAATTAGGAGAAAAGAACAAATATCGACCAAAAGAAAATCAGTTCGGAACATTATATGGTGATAATTATTCATTCAAAATGGGCGTAATGAGAAATCCATGCAGAAACAAAAATGTAGTTCCAGAATTAAAAAATGGAATTTTAAAATACGATTCAACATATACTCCATATTTAGATAATGGAATTTTAAAATTTTCTATGAATTATACAGCTGATATAAAAAATGGAATTATTATTCCAAATGATTCTGATTATTTAACTTCAAATAATATTAGAATCATTAATGCATGGTTAACATCCCCTCAATATCCAAGGCTTCTTAAATTTATTGGAGACGATTATTTTTCAGAAGAAATCGAATTTTTTGCTACAATTACAGAGGTATCTACAGAACATGCATCTCTTCCATATGAACTAACATACACAGTAACTTGTGATAGTCAATGGGGATATACTCCTCTTATTTTATGTAAAACAACTTCCTCTTCTACTCTTCCTAGAGAATATTCTATCCAGAACAATTCTGATTGTTGGGAAGATTATGTATACCCCACAATTAAAGTTTCTCCAAAATCTCATGGGATAATTACTATAAAGAATAAAACCGATAATGATAGAACAATGAAAATTAATGCATTAAAAAGTGATGATTTCTATATAGATTGTAGAAATTTAAAAATTTATGACATCACAAATTCTATTGTATCATTTGAAGACTTAGGCATTGAGAATATAGATGACATTTATTGGCCTCGTCTTGCTTACGGAGAAAATATCTTTGAATTTACAGGTGATGCTACATTTGAAATATCATACAGAGAACCAAGAAAGGTTGGTGCCTTTGCATGAGAATGACTCATAACTATGATGTTTATGGAAATACAGAATCTGCAATCATTTATTTGGCTAAACCTGGGAAACGATTCTTTTGTGCATTAGGCGGAATTGATACTTCTACTGTTTCTGTTACGCTAAGAACTAATAATACTGCAGAATTAACTTTCACAGTTGATAAATATGTAGATGGTGTAGAATCTCAGGGATATGAAGAACTTGATGAAATGATGGAATTGTATTGTGACGGAATCTGGTATAAAATTATGGATCCTCCAACAGAGACAAATGACGGAACACAATGCACAAAGGATATTACCGCCGAATCATATGAAATCTCTCTTACCCAGTATAAATTGAAAAATTTTAAAATTAATATGGGCGAAGAAGATTCTTATGAAATGATGTACCAAAAAAATCATGACACAAGTAAATTTTATCAAATTAAATTTTATAATCCAGAGAATGAAGATTTAAGTTTTCTGCATATTGTGCTGAAGCATGCAGATGTACCTGGATGGAAGATCGGATATGTAGATAACATCACTCCGGATGATGATAAGGTATTACTTCCGAATGAAATTTGTAATTTCGATGTGGACGATCAAAATGTATATGCGTTTTTCACCCAAACTGCTGCTCCTGCATATAAATGTGTTTTTGAATTTGATACCGAAAATTTATTAATTAATGTATATAAGCCGGATAGTTTAGGTAAAGATACAAATGTAGTACTTGGTTTTCGTAATATTCAAGATAGCGTAACAATATCAAGAGACGACAGTTTGGTAACACAATTTTATGTTGATGGACTTGACGATTACAATATCGATCTTGCAAATTTTGGAAACTCTGTAATTACAGATTGTTCTCATTTTTGTCGTGAACCATATATGAATGCCGTTCTGCAAGAAAAATATACAGCTTGGCAAAAATACATAGAATCAAGAAGAGATGAATATTGTAATTTATCTAGGGAGTATAATAAAAATCTTGACATTCTTGCTGAATTGATGAATAGAGTCCCTATTGATACTGCTCAGACAAATTGGTTCGGACAAAAAGTTGAAGATCTAAAAGATGCATATGATTCAAACATGGCTATAATCAAAGGTATTGAGTCTATTCATGTTGATGAAGAAGGAAATTTTGATCTTGAAGATTTGAAAAACTCATCCGATTGGCCTATGTACGAATCAATCATGAACTATACTCTTCCATCCATTGTGGCTGCGTTACAAGCTCAAGACGAAACTATAGAGGGTTTCGGTAAAGGAAACATCATCTCATGTGTAAATCCAGTTGTATTAGGTCAAGATTGGTATATGGTAGGTTCCGGAACTTCTTCGTTCCAAACAGTACAAATTAATGACGCACCTGCATACGGAATTACTCGTGGAGTTAAAGTAACCGGTACAGATGGTGGTATCTATCAACACAATATCAGTATCGAACCATCTCAGAGATATACTCTTAGTTGTTTTGTAAAAGGATCCGGTACATTTTATCTTGGTTATAATAACACCGGTGAGGACAGAAAGAATATTTCTTATAACATCACATCTTCTTGGATCAGAGTTTATACTTCTTTCAATCTAACATCACATCTTATTGATGTGGCATTTACAGGAAGTTCTGACTTTATTGTCTGTGGTATGCAGCTTGAAATGGGAGATGCCCCATCTCAATTTGGATACTTTACTCAGTCTGAAACAATCATGAAAGCGTATGAAACAGATTGGAAATTATACGGCATTGCAGAATTAAAAACTAAAATTGCCATATATGATTCATGTATCAAGGAACTAAAAAAGAATGGATATGCAGATGGATATAATCCTCTTTCTGGATACGAAGAGGCATATTTCACTCAAATGCATCAGAAATATCTGGATTATTTGAATTTAAAAGATCAGGCTGAGACTGCATTAAAGGAACGTCAAGCTGAATATGATACGGCTAAGAAACCTGAAATTCAAGAAAAACGAAACCAGATTGCCAAAGATGTTTTAATGGAAAATTTTGGTAAAGTACAGGAAAAATATCCAGCGTTTACAGATAAGGAAACGTATATTATTAAGAGCCTGTATAATCAAGCAACTTATTCAAATGAAAATATTATTATTACGACTCTTGATAGTACAGTTGATGCAGTCGATAAAGCGATTACATTATATAAAGATGCTGTAGAAGAATTGTATGTAGAATCTCATCCACAATATACTTATACAGATGAAATTGGAAATATTTATGCTCTTCCAGAATTCAGAGAATATCATGATCAGCTTGCAGTAAATGATTTTGTTCGATTAGGACTATCTGATACACGATATGTAAAACTTCGTGTTGTAGAAATCAGATATAATCCTTGTGATATGGATGAAACGATGGAAGTTACTTTTTCCAACATGGTTCAATATAAATCAAAATTAACAAATGATAACGAATTTTTAACAAATGCATTAAATCAGACCTCTGACAGAACCGGTGGTCGTGTTAATTCAATCAACAAATCTTCTACTTCTGATTATGTCATTACATCAGAAGCTATTAAGCAAATCTTTTCAAATCCTCTATTCAATTCAATGCTCGGTGGGACTACTACAGGAGGATCCGGATCTGGCGGAACCGGGTCTGGCGGAACCATTACCGCTGATACAATTATTGCAGAACTCGTGAAAGCAAAAGAAGGTGTATTTGATAAGCTTACTGTTGATACTGCTTTCATGAAATATCTCGATGTAAAACTTATTTCCGCAGATAAAATCACAACTCGTATTCTCGAAGCGGAACAGGCAAATATTGAAAAGCTGTCAGCTAAGATTATAGAATCTAATCAGATTAATGCTGATATGATTAATGTAAAAAATCTTCTTGCAGGTCATGCAGGAGTTAGAGAATTACATACAATTCATCTTACTGTAGAAAATGCAGAAATTGATCAGGCTGTTATTACTAATCTCATCGCAAAGAAAATTGCAGTTGGAGATTTAATGGCTCAAAATGCTCTTGCAAATCAAATTGTACTTATCTCTAAAGACAATAAACCTACTATTGCATTTCAAGAAAGTACTCAACAGTTTTATGATTCCAAAGGAAATGTTCGTGTGCAGATTGGTATGGACGGTAAAGGGGATTTCAACTTTATTGTTAAAAATGGAGACAGAGCCGCTTTATTTGATGAAAATGGTATTACCCAGACAGGTATTCCAGATAATACAATTCTTGGAGACATGATTAATAACGCCACCATTACCAAAGACAAACTTGGATTTCAAATCATAGAACCAAATGAACAAGGTGGTATTGACATCACTAATATTTATGATGGCAAAGGAAATCAATGGTGGGGAATAGAAAAGACGACTATTACAGATGACTACACAAAGCAGATTAAGAATGTTACAGATACTCTGACCGGACAAATCGAAACTAAGGTTAGTAATACTCAATATCTTAAAGATCAAGAATCTATCCGAACAGATTTTTCTGATATCAAACAAAATGTTTCTGGGATTACATCTACTGTAAGCAGTATGCAAACAGATCTTTCTGAAGCTCAAGAAAAAATTAAAGCAAACACCTCTTCTATTACTCAGAATGCAGATAAAATCAGTTTTATGGTAACTGGTGACAAAGAGTCTGAGTTCACAGTTACTGATAAATTTATTCAGATGATTTCTGACCATATTAGCATTGATGCCAGCACCATTGACATTAATGGTATTATCACTGCAATGAATACACACACTGGACCAGGTAAAACTAAAATCGACGGTGGTATTATTGAAACCAATACTATTACTGCTGATTCTATTAAAGTTGATGCAATCAGATCAAAAATATTTGAAGATGATCTGACATCTAATTATTCACTAAAAGGTATCTGGTTTGATTTATCAGAGAACGGTGCTATTAAAGGTAAAAATTTTGCTGTTGATTCTAATGGTAATGCTTATATTCGTGGTGACAGCACTGTTGAGGGAACCATTATAGCTAATAAAGGTTATATTGGTGGTATTGGCGGTTTCCATATTGAAGCGGGAAAATTGTATTCTGGTATGGATAGCCTTCCTGAACAACCAACATCAGTATCAAAGGATAAAAATGTATATATTGGTACAGACGGAATTGCTCTTGGTAGTGGAAACTTCAGAGTTGATTCAAATGGTAAGCTTTATGCTAACTCTGGTACATTCTCAGGAACTATTTACGCTGATGGAGGAACTATTGGCGGTTGGAATATATCTGCAAATTCATTAAGCAACAGAGACGGATCCATAAGTTTAAATCCTGATGGTTTAAAACTTGGCAATCAGTTAAATGTAGATAATCAAGGGAATGCAACTTTTGGTGGTAAACTATCAGCTGCTACCGGAAGTTTTTCTGGTGAATTAGTTGCAGCAACAGGTAGCTTTTCTGGAGAATTAAAAGCTGCTACTGGCACATTCTCTGGGGATTTAAAAGCTGCAACAGGTAGTTTTAAAGGAGAACTTTCTGGTGCAACTGGAAGTTTTACAGGTAGTGTTATTGCTACATCTATTACTGCAAAGCAATCATATTCTATTTATTATAACGATGTTGGAACTGGTGAACCAACTGATTCAGTACAAGTAATTACTGCATTTGACTGGGGAACTAATACAACTCAAATTGGATTTGGGTTGATAGATTCATCTTTAGACTCTTCAAAAATGCATGGAATGCTTCTGATAAAAGAACAAGGCGCAAGAGTTCTAACATTAATTGCAGATGATATTAATACAAATGGATGGTTAAATGTTAATAAACTTAATATTACTGATTCATTCGGACAGTATAAAGGAGTGCCATATAAATCAATTATGTGGAAACCAACAGACACATTTGACTTTAATGGTTATAATCATCATCACACTATTCTTCCTTATAAGAATGGTAATTTTGCAGTAGGTATGGAAAGTACGACTACAGGAATGTTATCTATTAGTTTATTACCATATTTGTTATCAACTGAAACCGATGCATATGGTAATATTACAGTAAGTAAAACTAAAGATACTACTTCTCAGATAAGCATTGGAGCAACAGCTAATCCATATGCATGTATTTATGTAGATGCCATTTATCTTACTGGTGATAAAAAAGCTTATACCTCACTGGCTAATTTAGGCAATGGTGGTACAACTAATTATAATGGACTTACAAATAAACCTAAAATTAATAATGTTGAATTAGCAAGCGGAAATAATACCTTATCTAATTTAGGGATCGCTGCACGATCACATTCTCATTCAAACTCTGACATCAATTGGAGTACTACGTTAGGATATAAAGGATTTGGTCATTGCCATACGGTTCTTATTAATAGTGATAAAAATATGTGTGTTGCCATTAGTAATGGTAGTGTTCCTGCATTCACTCCTTATAATGTTACATCATATACCAATATTGATAATTATATGGTAAGTGCTGGTGGAACTTGTAATTTAGGAAGCACATCTGCTCCTTGGAATGCTGTATATGCTAAGAATTACTATGATGAATATGGAAATAAGATTTCTACAGGCGGTGGTTCAATTAGTCTTAAAATTGATGGAGTTACACGTAGTTCTGGATTCACGAATTATAACCTTGCAACGCAAGATTGGGTGGCTGGTAAAGGATATTTAACTCAACATCAATCTCTTTCTGGATATGCTACTACAAGTTGGGTTAAAGGAGCATTTGGTGATACATTAAGTATTTCAGGAAGTACATTATATTTAAAAAATTATAACGGTTCTCAATTAAGCTCAGTTACTTTACCAACAAGTTCTGGTGGTGGGAATTATGCTCCATTAAATCATACACATGATCATTTAACAGGATCATTTGATGTTACAGTTGGTTCATCAACAATGTATCCAGATGGTGATGGTTCATATTCATGCGGTAGTAGTGGACATAGATGGAAATATGTTTATGCATCTAACGGTATAAATACTGGTTCTGATGAGTATATAAAAGAAAATATCAAAAGCATTACTAATTTTCCATCTATTGATAAATTTTATATGTCATTAAATCCAATTCAATATAAATTCAAACAACGTCCAAACGATGATGAAATATCTAAAATACATTTTGGATTTGGAGCAAGGGAAACAGAAAGACATCTAAAGGAAAATAATTTTGAATCAGAAAATTATAGTATAGTTACAAAATCTATTTTAGATAAGCCTAATTTTGTTGGACGTACTGATGAATATTCAATGAATTATCTTGAATTTATCTCTCTCAACACCCACATGACTCAAAAAGCCCATCACCGTATTGATTCTCTCGAATCTGAAAATCAATCCCTTAAGAATGAAATTCTTATGCTTCAGGGACAGCTCTCTCTCATTACTCAACGACTACAAAAAATGGAGGAAAAGTTATGTTAAAAATTAGTGAAACAAGAAATGTATCCGGTCAGGTTATGATCGGTGAAGGTGAAAACTCAAAGCAGGTTGCTTATCTTAATGCATCTGTTAGTAAAGATGGAAATGTAAATATCAATAAATCCATTCAGGATAGCGAAATATTTAAAACAAATAAAGAAGCAGTCCTGAAAGATTTTACAGAGTTTGAAACATATGTGTATGGAATTATTCCTGAATAAATAAGAGGCCATGAGCAATTGTGGTCTTTTATTATGCAAAGAAGGTGAAATATTTGACCAGTCGAGAATATGAACTTGAATTAAAGAAAATCAAAGCCAAAAATCGGCAGATTGAAATGAAACGAAATCTGAAGGCAGCAAAAGTTAGTAGATTTAACATTCCAAAGATTTCTACCAGTAAATTGATTCTTGTTGCAGTACTTCTACTCAATCTACAGATCATTTATTTCGTAGAAAAAGCGATCATGACATATGGTGATTTATCTGCTCTCTACGCTCTTATTGCTATCCCAGCGACACTTATCCCTACGGTGTGGGCTTATTTTAGTAAGGCAAAAGCTGAAAATTGTGCAGGCGGAATTACTTATGATTCTGCAATGGAACAACTTAGACAGTCATCTTCAGAAAATGATGAAGCTGTCGGTTAGGAGGAAATTATGAATATTAAACAGGGTATTCAGGACGTATTATATCTGATCATTACTGGTGTTCTTCCACTTCTTATTACTTATGGAATCCTCTTCTTAAAAGTAAAGATTAAAGAACAGGAAAAGAACCTGGAGAACGACCAGCTCGTAAAATATATAGACGCTGCCACTGATGCTATTAGTAAAGCAGTGCTCGCAGTTAATCAGACCTATGTTGATTCATTAAAGAAACAGGGTAAATTTGATGAGGAAGCTGCTAAAACTGCTAAACAGATGGCTATTGATAAAGCTAAGGCTTTGATTACAGAAGATTCTAAAGCGGCTATCGAAACATTATATTCTGACTTTGAAGCATATCTAAATGATGCTATTGAAGAACTCGTCAGAGAAAATAAAGTTACATATTAATATAAAAGGAGTACAAGGATTATGAAAAAAGTTATTGTAAATGCAGACATTATGGCAATGTATAAAACATTAAATTCTATGAAGAGTCGTGCGGATTTAATCGCAGGAGATGTTGATGTATTCTGGGCGAATACAATGAACCTGAAGACTCTTAAGGCGCAGGTAGATAAAATCTCAGAGGTTGAGCAGGAGTTAGTTGATTCTTATTTTACAGAGGAAAACTCACATTCTATTGTTGACGAAAACGGTAATGAAACAGGAAATCGTGCTCTTAATGATGACATAAAAGATAAAATCATCCCTGAAATTCAAGAAGGTCTGCAGAAAATTTATGATAAAACATGTGAACTTGATGTTGAGATGATTCCAGAGGAATCTCTCAAGAAAATGCTTAAATCTAATGAAGACAAACTGTCTATGCTTGATATGACAGTACTATATGAATTTGTAGAAAAAGGTGAGTAATAATGGCAACATATATTCAGGGAATTCAAACCTCTGTTGGTGTTGTTAAGTATGATTATAATTATCTGGCTAATCTCCCTGAATCAGATATGACATTATCTAAACAGGGTGCATTCGCTGATGCCCTTGTTGTTGGAAGAAAACTTACTCAGCTGGGAGCTGATGTGGATAAATTGAAAGAATCTATGACTGCCGTACAGAAATCTATCTCTGATCTGCAGTCTGCAGATTCTTCTTCTAACACTTCAATTGAACAGATCAATACATCATTACTTAGCATGACCAATAATATCGAAACAATACAGAACAATATTACTACTTTGACTCAGAATACTGCTGAGATCAAGAAAAGTGCTGATAATGCGAATTCGTCAGTCACAACACTGCAGGAAACTATTAAGTCACTACAGACTAGAATTGAAGCTTTAGAAAAAACTCAGACTAAATAAGGAAGGAGGCAGTTATGTATACACTAAAAATTACAGATGAAAATACTGTTGTAACAACAGTCAAAGAATCAATTATGGAAAGAAGCAATTATGTAGATAAGATTCAGATTGTAACAAGTAAAATGTACCGGGAACAGATTGATATGTCAGATACAACTGTTTATATGAAGTATAAGCTCCCAGTGTCAGACAAAATTAAAATGACACAACTTATTATAAATAATCTTGAATATGAACAGAATTATATCCAGTATTTAATCCCTGTCGATGCAGCACTTACTGCTGAAGCCGGGGATATCGAAGTATCTTTCACGTTCTTAAAACTTGTTGCTAATGAAGATGGAACGTACACTTCTTATATTCGAAAAACCACATCAGGTGTTATTCATATTACTCCACTTGTACAATTTGATAAATATGAACCTTCTGAATTGTTTACTGAAATTGATCAGAGGCTCCTTGCTATGGAAGGAATGATTAAAGATCTCAATGCTCAGAATAAAGCAACTTATGAAGGTATGGTAAAAGATATTCGTCTTAATACAGAAGACAGAAAAATCACTTTAACAGACAGAAATGGTGAAGATACCGGAAATGGTATCGTTGTAAAAGATCTTTCTGCTATGGTAGCCGAAGATATGACAGGTAAAGATCCTGATGGCACACAGGATGGAGTTGTTCATCTTGATCAGGTTGTCGATCTGGATAAATTATTAAAGTAAAGGAGTCATGATATGTCATTTAAAGATTCTAAAATTGCTGCTGCGGCTAATTCGGCAATGACTTTGAGTGCTGAGTTAGCCGTAGACACTGAGGAATATACATTATGTACTGATGGTCGTTATGAAGTATATACCAAATATCAAGACAATGCATATTCAACAGTGGATAACTTAAAAAATATTACCGTTGATGCTACACAGATTAATATTATGCAGGAAGAAAACAGCCAGTATATGCCATTTAGGATTCCAAGATATTGGGATGGTATGGATCTTATGGATATGCTCATCCAGATAAGATATGAATCTATAGCTGAGAAAAAAGGTAAAGTAGCGACAGTTATCAATGTAGCTTCCAACAATACTTATATTCGATTTGGTTGGTTGATTGATGCTGCTGTTACAGCAAATGCCGGAGATATAATTTTTGAAATTATGGCTACTGGCGTAAATGAAAAAGGAAACAATTATATTTGGAGAACCAGACCAAATGGTAAGTTTACTGTTCTTCAAGGATTAAATTATGACGGAATCATTGAACCTTCTGAAGATTGGTATACAAGTTTTGTAAATATGATTCTTGGTCATGTAGCCGAAGCAAAACAGTATGCTGATGAAGCTAAAGAGTCTGCTGCTTCTATTAATGTAGATGATATAAAAGCAGATGTAACCGCTTCTGTAACAGCAAATTTAAATCAGACTGTAGCTGCTTCTCTAAAAGATTACTATACAAAAACAGAGATTGACCAGACTGTTGAGGAACTGAACACTGCTATCTCAGGTATTGATAGTCTGAAAAATCTGAAAATTGAATATGATAATACTTCTGGACATCTTGTATTTAAAGATAAAGAAGAACAGATTGGTGAAATCACTATTAACAGTCTTTCAAATCTTGTTGTTGAATATTCTGTAGTGAATGGCAAAGGTTCTCTCGTATTCAAGAATGGAGAAACAGAGATCCAGACTGTAGAACTTAGTTCTATTGAACCGTCTGCCGCATGGACTTCTGCTCTTAAAGAGGACATTTCTAAGAGTACAGATGAAAAGCTCTCTCCTGTTGTCGATCGTGTGTCTGCTCTTGAGACTGCAAAAGATGACCTGGCAGGCAAAGTTGAAACAAATACAACTGATATTTCAGGTCTGAAAACAGATGTAGCTGGATTAAAAGAATCTAACGAAACAATTTCTGCTACTACTACAGAAACCAAAAATACGGTAGATATTCTGAAGCAGAATGTTTCTGGTTATGATTCTCAGTTTGAATCCATCAATAGTGACATTACTGCGATCAATGAATCTATTAAGGATTTAGGTAAAAATACAGGTCATGAGTATGACGTTTCTTATGAAGAAAATGTTTTTACTCTGTATGAAGATGATGTAATTAAGAAACAGTTTACAATCACTGGTGGCTCTGGACCATCTGACACTACTACGGTCACAATCGAGAGAATTACAAGTTCTGATGCGATCTTCTTAGCAGGAAACTCTGCAGTGATCGAGTATAACTTTACCTCTGTAGATAATACAGGAGATACAACCGGTAATGGTACTGCTACATGGCGTGTCGGAAGTACAACAGTTGCTACTACTGTAGCTGCTCAGGGTAAGAATAGTTTTGATATTACACAATATCTGAAAAATGGTGCAAACTCTATCAGACTTTCTATCACTGACAGTTTTGGTACAATCGCTACTAAGACTTGGACCATTACAATTGTTGACTTTAAAATTGAGAGTATTTTTGATGATACACTCTTCTATTCAGACGAGGTAACATTTAGATATACTCCATATGGTGATATTAATAAGACTGTACATTTTGTTCTTGACGGAAAAGAAATTGCAGGAGTTGAAACAACTGCTTCTGGTAGACAGATGACTTATACTCTGGCAAAACAGAGTCATGGTGCTCACCTTCTGAAAGTGTATATGACTGCAAGTATCAATAATCAGGACGTAACTTCTGAGTCAGTATATAAAGATATTATCTGGGTTGAACAAGGAAATACTACTCCTATTATTGGATGTTCTATGGTTGAATTTACTGCAAAACAGTACAATACAACAAGCATCAAATATGTTGTATATGATCCAGAACATAATCCTGCTACTGTAAAACTCTCTGTTGATGGCAAAGTTGCTTCTACTCTTACGGTTGGAAGAACTGCTCAGATCTGGAGCTACAAGTCTACCGCAATAGGCAAACAGTCTCTTACTATCAGTTGCCGTAGAATCACAAAGATTCTTACTGCTACTATTGAGAAACTGGATATCAATGTATCTCCGGTAACTACAAACCTTGCATTTGACTTTAATCCATCTGGTAAAAACAATGGTGAAGCTGACTGGCTGAAGATCAATGATAATCTTACAATTGAAGTGTCAGATAACTTTGATACAACAAATGGTGGTTATCAGGTCGATGAAGATGGAGATACTTATTTCTGCGTAAAAGCAGGAACTGCTGCTACTATCCCATATCAGTTATTTGCTGATGATGCAAAGAAAACTGGCAAGAACTTTAAATTCATTTATAAATGTACAAATGTAAAGAACTATGAAGCTCAAGTACTCTCCTGTTTTGCAGATAATCTTGGTTATACTGTAAAAGCTCAGGAAGCAACACTGAAATCTGAACAGAACGAAATCTCTGTCCCATATTGTGAAGATTACTATATAGAGCTGGAATTTAATATTCTGCCGGACAGTGAATATACAGAAATGGTTATGTGGGTTGATGGCATTCCTACAAGAGTAAAACTGTATGCCACTTCTGATAGTTTCACGCAGACAAATCCTGTAGGTATTACAATCGGTTCTGATGACTGCGACGTTATTGTATACAGAATAAAAGCTTATACAATGAACCTCACTGATGATGAGATTCTGGATAACTTCATTGCTGATGCAAAAAATGCAAATGAAATTATCAACCGATACAACCGCAATGATATTCTTGATTCTTCTGGTGGACTTGATCCTGATGTACTGGCCGAAAAATGTCCAGACTTGAGAATCATTAAACTGGAAGTACCAGTATTTACAACTGGTAAGAAAAATAAAGTACCATTTACATCTGTACAGCAGATCTATAAGAATGGTCGTCCTGTTGATAACTGGATCTCTCGTGATGGTATTCATAATGGACAGGGAACCTCTTCTGAATATTATGGTGATTCTGGTCGAAATCTGGAACTTAACTGTAAGAATGGATTTACATTCGCAGATGATACAACTGCCAATGTTTATTCTATGGATGAAAATGCTATTGGAATCAACTATTTCAATGTCAAAGTAAATATTGCTTCTTCTGAGAATATCAATAATGCAGGTCTTCAAGGAGAATATCAGGAATTCAACCCATATATCCGTCCTGCTAGAAAGAAAGATCCTCGTGTACGTGATACTATGCAGTTCTATCCTTGTGTTGTATTCTTAAAAGAAACAGATGTAGATAATGCTGTAGAGTTCAAAGATGGTCAGTGGCACTTCTATGCTGCAGGTGATATTGGTAACAGTAAGAAGAATACAGTTGCACAGGGAATGGATCCAGAGAATCACAAAGAATTCATTGTTGAAGTGTCAAATAATACTGATCCTCAGTGCCGTTTCTTATCTGATGACTTATCAAATGAAGAATGGGGTGGAGATACTTCATTCGAAATGAGATATCAGAATCCAAATTGTACAGAAGAAGAAATTCAGGCTGGCAGACAGGCTTGGAACGATCTTTTGACTTGGGTTGTAAATGCTGATTCTGAAACATTTGTAAAAGAGTTTGAACAGCACTTTATTAAAGACTCATTACTCTTCTATTACTTATTTACCGAAAGACATACTATGGTAGATAACAGAGCAAAAAATACTTTCTGGCATACAGAAGATTTGGTTCACTGGGATTTATGTATGGATTATGATAACGATACTGCAATGGGTAATGATAATGAAGGTGGATTAACTCTTACTTACGGATATGAAGATACTGATACTATTGGAACAAAATCAGTCTTTAATGCATCTGATAGTAAAGTGTTCTGTTATATCAGAGATTACATGTTTGATGATCTGCAGAGTATGTTCCTTCAGATGGAGGCCAAACTTACATGGTCTGCAAACCGTATCTTAAATAAATTCGAAACTCTTCAGAATTATAAACCGGAACGTCTCTGGATCGCTGATATGAGAAGAAAGTATTTCAGACCTTACGAGGATAAAGGTACGACTTCTTATCTGGAAATGATGAACGGAAGCAAGAAACAGCAGAGACGACAATTCCAGAAATATCAGGAGAAATATATTGCATCTAAATATGTAGGTTCTACTACTACCTCAGATGTAATCACAATCCGTGGTTACACTCCAACAAACTGGACTGGTGTAAAACCGGACGGTACATTCCATATTGTTCCTTATGCTGATTCTTATGTTGATGTAAGATTTGGTTCTAACCTTGTTCGTCAAAGAGCTAAGAGAGGTCAGACTTATACAGTCAAATCTCCTATTGCTGCTATGAACGATACAGAGGTCTATGTATATAATGCATCTTTGATGCAATCCATTGGTGATATTGCGCCATTCTATCCGGGATATACAAATTTCAATCAGGGTGTAAAAATGACAGACATTCTTATTGGTTCTGATGTTGAAGGATATCAGAATACAAATATGAATGATTTCTCAATCGGACAGAATGTTCTTCTGGAACGACTGAATCTTGAGAATCTGCCAAACCTGAAAAAGACAATCGACCTTTCTAACTGTAAAAATCTCGAAGAGTTTCTAGCAGAAGGATCTGGTATTACAGGTGTTATCTTTGCTCCTGGCGGAAAGATTGAAACTGCTCATCTTCCTGCCATCGCATCTCTTACCGGAAAGAACCTGTATAGATTGACCGATCTTACTATAGCAAGTTATGCAAATCTTACTACTCTGTCTCTTGATAACTGCAATACTTTGGATGCAAAAGACATTATCAATAAAGCTACTGGATTAACCAGAGTTCGTGTAACTGGCATCAATTGGGAACTGGACGATACTACTCTGCTTGACAGATTAGCAAAAATGACTGGTATTGATGATAACGGATATAACTCTGTACATTCTGTTCTTATAGGAACTGTACACATTCCTGTTATGAGACAGCAAAGGCTGGATGAATTCGCTGAATTATGGCCAGATTTAGAGATTACCTACGATTCAATTATCACTCAGTTCAAAGTAACATTCGTCAACGACGATGAAGAAAATACAGTTCTTGATATCCAGTACGTTGATAAAGGTGCAAATGCAGTTGATCCTATTACAAGAGAAATTGATCCGATTCCTACTCCTACCAAAGAAAGCACAATCAAACTTGATTATACATTCAAAGGCTGGGATGGATCTCTAACTGGAATCTTCGCTGACAGAACTATCAAAGCTGTATACAATAGCAAAGTGCGTGAATATACAGTAAAATATGTTTCTAAAGGATTAACTCTGCAGGAGTCTACTGGACAGTATGGTTCTTATATTAAGTATGAAGGTGACACTCCTACTTATACTGCTGAGGAATCAGCTTATAAGTACAACTTATTCAAAGGTTGGGATAAATCCGGATTTGTCGATGGAGATAAGACAATCAATGCAGTATATGAAACCTGCGAATACGTAGATGGATACTTTGATGGTAAGGATCTGGCCAATATGACACAGGTTGAGCTTTATACTCTTATGAAAATGGGACTTGAAGCAAAATCATTATCATTAAAAGATACATTAGATTTCAAACTTGGTGTTGATTATAGCTATGGCGACATTGAAGAGCATGAAGTTATTTCAGTTGCGACTAAATTTGATGGAACAAACTATATTGACACCGGATTAAAGATCATGGAAAAAGACAGAGATTTTACAATTGCTATTGACTTTGAATTTGATTCAGGAAATAGTGTAAACTCTACTCTTGCTCAGTGTTTTCAGGGTGACGGTTCAAATGGATTCAGACTTTGGTATTCTCAGGAACCTCGTTTCTCATGGAATACTGATAGTATAACTCCATCTGCTGGAACAAACCGAGAGATTATTGTATTCCGTCATGAAGCTGGAAGTCAGAAGCTTTATGTATACAATTCAAACATGACCGGAAAAGAAGTATCTTCTACTACTCTGAATGCGATCCGGATTCCAGAGCATAGTTCCACTCTCGTATTTGGATGTTCTAAAGCTGACGACGGAGCATATGAAAATTTTGCAAAAGGCACTGTACATTGGGCTAAAGTCTGGTACGCAGATCTTGGCGAAGAACAATGTATGGATATTGCTGCATGGATCCACGAAATAATCCCTATGGAAGTGGCTAAGTTTAAAGGATATTATTTATCTGATGTTGCTTCAAAGAGAGCTAACATTACATTTGTTGCTTCTAATCTACTTGGTACAGAAAAACCTTTTAGTAACAAGAGTGTAAATGCTGGAGGTTGGGCTGATTCTACATTAAATACATGGTTGAATACTCGTATGGTTAAAGCAATCTCTCCTTTATGGAAAGCGTTGATTAAACCAGTTAAAGTATATTCTTCTGTCGGAAACAAGTCTAATGACACTTCTGTATCTAATTGCAGATTCTATGTTCCATCTCTGTACGAAGTTGATCCTACTGCTACTTCTGAACCATATATTTCTGAAACAAATGCTCCTATTGCTTATTTCACAGATGATGATACCAGAAAGAAAGCAAAATCTTCTACTCCTGCAGAGTATGAATCTTATTGGACCAGATCTCCAAATGCTACAGTTGCAAACTGGCTGTATACGGTTAATGAATCTGGTGCAACATATGGATTCTCTTATCCAGGGCAGAATTCTGGAATCTTACTTATGTTCTCAATTTCAAGTGAGGGGTAACCATTCCCATCTTATAAGGAGGATATCACATGTATTATAAAGTAATCAAAAATGATGAAGTCGTAGATGTCCTTAATCATATCCTGTATATCAAATATCAGGAGAAACATAGTCTGTTGCTTCTATGTGATATCACAGAAGCACAGGCTATTTTAAGTTCAGACGGAAAATATGGATGGCACATTGAAGGTCTCTATAATTTTCCGCCTGATAATGACATTTATGCAATAAAAGAAATTTCAAAATATGAATATGACAAATTGAAGAGGTGATCACAGCATGGCGTTAATTCCAACCTGGTATTCTGCATCAACTAAGCAAATTGCAGAAAAGGCTTTACAAAGAGGGGTGCTAAAATACCCAGGACTTTGTTACATCCAAGACAGTAAGAGTATAGCGTGGGTGACCATCGACAACACATTAGAATATGTCAAAGGAGATAAACAGATTACAGATGTAAAATGCATCGGATCAAATCTTATGTTTTTCTCTGGAGATAAACTGCTTTTCTCTTATGACATATCTATGACTGATGAAGATAAAGATCATATTATTGAAGAGGTCAAAAAAACAATCGGATTGGATAATTATGTCAAGTCTTCTGAGCTTTCTACTCTTTTAGATAATATAATCGGTAATCTTGAAGATAAGTCCACTGTTGTAGACTATATCAACAGCCTATCTTATAACAAATTATCTGATGTACCTATTGTAAATCTTATAGGTACACTTACTGTTCCTGTGAAGATATCATCACTCGATGATGGTATTTATAAAGTAAAAGGCCAATGTATCATTGGTGGAAACAATACTACTGTTCAATCTTCTGCAGACGATGTTCTGTATCTTGTATCTCATGATGCTGATACTTCCAGCACAACAATCACAAAAATGCAAGGAAAATCTATTACATTGTATTTCATTCAGCAGGATGGTGAATATACGACTGATCGTTATGTCACTGAAAGCTGGATTAATGAACAGAATTTTGCAAGTGCTGATTCTGTAAAAGAATATGTTTCAAATATCATTGAGGAAACCGTTTTAAATGTTTTAGATGATCATATTGACGCTGCTTTAGAAAGAAAACTTGGAGGTATTGATTCCGAAGATTTAACAAATATATTTCAAGGAGGAAACTAATTATGGCAAAATTACAGTTCGCTACACTTTCTAATCTTCAGGAGTTCTTAAATCTGCATAATGTACAGATTGACTCAAAAATCAGTGAAGCTGTTAAAAGCTCAATTAAAACAGTATCTCAGTCAGAAGACGGATACACACTTTATTTCTACACAAAAACTGCTCCAGTAACTATTGATGAAGCAGCATTCACTATTACTATTCCTCAGCCGACAGGAAAAGCAGATAAGGTAAAAGGAGCTATCTCCGGACATCTTGCAGGTCTTGATGCTAATGGTAATCTTGTAGATTCTGGAAAGGCGGCTACAGATTTCGATGCAGCCGGAGCTGCTAACACAGCAAAAACAGAAGTAATGTCTTATGTTGGTACTATTCCTACTGGTGCTAAAGCTAAAGATGTAGTTTCTTATATTAAAGAAGCTGTAAAGACAGGCACATATGATGATTCTGCTCTGAAAGCAAGCGTTGCTGCTAATACAGCAGCTATTGGAACACTGAATGGCACTGGTGACGGATCAGTAAAGAAAGCTGTTGCAGATGCAGTCGCTAAAATCGTCGCAGATGCTCCAGAAGCATATGATACACTGAAAGAGATTTCTGATTGGATTTCTACACATACATCTGATGCTGCTACAATGAATTCTCAGATCAAAACAAATAAAGAGGATATCACAAAGCTGAAAACTCTTATCGGTACTCTTCCAGAATCTGCTACATCTAAAGATATCGTAGGTTATATTGCAGAATACGTATCTAAAGCTCTTGCTGATTCTGATCTTTCTAAGTATGCAAAAGCTGCCGATCTTGAAGCTGCTGTAGGCAGAATTGATGCTATCGAAAAGAAATTACCTACATTAGAGGCTGCTGATAAAAAGAATGCCGAAGATATTACTGCTGTTAAAGGTAGAATGGATACAGCGGAAGGCAAAATTACTGCTGTAGAAAAAGACCTTGCTACTGAAAAACCGAAGATTGCTAAAAACACATCTGATATTGCCGCTCTTAAGGGACTTGTTGGAGATGGATATGAAGCAATTCCAAGTGCGTCTATCAAAGGTTTATTTAGTGCGTAAAGTAAGGGGTTACTCCCCTTGCTTTAATTAAAGCGAAGGGATGTGCAGATAATGAAAGAACAATTTCTTAATTTACAAGGTCTTACTGAGCTTGTTGATTATATTAAAAAATATATAGCTGATCAGCAAGAAGTCATCCCTTATGCATCTTATACATTGTTTCCAACAATTGGTAAAACAAACGCAATTTATGTGGACACAACCACAAATGCAATCTATAGATGGGATGATAATAATATCAAATATTATGCATTGGCATTTGATCCTGAAAAGGAATTCATCATGCAATGCGGTAGCTCGAAAGGATGATGTAAATGGCTACACAGACATTGAATACTCGTATTGCCCTTAAATCGGATACAACCGCTAATTGGGCGAAATCTACGCTTGTTCTTTTAAAGGGTGAACAAGCGATTGAAATTACAGAATCTGGTGCTTACAAAATTAAAATTGGTGATGGAGTTAAAACATTTGCTGAATTGCCATATGCAACTATGACACCAGAAGAAATCTCTGCACTGATTGGTGATGGTTCAGTACAGAACGTAACTCTTGCTTCCGGTACTAACAACGGTACATTAAAACTGACTGTAGATGGAACAACTACAGATAATATTGCGGTAAAAGGATTAGGAAGTGCTGCATATACAAATACTTCTGCTTATGCAACTGCCGCACAGGGTGCTCTTGCTACAAACGCAGTCCGTAAAGTAGTTTCTGGCACTGCGAACGGTACAATCTCTGTAACAACAGGAACTGGAGCAGCAACAGATATAGCAGTAAAAGGATTGGGATCTGCTGCATATAAAGGAGCTGGAGCTTCACAGGGACAAGTTCCTGTAAATGGAGCAGATCTTGGAACGACAGCCAATGTTCCTGTAGTAACAAATACTTCCGGACAGTTAGTTCCGCATGCCTCTGGTGCTCTTGGTTCTGCCGCATTTAAAGGTGCCGAGACATTTGCAACAGCTGCACAAGGTGCTAAAGCAGATAAATCAGTTCAGTCTGTATCTATTACTTCTGGAACTAATAACGGCACAATTAAATTAACTGTTAACGGCAATGCTACTGACAATATTGCTGTTAAAGGGCTAGGTTCTGCTGCTTACACAGCTTCAGGTGCCTATGCTACATCCGCTCAGGGTGCAAAAGCAGACGCGGCTATGCCAAAAGCCGGTGGTACATTCACAGGTACAGTAACGCTTGCAGCCGATCCAACTGATGCTTTACAGCCAACAACAAAACAGTATGTAGATGCCAAAATTTCAAGTTCTATTGCTGCTTCTGATGCAATGGTGTTTAAAGGAACACTTGGAACTAATGGTACTGCTACTGCTCTTCCTACATCTTCTGTTGTAATAGGCGATACATATAAAGTAATTACTCAGGTTTCTGTAGTTGCTGATAATTCTTATACAGGAGCTGCTGTGACAGCTAAGGTCGGTGACTTAGTAGTCGCTATGTCAAAGGATCCAAAATGGATTGTTGTACCATCTGGTGATGAAATCGTTACTACTGTTAAGTATTCCACTACAACACAGAATCTTACAACAAGTGCTAAATCTGGAGAAATTACAGTAGGTGAAGCTGCTACAAAACAGGTAGATTCTTCTATCGCAGCCGCTTCTACTTCTACTAAGCTTCCAACTTCAAAAGCTGTTGCCGCTTTTATTGAAGGAAAAGGTTACAAAACAACTGACCAGAAAGTAAAGAATACTCTTAATACTACTGCAAAGGCTTATGTAACTGGTACTACAAGTGCAACAACTGGTATTGGAGAACAGGTATTTGATACAGGTGTATATCTTGATACAACTGCTGGGAAACTTGTTGCTACTACTTTTGCAGGTGCTCTTCAGGGTAACGCAACGACTGCTACTTCTGCGGCTGCTTGTACAGGTAATGCTGCTTCTGCAACAAAACTTGCAGCATCAAGAAATTTCTCTCTTACTGGAGGTGCCGTTGCTGATGCTGTAGCATTTAACGGTGGAGGAAATGTTGCTCTTAGTGTTAAAAGTTTAAATACTGATTATTTAACTAATGGAGCCAATACTCTTATTTTAAATTGTGGGACATCTGTTTAAATGAAAGTGGCCTCTTTTATGGGGCTGCTTTACTAAATATGAAAATTATAGATTATATCTATTTAAATAAAAATTAAAAAAGGGAGGTGCACAATGGGAGAACAAAATCTCAATATACGAATCAAACATAAATATGATACGGAAGCTAATTGGAATAAAAATAATCCTGTTCTTTTAAGTGGAGAAATAGCAATTACAAGTGATAAATTCGGTAAACATAAAGTGGGAGATGGAACACATAAATGGTCTGAACTATCTTATGCAAAAGCTGAACTTACAAAAGGCGATGTAACAGGCGCTCTTGGCTATACGCCTCCTTCAAGTGACACTTGGCGAGGTATTCAGGATAATCTAATAAGCAGCTCTACAACTGAGTCTCTATCTGCTGCACAGGGTAAAATATTAAAAGAGTTAGTTGACGGGAAAGCTCCGTCTTCACATACGCATACTAAAAGTGAAGTCGGATTAGGCAACGTTGACAATACTGCTGATGCCACAAAAAGTGTTAAATATGCTATTTCTGCAGGTAGCGCATCATCTGCCGCTGCTCTTACTTCTAATGCTGGATCATCAACTCAGCCAGTATATTTCTCAGGTGGTAAACCAGTAGCTTGTTCATATACACTTGGTAAGTCAGTGCCTGCAGATGCATTATTTACCGATCATACTTATGGAAACATGAAGGGTGCTACTTCTTCTTCTGCCGGAAGTGCTGGTCTTGTTCCTGCACCTAATATAGGAGAACAATTAAAGTTTCTTCGTGCAGATGGTGCATGGGTAATCCCTACAAATACGACATATTCTGTAGGTACATCAAGTTACTTAGGAATAACTAAGCTTTATACTGAAACTGGGTCGGCTACAGATGGTACCATGACTCAAAATGCTATTACTTCTGCTCTTAACGGGAAATCTCCTACCTCTCATACGCACAATTATGCAGGAAGTTCTAGTTCTGGTGGTGCTGCAGATTCTGCTATTAAGTTAAATACATCAAGAAATATCACTATTGGAAACTCAACAAAATCATTTGATGGAACTACAAATCTTAGTTGGTCATTAAATGAAATTGGTATACCTACTAAAAGTGACATAGCTGCTTGTGCTGTGATGTATGGTGGAACTACTCTCTCGTCATCTGCTACTGTAACAGATTCTGCTGCTCAATATAAAGTAATTTCAAGATCTACTGGTTCAACAGGAGATATCTTTACAAAATCTGTAACTCTCCCAAAAGGATTATATAGTGTTATGATCCGAATGAAAGTTTCTACAATCTCTTCTAGTTCTAACGTTTTCAAATTAACGATTATCGATGGTTCAACAACGACAACTAAATATATTAAACCAAATATGTTTAAAGCTGAAGACAGCTATACCACTCTCGGAACTGCTGTGGAAAATACTTCTGGAACACTTAAAATAACTTTAAACGTTTATAGTGCTTTATCAAATCAGACAGTTTGCGTAGATTACTTAGCTATTGCTCCTACAATGGTTGGAGTTACATCAATTGCGTAAGGAGGTGTGGATATATGGCTGATACAATAGTAACTGCTGAAAAATTAAACGAAATAAAAACAAAGCTGAATAATGAATTAAAGAATAGAAGAACTTATACCTATCATGGAATAAATGTAAATCAGTATCAAGGTTCCGCCTGGGACTTTACTGCTGTACCAGGTCGAGAAATAACTAATGACCAATTACATAAATTAATTGATCCTATGCTACAGATAAATGATTTTATGCAAGATAATACTTTAATTGGTGACAAACCCACTACTATACCAGATTTGACTACTGTAGAAAAATTTGTAGATAATCTTACAACTAAAGGTCAGACAAGTTCTGATTCTGGATGTCGTGGATCATGTGCTGGATTATGCTATGGTGCTTGTTATTCTGGATGCACAGGATGTAGTTCTTGTAGTGGTAATTGTTATACATCATGTGGAGATGGATGTCAAGGATGCACTGGTGGTTGTAATACTTCTTGCACTTGGTGTAGTGGCTGCACCGGTGGTTGCGAAGGAGGATGTAGTACTGGATGTGAAAGTACTTGCTCTTCTGGATGCGAGAATGGATGTTCTGGATGTTTAGGATGTTCCAATTGTACTTCTAATTGCAGTGGATCTTGTGGTGGTTCTTCATGTACTGGCTGTGGTAGTGGTTGTACAGGACAATGTGGTGCGAGTTCTACTGGTGGTTCTTGTAAAAATAACTGTTCCTCTGGATGCACTGCTTCATGTGGACAATGTTCTGGATGTTCAGGTGGTTGTATGGGAAGTTGTAGTTCTTGTAGTTCTTGTTCTGGTGGATGTTCTGGAAATTGTGATGGTTGTAGCGGCTGTTCATCTGGCTGTACTGATTCTTGTGGAGGATGCACCGGATGTCTAACTGGATGCAACTCTGGCTGTTCTGGTTGTACTGATTCTTGCGACGGTTGTCAATCAGGATGCGCATCTGCCTGCCAAGGCTGTTCTGGTTCCTGTTCTGCTGGATGTTCTGGCTGTGGATCTTGTGACGCTTCGTGCTCATCAAACTGTAGTTCCACTTGCGGCACCACATGCTCAGGAACTTGTTTTGGAGTAGCTAAGTCTTCATGATTTGGCTGCTTTTTAAATTAAATGAATAAACGGAGGAAATTTATATATGAGAAATTTAAAAATTGATATTGCTGAAGATATTGTAAGTAAAATTCAAAGAATTCATTCTGAGACAGAAGCTAGAATGTTACTGTTAAATAGATTAATGGAAACGCATAAAGACGATGCAAGTTTTATTGACTCTGCTCTTTTTAAAAAATATCATGAGGAATATGTAACTATGTCCACTGCTTTCGATGAAGCAAAACATGTGTTAGAAGCTGACTATATTCCTAAATATTTACAGGACCATCAGCTTAACTGGAATCTGGATTATGCAACTTGTCAGCTTAATGTTGACATCTTATGTGATTGTAACATTCCAGAATTAAATTAAGGGGTGCTATATATGGTATCACGTAATTATAGAAAAGGAATGCAGTTTACTGACACTATTGCTCACTTATATCCTGAGTTAACCGAAAGAGCAAAAGATGCTGGGTATAAAAGACCTTTAACACAAAGTTTGACATTCCAAGTAACTGACGATTGTAATCTTGCATGTACTTATTGTTATCAAACTTGTAAAGGGAAACGTCGAATGTCATTTGAAACAGCAAAAAAAGCTGTAGATATGTTACTTACTGGAGATAAGGGAATGTCTGAATACATCAACCCTATTTCTTCTCCAGGAGTGATTATTGAGTTTATCGGTGGCGAACCATTCCTTGAAGTTGAATTGATTCAGCAAATCTATGAATATTTTCTTGATCGTGCAATAGAGCTTAATCATCCGTGGGCAACTTTACATAGAATCTCTATTTGTTCTAATGGAGTTTTATATTTTGATCCCAAAGTACAGGAATTTTTAAATAAGTATAAATACAACCTCAGTTTTTCAGTGACTGTTGATGGCAATAAAGAATTGCATGATGCATGTAGAGTGTTTCCTGACGGGAGACCAAGTTATGATCTTGCCGTGGCTGCTGCTAAAGACTGGATGGATAAAGGTGGAGTTATGGGAAGTAAGATTACTATTGCCCCAGGTAATGTTATGCATTTATATGAAGCTCTTACTCATATGGTTGAACTTGGGTATGACGATATAAATGCAAACTGTGTATATGAAAAAGGCTGGACTACAACTCATGCAGTAGTTTTGTATGCAGAAATGAAACGAGTTGCTGATTATTTCTTAGACACTGACTTGAATTTCTTAGATGGAAGCTTCAGATGTTCTCTGTACGAAAATAATTTCTTCCATCCGAAAGAAGAGAATGATCTTCAGAACTGGTGTGGTGGAAATGGAGTTATGCTTTCCGTGGATCCTGATGGAGTTTTTTATCCTTGTATCAGATATATGGAATCTTCTCTTAATGGCGAGCAGGAACCATACTCTATTGGTAATGTAAATGATGGAATCTGTGCTCATGATTGTGAGAAATGTCGTGTAGTCGCACTGAAGAAAGTTGATCGTAGAACTCAAAGTACAGATGAATGTTTTAACTGTCCTATCGCTGAGGGATGTAGTTGGTGTACAGCTTATAACTATCAAGTATTTGGAACCCCAGATGCAAGAGCAACATTCATTTGTGTTATGCATAAAGCTCGTGCTCTCGGTAATATCTACTTCTGGAATAAATATTACAGAAAACATAATATGTCTACAAGAATGAAAATGCATATTCCTGATGAATGGGCTTTGGAAATTATAAGTCAATCTGAACTGGATATGCTAAAAGAATTATCAAAGGAGGATGCTTAAATGAAACTTATTTTAAAAGACAAACAGGAAATTGAAATTTCCAATACAAATATTAATTATAACACTAATTTAAGTGAAGATGAGCGTAGAAGTATTACTTTTGTTTTAGATGAGCCAACTCTTACTACAGAAAATCTCATTAAAATGCTCACAAGAGAAAATCTTGAACATATAGAAATTAATTCTGCTGCAAAAACAATTGAGAAAGAAAATTTAAAGCTTATTACTGTATCTGAAAATCTCACAGATGATCATTATAGAATTGAAATAAGACTTTCAACTAATTAATCGAGAGGGCTAACTACCCTCTCTTTTTATGTTATGTTTTAACATTTCTTTTAATGACTTATGTCATTATCTTTAATTCAATTCAAAAGGAGGCTTGATATTATGCCAGAAATCAAAGGTATTGATGTTTCCAGATGGAATGGAAAAATCGACTGGAAAACCGTTGCTAATTATGGAATGGGCTTCGCTATCCTACGAATCACAGAAAAAGGAAATATTATTGATAGCACATTCGAACCTAATTATAAAGGCTGTATTGAGAATAAAATTCCTGTTGGAGTCTATAAATACAGCTATGCTACTACTATTGCTCAGATTAAAAATGAAGCAAATGTAGTTATTAAAACATTGAATAAAAGAAAACTGGATTATCCAGTGTTTCTTGATATAGAGGATAAATGTCAGGAGAATTTATCTGACAATTTAATGATGAAAATGATCGAAGCGTTTAGAGCTATTATTGTCAAAGCTGGATATAAATTTGGTATTTATTGCGGCTATTCTTGGTATCAGAACCAGTTACCAGAAGGTGCTAAAAAGTATGATTGTTGGGTTGCCCGATATCCTAATAATGATACCGGTGAATTACAGGAAAGATTAAGAGTTCCTGCTTCTACTGGTGTTATTGGATGGCAATACTCTAGTAAGGCAACCATTCCTGGTATTCCAACAAAAACTGATCGAAGTGTATTCTATAAAGACTATTCTAAATCTTCTACTACTTCTACAAACTCTCCCAAACCAACAACTACACAAGGAAGTGACGCTATGAACAAAGAAAAGGCTATTGATGCTCTTATTGCTTGCGCTGAAAATGAGGTTGGATATTTAGAGAAGAAATCTAATTCTCAGCTTGATGATAAAACTGCAAATGCAGGTTACAATAACTACACTAAATACTGGAGAGATGTATATCCTCAGTATCAGGCACAGGCTTGGTGCGCTGCATTTGTGAGCTGGTGTATGATGAAAACATTTGGTCTTGATGTAGCTAAAAAACTCCTTAAACATTGGCCTTATGTATACTGTCCTACTCTTGGAAATCTCTTCACAAAGTATGCAAATCCACAGCGAGGAGACATTGTAATCTTCTATCGTAATGGTACATTCGCTCATACTGGATTAGTAACAAAAGTCGAAGGAGATAAATTTTATACTATTGAAGGTAACACTTCAGGAGGCTCTTCTATTGTTCCAAATGGTGGTGGAGTTTATGCTAAGAGTTATTATAATTCAAATCTCCCTGGGACAAAGTTTTGTCGTCCAGACTATTCTATTGTCACATCTATTTTAACATCTAATACTTCTTCTACATCATCTCCTGCACCTGTACAGCCATCTTATACTGCATGGGTAGGTTCTTGTACAGTAGACGATACAGACGTGTTCTCAGGTGCTACAGGAGCTTCTAAGCTGGCTACATATCCTAAACTTAATGCAGGTAATCTTGTGGATATCATCGGTGAATCTGGTACAAGATATCAGGTTCGTATCGCTGCAAAATATATAGGGTATGTAGAAAAATCTAACATTAAAAATCCTAATACTCCTGCTGCAACAACTACAAAAAAATATCCATTTGTAGGAAAGGTAACTGCAAGTAAATTGAATGTTCGCAAAAAACCCGGTACTGAACATCCGTTACTTCCAGAGTATCCGATGTTAAATAAAGACAATCTTATTAATGTCCTCGGAGTTACAAAAGATACTAAAGGTGACAGATGGTACAAAGTATCAATCACTAAAAAAGAATATGTTGGCTATGTATCAGCCAAATATATCATTAAGGCATAAGGAGGTACGTCATGGGTATTGAACAGATACAGAAAATCCATGAGTTTGGTGAGATCAATGTGATCATATCTTTACTTCTTTGTGCAATGCTTGTTATAGCTTTAAAAGCTGGATGGGAGAAACTTCTTGATGTTCTTGGTCTCGAAACAAAAGCATCTCTACAGAAGAAAGCTTTAGAGAAGAAGTTGTCTGATATGGAACAGAAAATTGCTGATTTTGAGCAGTCTCAGCATAATTATCATGATCAGTCCATTAATATCAGAGATAAACTCGAAGATAATCAGAAAGTCTTACAGGATGGCATTAATGAACTGAAGACGCTTCTCATCAATAAAGAAATTGATGATATAAGAACAACTATTTTAGAATTCTCTAATACTGTTATGAACGACAGAGACTATAATAAAGAACAATACGAACATATTATTGATTTGTATGATAAATATGAAAAAATTCTTGAGCAGAACGGAATGACCAATGGTCGTGTTACTGCCTCAATGGAGTTCGTATTAAAGAACTATCAAGATTTAATGGACAATGGTTTTAAAAAATAATCCTTGCATTTATATGTAGGGATTATTTTTTATGGGGAAGGCTATATGGAAAATAAATTTTTATCACCTGAAATAAATCAAAAAATTTATGATTATTGTAAAAATACGATTACTGATTCACTGAAATTTTACTTATATATACATATTGTCCCAAAAGAAATAAATTCATATGGACATGATAAGTATTATGTAGGAATTACTTCAAGACATCCTAAAATACGATGGATGAACGGACTTGGATATAAGACACAAATGTTTTATAGAGCAATTGAAAAGTATGGTTGGAATAATATTGAACATAAAATTATTGCCTCAGACTTAAGTCAAACCGAAGCTGAAGAATTAGAAAAAGAAATTATTTTATATTTAAAATCTAATCAACCAGAATATGGGTATAATATTGCTTCTGGTGGAATGTTTGTTGGTGGACATTGTGTAAAAATTGCTCAATATGACTTAGATGGAAATTTTATTAAATCATATCCCAGCATAGGAAACGCTGCATTAGAAATAAATCAAAATAAAGAGAGTGGTGGAATACGTTGGGCACTATCTCAAGAAGGCCGTACATGGAAGGGATTTATGTGGAGAGAATATGAAGAAGATCCTATACCAAAAATAGAACCATATATACCTTATGATTGTCGTACTCCTATCTTACAATATGATTTATATGGTAACTTTATCAAAGAGTGGGATAGCCTGAAAGAAGCATCTGATTATTATAAAACTTATTGTATATCAAATGCATGCAGGCAGCTGGCTCCTACCGCTGTTGGGTTCCAATGGAAGTATAAAAACGACGACAGAATTATAAAAGATATTCATAATAGCACTAATAAGAAAACAATTTATGTATATACATTAGATGGTCAATTTATTAATCAGTATGAAAGTATTTCTGATGCAGTTAGAAAATTAAATATACCAATTAATCGTTCATATTTGGATGTGTCTAATTGTTATGCTGATATTCGGAAAAATTCTTCACATGGATATAGATGGTGCGATACATATTATGATAAATTACCACCACTATTACAACGTGGGAAACCTATTATTCAACTTAACAATAATAAGCAAATTATAAATATATTTAATAACATGAATATGGCAACTAATGAAACATCAGAAAGCCGATCAACAATTACAAACAGTTCAAATAAAGATAGATTAACCAAACGTGGATATTATTGGAAATTTGCATCTGATATATCATCAGATAATCTAAATTTTATTAATGAAGATATTAAAGAAAAATATTATGAAATGACCGCATAAAATTTTATGGGTAGTCAAGCATTATACTTGGCTACCCATTTTTTTACTTTGATTCTTTATCAAGCATATTCCGAACGTCTTCTACAGAAAGTCCTTTTTCTCGAAGTAATTTGGCAAGATCTTTCATAGACTGTTCTTCTTTTACGGCTGCTTCTTTCTTCTCTGCTGCAACAAGATCTTTAGAAAGATTCTTTTTCTGCAATTTAAGAGTCTTAAGCTCGTCAGTAAGCTTAGTAATTTGTTCTTCTGTTGATGCAATCTGCGCTTTAACTTCTTCAGTTGTTAATTCCACTACTCGTCTTTTACCTCTCATTTGAAGTACCTCCTGACATAATTATAAATAATCATATCATAAAATTATTAAAGGTACAAGATGTCACCGGAGTGTTAACATCATTTACCTACCTCCTCTGGTAGTTATTTTAGGAAAATTGTCTCATTGTACTGTTTAGTTTTGACACCATTTGTACACCATTTTTGTGTTAAGTTACGTGAAGATATAACATGATACGTGAATGTTAATCCTTTAAATTCAATATATAATGGTTAAAAATGGTCATATTTATTTAGTTTCATGTTCCTCATGGAAATGCTTATATTTTTCTATAAGTCGTTTATAAATCCCTGTAAAATCAATGGTTTTAATGTGTTAATATTGATTTTACACCATTTTTACACCATTCTATGATTAGCTGATTTTTTGGAATGCTCTGCACGTATTTATATCATTCATCGTACTTTCTAACAACTTAATGTCACTCATTTTTTTATCACTTAAAACTTCTGTATAGATATCCATGGTCATCTGAATATTTGTATGTCCAAGATATGATTGTACTGTCTTTGGTGGGATTCCTGCCTCAAAACAGCGTGTGGCAAATGTGTGTCTGAATGTATGCGCACTAAATTTTGGCATCAGAGGCTGATTTTGAGATGCTCTAATTTTATTAACATTATTTCTTACTGTACGTATCGAACTACCAAGTACTTCATCCATCAAAGGTCTATTATTTCTTGTCACGAAAAGGAGCTTACCAAGAACGTCAGAGTCATAATCAATCGGTGGCAATGTATTGAGCTGCTGTACTTGATCTTCAATTGCTTTTCTGCATATGGAATTCATCGGTACGGTTCTTATACTGGATTTAGTTTTTGGTATGCTGATTTTGTATCCTAAAAAATCATCTTTTGAAGATTTTCTAAAATAAGTTAAAGTTTTAGTAACATTTATAGTATTATTTTCAAAATCAATATCATCTAAAGTAAGCGCTCTCAGTTCTCCTGAGCGAAGTCCTGTATTAACTGCGACAACATATAGATTATAATAGAAGCATCCTTTCGCCATAAAGAAAAAATCTCTTTGATCCTCACGGGATAAGGTAACGATTTTTCTTCTTTCAGTTCCGATTATTTTTATGCCTTTTGCCGGGTTTTTAGTACATAAATCATTATCCATAGCATAAGAGAATAAATCGCACAAAACTGTACGTATATTATTGACTGTACTTTTATGTAACCTTTTACCCAGCCCGTTAAGTAAATCTGTTACCATCAATTTAGTAATTGATGACAATGGCAATCTGCCTAGCACAGGTTTTATATAGCAATGGTATGTACGTATATATATTCTAATTGTACTTGGCTTCAGAACAGGTTCTTTATATACCCTCATCCACTTTTCATACCACTGATCCAAAGTCATATTAGAGTCTACTACATTATTTTTACTGTAATTATCTACAACTTCACTCATTAATGCATTTTTAACTTCTTTTAAAGTTATCCCGTATACGCATCTACGCTTCCCGAACCTATCTGTAAATCGGGCTTGATATCTACCGTCCTTTCTCTGTGAAATGCCCTTTCCGAGTTCTTTACCTTTTAAATCTTTTCCCATTATACATCATCCTTTCAAAAAGTCCGTATGTACAATGAGGCAATTTTCTACATTAATCATATCATACATACGGACTTCTTTCAATTATAAATAGACAATGCTATCTAAATATTTTTCAAACTTCTGTCTTTTTATCAGACACCTGTTACCGGAGTACATGACAAAAGTACATCCCGGTTCTTTAACAAGCTCACGTAGCTTATTCTTTCCTATATTAAAGTATTGAGCGGCCTCATCTATAGTTAGAGCATATTTCTCAGATAATGCGATCATCATCTTCTACTTTCCAAAATCCAAGTTGATGCTCCAAATCTTCTATTAATTTAGTATTGTCACTCTGAATTACTACCTCAATTGTTTTTGGAAGTTCAAATGATAACACTCCTAAAATAGATTTAAGATCTATAATATATCTTCCAAATTTTCCATCAATATCGCAATCTTTAAACTTATTTGCAATAGATACAACAGCCGTAGCATCTGCTGAATTATTTAGTCGAATTTTCATAGTTATCCTTTCTTTTTATCAAATAAAATGATATACTATGCATGGTTGTATTTGATGTATAGCATTCATACATATAACCATACACATTTTTCTTTAAAGAGGCACTAACCATATACGGAGTGCCTCTTTTTTTTACTTTTAATCATCATATTCCCATTCACGAGTGTGTCTATTATAATGACTATTCGCTTTGCACCGGAAGTCATGTTGAGCAGGATCCCCTTTAATAAGTGGACACTCATTACAATGGACACGATTATTTTTATCATATGCGCTATATTTTTCGCATATAGCCTTTTCTTTGTCTGTTGTAAGCATAGTTACACGTCTTCATCCTGTGGCATTTCAAATGTATTGGTTTCTTCTAGTGCAGCAAGTACATTATTCATAGATGAAATAGATAAAACCGTATTATTGCCTGAATAAAATACATTCATAGAATGCCATTTATCATTTTGTTTTCTTAATTTATTCAATACATTATGTGCTTTTTTAGAAGAAGAATATTCTCCAAGTAATACAGAACTATTTGCATATTTCATACGAATCTGATTTCCATTATATATAGAAAATGTCTTTCCAGATGCATCTAAATAATTTTCTTGATTTTGACTTCTGATCCACATAAAACCCTCCTATTCATTCTTTGTTGTACTTCCAAATCCGCCATTTCGTACTCCTGCAGCTTCATCATCAATAGTAATACCATATTCAACAAAAATACCCTGAGCGAATCCTTCTCCGCGAAGTACATTAAGATTTTTCCATGGTCTTTTACTATCATTAGTGACTTTAATAAAGATATGACCTTCATTATCAGAATTATAGTAATCACTGTCGATGATACCTACTGTATTATCAAGCTGCAGACGATATTTGAATCCAAGGCCGCTTCTTGGATAGCATTTCAGCACCCATCCTTCATCAATCTTACATCTAATTCCAGTTGGCACTTTTACTGTTTCACCTGGTTTCATATTAAGTGTAAGCGGTGCGAAGAAGTCATAACCGGCACTTCCTACTGTTGCTCTTTTAGGAAGCTCAATACTCCCATAAATGCCTTCTATTTCACGTCTCGTGTCAGCGTCAGAGGTGTCTAATTCGAATGTATCACACCAATCTTTCATGAATTCTTCTAAGCTTACTTTTTCAAACTTTGCTATTCTTTTCATTTACAAATCTCCTTTTTTAAATATTCAATATATTCATTCCATTCGCCTAATGAATGGATATATTCTTTAGTTTTTAAACATTTTTTCTTCATATCTTTTTTCAAATCAATTGTCCTATACTGCTTACTTTTTTGAAGTTTATTGGTCAAAAAAGCATCGGTTACCCTAGAGACTAACAAGTAATCCTTGCTGTCCATAGAATCCAAAATAGCGTTGTATTCTGCTAAATCTTCCTCAGGAATAGGGTAATCACATTTGGGTAAGTTCTTAGTCGAGAAAGGACTAATATCAGCTCCTGCAATCGCAGGTTTAAGAAAAAGTGCTATGTATTCTAACTTACGAGCATGGAACTTAAACTCTATTTCTTTGTCATTTTCCATGATACTTCGTACAGTTCCTTCATCTTCAAGTGCCTTATATAATTCTTCATAAGTTTCATATTCTGGTAACCCAATATCATTAGCTATAGCTTTTAAAATATTGTGTCCTCTTCCTATAGATGGGATATAAGCTACAAGAGTAGAAAAACCATAATGATATATTTGAGCACCACCATAACACTTAATATAAATATCATCAAAACTTGAATCTATTCCTCCAGAATCATCTCTGGGATAATCATTGGTACTTTGATCTATCGCAGCTTTTAGTCTGTAAGTACCTTTATATTTCATTAGATATTTTGCCATTTAAAACCTCATTCCTCATATTGTCTTAACTCATTAATAAAGGTAACAAAAACGCCCATAAGCACCATGCTGAATGCGTGACTTCAATGCCTACAATTACTGCTAATGCAGTTGAAATCCATGCTGCTGCTTTTGTAAATTCCATAATTAATTCTCCTTTAATACCATAATAACTGCATTACACATACCAATAATCCTTTGAAATTTTTCATCTTTCGAATGAACGTTTGCGCTAGGCAAGGCATATCCATTTTCTGCAATTTCTTTTATTGCTGACATCCATTCAACAACAATATTACTACCAGATTTTTCCTGAGACATTTTTTTATCTGGTGGTGATACATAAGGCAATTGTTGCGGCCTTCCTGGTGTCATATCTGCTTCCTCCATTAATTCTCCTTTATGCTTTCCATAAGTTCACTACGAATTTCATCATACATTTTATGTAACTTAGGATTAACAAAAGTCATCCATTCTCGCCGTTTATCCTGTATCATAAGTGCTCTCAACATGGTCCCAGAGATGGGTAATTCTTCACGATTAATGATTAATTCGGTTGTGTTCTTTAAATCTTTCTTGTCGAACCATCCACTCCGGCTATCATCATTACCATAAATCATTACATCTGGATTTTTATAAATATATCGATCTGCATTTTGAAGAAGATATCTACCCCAATCTGGTGTGATATCATTTTCATCAGTAAGGTCTGATAATGCATAAATCATAATGTTTGGATCATCACCATATACTTCACGTATCATCTTGATTCTAGTATTAACATTCAAAGGATTACGTTTTGTCCCACATTCTTGTGCACTGCCAACAAGAATAAGCATCCGATCACAAAGCAATAACCCAGTATCAATAAGTTTTTCATGGCCTTTGTGGAACGTTTGAAAACGCCCACAAACAAGCCCAACATCATATGGTTTCATGTTATTTCTTCTCCTCTTTAATTCCAAGTGTATAAATAAATGTTACTAAGAACACAATGGAAAAAGCGATATATATAATAATTGCTGCAGGAATAGTAAATATAACTGTAAGAAATATATATATCTTACCGAACCAATTTTTATTTTGGGACCACTTTTTATATTCTTTTATTGGTAATAATTCATCAATTGCACAATTAATTATTAAAATTGTTGTGAAAAGAATTTCGATTAACAAGAATGATATAAATATGTTCTCCATTATTCTGCCTCCACTTTTAATTCAGGATTAAATACCGGAATCTTCTCTGATTTGAAGAGACATCGTTTATGCATTAAATCAATCTTAGCTTTTACAGCCAGATCGTCAATCTCTCCTGTACGAAGATATCTGTCCAGAACTTCATATGGGAATCCTAAATTGTCCTCATCTGTCTTTCCACATAATCCATCAATTGGAATCTTTTCAATAAGTTCTGTAGGAAGCAATAATTCATATCCAAGTTTTTTAACTTCATATACAGTTAATTTTCCTAACGGACTAAAATCACCTGCCGAATCACCATACCTGGTTTCATAACCGACATATGATTCTGAAAGATTACATGTATTTGCTACTCTTCCATTACAAGACTGAGAGACAGCATATAATGTAGACATTCTAATACGTGCCGGAAGATTTATTTTTGTCTGTTCGCTGATCTCGATTCCTGAGCTTTCGAGTCTTGACAATACACTTCGAACTGTGTCGCTAATGTTGATTTCGTATGATTTAATATCAAGAAATTCACAAAGCTTGTACGCAGCATAAATATCTTTCTGCTGACCCTGTGGCATTAGTACACCAATTACACGATCTTTTCCAAGAGCTTCTACACAAAGCGCTGCTACTACGGAAGAATCTTTTCCACCAGAGATTCCTACAATTGCATTGCAGCCGGGACCATTCTGATCGAACCAGTCTCTGATCCACTGTACAATTTCATTCTTGAGTTCTTTAAAATATCCATCGTAATATTTCATCTTATAATCCTCCTAAACAATTAATATATTGTTTAACATTGCCATTATCATATGTCTTTGTAATCAATACGGCAGACACTGTTTGTCCTATTCTTCCATGATATTTACGATATGTACTTTCATCACTAAGTGAATATTCCACTCCGTTATAGTCTACCGTAATTTCATACTCGGCATAATCTGTCCGAAATTGTGGAACATGATTAATTATACCTATGAAACGAGTTTCTTTCGGTTTATAGTATTCATTAACAATTTTGACTTTTACACTTTCTTCTTTCTTATCAATACATTTAGCGCAACCAGTCAACATAAATGCACTGATAAGCAGAAGAATTAATATAGTAGTTACCTTTTTCATTTTGATTCCTCCTGCAGTTCCTTTCTTACTTTCATAAGAATTTATATGTAACTCCTACTGTCCTTTATGTCTTGACATATCGACTGTTGTTTTAAAATATTTACCAATTGTTGCAATTGTTGCACAAATAACAGGGATCATTGGTTTCGTAAATCTAGTTGTATTAAATATGATATTTAATCCATTAACCAATGCGTCCCCTACAAAAAAATTTCAGTATACATCCACCTATGTAAGCAAACATAAATGATAATGCCGGACTAATAACAAGAGTGAAAATCGCAAGGATGATTACTGTAAACGCACCTATTCCTTCTAATGTATTATCTTTTCTGTTCATTTAATTCCTCCGAATCTTTTTCATATTCAACTACAATTACATGTAATCCATATCTTCTTGCAGTATCAATCATATTTTTTGTACCTCGCGATTCACCATCCCAAAATGCGATCAACGTACCAGAGCCTGATTCTGATGCAAATTTTGCCATTTCATTATTACGTCTAGGGCCAGCAGACTTTCCATAAACTCCCCATAACGCTTGAAATCTTATAACGGAGTAACCATTATCAAACGCATAACATTCACCAAGCCTATCTGCACCTTTTGCACCACCACTGATAACTCTAATTTGCTGAGTGTTATTAACTTGATTCTCTTCGATATAATCTGACACAGTTTTCTTAAGCAAACGATAATCATCAAAATCTCGTGAACCGGCTATAATAATATTCATCGCCTCGCTCATTCATCCAGCCTCCATAATTCCACATCATAATCTTTAAGTTCCTCTTCAATGATTTTATAAACCACTTCCCAGTCTGCTCCCCCTCTTACACAACCAATCTTATACGGAAGTGCTACTGAGGTTCTACAAAGATCTTTTCCTTCTAGTCCATTTTTTTCACGCCATACTCCAAAATGTTGCGAAATATATCTTAAACCATCTCTAAAAGCTTCAAGATCTGTATACTGTTTACCATCATATCCATAGTTATTTTGTGCGAATAAAGACAATACAATTTGACCTCTATCTTTCAATAAATATGCATCACATGTTCCGAGTAGTTCTTCCGGCTCGAACTTACAAAATTCACAAAACTTTCTATAGTGTTTATAAATGCCTTCATCATAATCTCTTAATGCTTTAGCAACTCCAGATCCCATAACACCCTGGCAGTTAACCTGATGAATTATAAAATCTGTCTTTGCATTAACAATATTACCTTCAATAATTTTAATCATAAATCTTTTCCTATAAATCCTGAAATGTAAACTTCTCGCCACAGGAGCAAATCACTTCTCCAATAGTTCCGATTGATGTTGGTGTAAAGCACCATGTAAGAGAGCCGCCTATGCAACCATGTCCCATTGCTCTCTGTTCCATAGTTTTCAAACCATGTTTCTCAGCATCATGTTTTAATTCCCACTCTCTGATTTTCTCTTGTTCTTTTTCTGAAATTGGAAATCCTCTGTACAGATCCTCTTTCGCTTTTTTCAATTCTGCTTCCATTCTCTGCATTTCAGAATCTTTATAATGCTCATCTTTGAGCTTCTTGTTTTCTTCTTCTAAGTATTTAATTCGTTTTTCATAAGTATCTGCTTTATCAACAATCCCCTGACAAAGATCTGAAACTGAATCCGTAAAATATGTACTACTCATTTTTATACCTCCTTCATTAAATATTTCACTGGAACCCTTTTAGTCAGCCAAACTCCATTTTTAGATAAGTAAAATTTGTATCCATCTTTGTACATCTGTTCACTATTGATAGAATAAACAACTTCTTTACCATGTCTCTTGCCGACAGCTTTGGCGGTTTCAACATCTTTTGACAAATGAACATATAAACGACTTTTAGGAATCAGTCCATTCTGATCAATAGACGCTATATATTTCTCGCCAGTTCCATGATAAAGAATTTTAGGTGGCTCTTTCTCTTCCAGTTCTACATCTACCGGAATTGAATGTCCCTGATTCGCTCTGATCAATGTCTTGTCATCATTGAAAGAATATCGCTGCTTATTGTCAGTCCGTACAATTTCCTCTAAAAATTCTTTGTTGAATCCGGGATTGTTTTTAGCGATACCCTGAATCAGTTCTTCTACATTCGCCCAACCATGTTCATCTATAGTAATACCAATAACTTCAGGCTTATGTCTTAATATAAGACTTATATATCTACTAATACTTTGTAAATTCATTCTCTTTACTCCTCTTTACTCCATAAATGATGAAACGTGTACAGTTACAAAATCACTATGTGCACGAATATAATCCAAAGTTTTTACTGTATCCTCTACAATTGCAATCTGAGACGGCTTAAGCCCAAGCTTTTGTTGCAGCGTCTGAAGCACAGTAAGTTTTTCTGTCTTTTCTAAAGTAAAATAGATATTATCATCCGGAAGGCCGTAATTATCTTTGATAAAAGCTCTTTTGCCGGGGATCTCACTGAAAGGACTCTTTGAACAAGCATATACTTTGTCAATACCTTTCTTTTGAATGAACTCTTGCATTAATTTAATCGGACGTACATCTTTATACGGATTCTCACCGGAAGCTACAAGTCTATCCCATTCATCATCAGTCATACTGTGACTCAGTTCTGAAAATTCATATGGAGCAAGCACACCGTCCACATCCATTACTACAATTACATCATCTTTTAATAAATAATCTGTAATTTTACTCATCTTTGTTTCCTCCGTTTAATCTTTCTCTAATGTCTTCAAATGTTTCTTTATTGCAAGCTTTCCCATCTACAAATACGGTACTTAACGCTCCGTCACGAAATACATCATTATACCCGTCTTCACACTGTAATTCTCCATTGTCATCGTAATATATACAACAACACCCTTTATGAGATTTTTTCAAATGACTCGTATCGGTTTTGGGATCTTTATAAATCATAATTGGTTCACCGTTGACGATTCCATATGTAGCTTTCATAGCAATGCCAAACATATCTCTAGTTACAACAACCATGTATCCATCAGGTTCTATAACTGCTGAGAAGCAAAATGCTCCGACTCCGAATACGATATTGTTTGCAGCAAATCCTTTTTTCTTCAGTTCTTCCCATACCTGCTTTACATTATTAAGAGTACATCCGTCTCCATAGATAATTCCAATGTGAGAATCAAGTACTTTATATCCTTTGCTATTTACTGTTCCGCCGAATGTATTCCAAAGCTTTTCAATTGTCTCTACAGCAATTTCTACCATATCTCCGGAATCTGGACGGACCAGAAGTTTGCCATTATGCTGCATGATTTCTTTTTTACAAGCCGGAAGAATATTATCAATCATGTTCCAGTAATCATAAGTGTCAGATACCATACTAAAAGATGCATTAGGATATAGTTCCGTAAGTAGTCTTTTTACAAATGTGATTTCATCACCGTCTACTGCATAATTTGAAGCCATAACTGAATGTTCTGTTGATACAGCACCAATTCCGATTCTTTCAGTCCAACAGCAAGCATCATAATATGTATCTATATAATCAATAGCAGGAATTGTGCTTGTCTTATCAAATGATAATAACCAAGCAGATGAACATCTTACTGCCTCTTCCATGCAAGACATTCCTCTCATACCAAAGTCTGAGCAGGCCATTTCAGGTCTTAAAAGGTCATCACAAGTCATTTTATAGTAGTCATTTGCAAGTTCTCTATACATATGACCAATTGTTGCATGAGCACATGGTTTCCAGAGTTCAACCTGCAGGATACATTCTATCCACTGTACTACCCAAGCAAAATATGGATGTGTGTTTGTAATTTCGATGCATGGGATGCCCATTGGTACTAATGTTCCCTCCGGGATAGCACATATCTGAATTGGAAGATATCCTAATTTATGAAGTTTTATAATCGGCTCCAGGTCATAACTGTTTCCCAACTGTATATCCATACTATATTTGTATGTATGCTCAACTTCTGCTGCTGTTAATTCAAAAAAGTTTTTATTAAAATAATCAATCAGATATTCTTCAATAAATGCCTGTAGACCAAAGAATACCATTTTGTTCTGATTCTTAAGCATTGATCTTCGTGGGGTCCAGTAAGATACTAATTTCGTCAGTCCTTTCGGATAGATTTTATTATGGATCTGTTTATATGTGTCTGAGAGCAAAATTGCCATTGTATTCATTATTTTTCATTCTCCTTTTTATCATTTACAACTTTGTCAATCTGATCAGTAATATAATCAACTACATCTTTGCCAGTTTTGCCAACCGCTTGAATATTATCTGGTGTGATTTCATTTACAACTGCCATCGTATATATTGTTTCTGTACTTGGAGTGATAACCAAAGTAACTGCGCTGATGACAGATACTATCGCGCATTTCTTCATAAAACTTTTATGAGTTAATACAGATCCATAGTCTATGTCACCCTCAATGAATGCTATACATATCGCAATTATGCAGCATATTAAAATACATCCAGCAAGAATTTTCAAAGAATCTGCTCTACTTGCAAAATAAATCGTCCAAGGACTAATAATCGGTTTCATAATGCCTCCTTATCTAAACCTCTCAACCAGTTCAATCTTAGGACTTTCCAGATTTGTCAAGATCGTATCTGTCGTATAAATCTTCTCAATCAGTCCATTGTTTTTCAGAAGCTCTCCTTCATAAATAGTGTTTTCACAATGAGTTACATAAAGATAAATCTTACCTACACCGGCCTCTTTCAGCTTTTTAGCACTATAATAAAAAGTACCACCTTTGCTGCAGATATCATCTACAATCAGGATGTCTTTACCTGGTAGCTGATCAATTTCACCTGATAAATCTAAGCCTTTAATCTCTCCCGTTTCCCAATCTCTATTCTTAATACCGAAAGCATATGGAAGATGTACTGCTGAAGAATATCGCTTCATGGATCCCGCATCCGGATAAAACATCATAAGGTTATTACTCGCAATCTTCTTAACAGCATCCTCAATCATTCGATTCGGGGATTCTACATGTACTTTATTAAATAATGCGGCAGATACATCAGAATGCGGATCTAAAACTTCTACTTTTCCAAAATGTAATGAATTAATAGTCTGAGCAAAATATTTTAAAGTAAATAATTCGTTCTTATGCTTAACTCGGTCCATACGTGCATCTGGGATATAAGGCATATATAAATTAGGCACTACTCTATGATCCCAACAATATCTAGTAATATATTCAACTGCTGTTAACTCTTCCATTGATTCAAAGAACCATTCAATATTATCTCTGTGCCATCCGCCAATAGGAGGAATATCCTTAAATAAGAATGTTCCATCCGGATATTTATCAAGTTTGATTTCTACGTCGTTTAATTTAATCATTCAAATCACCTTTCTACCATGTAATACAGTTACTGGTTCCCAATCCAGACTTATTAGTTTCATATCTTTCATTATATAATTGTTCTAGTTCGGCAAGCTCTTTATCAGTAAGATTTGCTTGCTGCATAATATTTAATATCCCACTCAGTAAAGATGCTATATCTTGAATATTTGTTCTGAAAGAATAATCGTCTTTTAAATCGTCATGCAGCATTAAATCTATACATTCTGGTTTTTGTGATAATTGCATAATTTGTTCTTTTACTTTATTCAATTTAATTCTCTTCCTTATGAAAAATACTAAATCCCCAGTTACTTTTCTTGAACGTTTCACGTATAAGTGCAACTGGCTCCCAATATTCTTTAAAATGAGTTATAGCCAATGTTTTTTGACACGGAAAACCTGCACTTATTATGTCTGCTTGACATCTTTCATATAGTTCTTCAACATTTAACTTCCCATATCTCAAAGTATCCTGATGTGGATTTGGAACATTGGTTAAATCTTTGATGTCCGGATTAATTTCTTCCTTATTACATTCAGTTGGGAACGCACCGGCTCCATGCCGCGTCATATATGTACGTGTCACATAACAAGCTTCTATATTAATTTCATCAGTCCATCTTATAGCCTTTATAATTCTGGCAGGATTCTTAATACCAGTATTTGATGGTGTAAGATGTGGGTAATATTCAGTATTATTTTGATCCAAAAGAAGCCCCTGACCATTTTCAAACACAATGGTGTCGTATCCATTAAGTAGTAATTGAATATTATTTACAACATGTACATGAGACATCATAAAATCAAGATCTTCATTGTAATGGTCTCGAAGCCCAGGATTTTTTACGGGATGAAATAATTCTTCTTCCTGCTCAGATAACGTAATTCCCATGTTTTTGAACATGTTCATATAATATGTCCATGATAATGAATATGAATCAATATGCTTTTTATATCGTTGAATGGTATTATAAATACCCATTCCACAACTTCCGTGTTTATTATTACCGCGACTTCGCTCAATAATTTGATTTGCCATCATATCAAGAGGATTCGTAATCATACATTGTTCATGAACGTACACATAAGGTTCCCATCCTAATTTCTTCAACTCTTCCCATTCTTCCCTAAATACCAGAGGATTTAAAATAAAATCCTCCGGTAAATAAGTATCTGCTCCGTTTAATGTTCCAGAGCCGAAATGGTGAAAGACATGCCGTGTTCCATCTGATTTTAATACTGTATGTCCTCTCTGGGCACCGCCATTTGAACACACAACGATACAGTTATCTGCATTTTTAGTATAATAATCTGTTAATTTGCCCTTGCCCTCGTCACCAAAGTTTGCTCCGATGACAATTTTTATATCTTTCATAAGTTATTCTCCTTACCAAACAATAGCTCCTGATTCATCTGTCTCTGCAGAAATTACAGTGGATGAGACTACTACAGGTTCATTATTTTCTGCAGCCGCAACTACAATCTTTACAATTTCATCTGCAATATCATCAAGACGATTAATGGTCCTAAAATGATTATCATCAAGATACTCTGAAAAAGACTCAACTATTCCTCTCTGGTCATATCCATCACGATGATTTACATTAATGTGATAAATATCAAATTTCTCAGATGTTTCCATATATAAATCTTTAGTTTCTACATCGGCCTGAAGCGTATCGCCAGTTGTAATTCCTAATCCAGAGCGTCGTCCTGATACTGGTAAGTACGGATTAAGACGTTCGTCCCCAATTGTGATAATTACGCCTTTTTTACCCCTATTCCAACAATCAAGTTTTGTATGACGAGATCCAAAATACCAAGCAGCAGTATATGACTCGAAACAATTACCTCCGCCGCCAAATTCAAAATAGATTTTATCAAGCTGCTCCGCAATTCTAATATCGGATTCAAACTGTGATGCCTGAATTGGATAATTATCATATGCTAAATCACCAATACCCATAATCATAAATTCTACATCTTTAATCTGACCATATAATTTTGTCATGATTTCATTAAGTCTTTTTGCAATTTCTACTGCGGTCTGTCCCATAGATCCTGTGACATCCAAAGCTAAAATAACTGGTAAAGTATTCGGATGCTCTTCATTATCACAACATTCTCTAATAACACCTTTAGGATCGAGTGCTGCATCAATATTTTTTGCTTTAAACATTTCCTGATTAGAATAACTTCCTGTAACTACTCCTCGTGAATCAGTGTCATATCCTTTTGATGTTGAATAACTTACAAAACTTCTAGTATCCCAACTTCCACATCCCATAATTATTCATCCTCCTCTAAATCATCTTCACTATCTTCTGCATCTGTATCATCAATACTAAAATCAAACATACCGTCAAATACATCTCCCATACCTCCACTCATCATCATAAATGGCATCATAGCATTCATCGGATTGTTGTCCGTTCCAGTTCCAGTTCCGGTACCGGCTGCTCCATTCATCATCTGAGACATCATCATATATTTAAAGATTTTGTTTGCACTATTCTTATCTTTTCCAAGATTACTTCCGAACATCGATACAATTTTCCCATAGAAATAAGTATTGCCCATAAATACATGGCGTTCCGGCAGGATTGTTTCAACTGTAGAGTCCTCATAATTAATTACAGTGATCTTTGTTTTATCTGCTTCGATGACGCACTTAGGTTTGCCATTTACAAGGATAATATCTCCTTTAGTTACCTTATTTGTAGGAATGACGAAGAAAAAGTTTTCATCTACTCCAGGAAACACGAAATTGCCACAGTTTGTGAGCTTGCCGGATTTAACATTGTAACTCTTATATCCATTAGAAGTTTTTACCGCAATATTACCGCTCATGGATAACTTGCACATTCCACTACCGATTTTTCCAAACATTCCATTCATAAAATTATTCATCATTTTAATTCCCTCCATTGTTTAATTTAATTTCTATTGATTACATTAATCTGGCAGCTTTCCATTACATCAAGAGCCGCTTTATGCTTTTCCGGTGTTGATCCTGCGCAGCATGATGCATCAACTGTGATTTTTGCCTCTGGATAATAAGTTTTAATCAAAAGAGCGTTCGTAATAACACAGATATCTGTGCATATGCCAATAATTTCAATATCTAATAAAGAACCATCTGTAGTATTAAATATTTCTTCCCAATTCCAGTCATCAAATCCAAAAGTAGATTTACAACATACCATAAAACTATCGAGATTTTTATAATCAAGTTCATCAACAATTTCCCAACCTTTAGTACCATACATACAATGTTCAGGAAGTTTTCTGCCCTCTGAAGTATCTGCGTAATCTGAATGATGAGTATCCTTTGTAAGAATTACATAGTTCTTATTATTCTTATATTCATCAAATTTCTCTTTTACATTCGGAATAATAGCTTGGGCTTCCGGTGTACCAAGTGAACCGGTTACAAAATCATTCTGTACATCAATCACAATCAGAACTTTCTTTTTCTCTTTTTTCATTTTTATTCTCCCATTCTTTAATTTGCTGTGCTCCATCTTCAACTTGCTGCTTATCATGTCTTGAATAATTATCTGCTGGACCATAAGCACCTTTATGTCGATATGAAGCATGTCCTTTACGAGTATTAGTTTTTACTGCAGTTCCACCCATGCCAAGTCGTCCACTGTGTCCTTTATGTAACATCCCCTCTTTAAAATCAGGATCGTTCAAAGTTTTATATCCATGATACATAAGTTCTCGTTGACTTATTAATTTTTTTCTACGTTCAATATTTCGTAGTCTTTGCTTTCTCAAATACCCTCTGTTACGTTCCGGCATTACTATTCCTCCAGTCTATACAAAATAATTGGTCCACCTTCAATATAGAACGTCGCATTGTAATCTATAAATTCTCTAGCCTCATCTTCTGTCATATCCTCATGGTTAACTAAAGATTCAACCATTTTTTCGTAATCATATATTGCTCTATCATCAGAAGAAATACCAAGAAACGCATCTTCATAAGATGGATTTGTAAAGAATATCGTTCCCTCGTATCCGGCCTCTAACAATAACCGTTCTGTTTTTGATACTTGGTCTTCATATATATTATCTGCATGTGCTTCAATGTCATCATGTAACGTCTCCTCTGGGTAATCTATAAGAGAATCCATAATATAAGAAGAAGTAATCATATTTAAAGCCTTATCTTCTGAAATTTGATATTTTCTTTGTAATACATCTTGCAATCCTTCAATGTATCCCTTAACACTTTCTGTAAGTTCTGACATATCTATCATTATGCGATCCTCACAATCTGTTCATATAGAACTATATCTTTTATTGTTATTGCTTTATTGTCGTGGTAATGTCCACACAACCAACGCTTATAATCAACATTGCACCTTATTTCTTCAAAATAATTAGTTAACTTATCTGGCTTATATAATCCATGTGATAATAATGCTGCTGTAGAAGAAGCTGTACAATGTGTCAGGATAAAATCTACTTTATTATCATGTTCTGCCAGATTCTTTATACCCTCATCCATCTCTTCTTGATTTGGCATTTCTCGTTCCCACCATGAAATATGATTGATTCGGTACATTTTATCCGGATCATCCCTCCATTCTTTTACTCTTGGATCGTCAATCTCTAATACTCCATCTGAAATATCATGACTTGAAGCTCCTCCAAAGGTAAAGAATTTTAATCCGTCTATATCAAATACCTGTCCTCTCATAAGATGAATTATCGATGGTTTAATAAAATGCACCTTACCACCATGCCATTCTTCTACCGGATAAGAATCTAATATATCGTAATTCTCATGATTTCCGTCAATAAAGAGTGTTGTGAAATGTTTCTCTTCAAGCCAATTCAGGTACCACCTTTGCTGCGGTGAATCTCTCCATATCCCAAAATCTCCAAGAATTATCACATAATCGTCCTTCGACATCTCACGCTGTTCGGGAAAAGAATCCATATTAACTCTATGGATCCAATCCCCATGCGTATCTCCAGTTACCCAAATCATGTCCGTGATCCCCAAATGAAGTAGTTAACACTTAAAATAAATAATGATATTGCAGAAGGCCAATAACCACCCGGAACAACATTATTCAGAACAATGCTCATGCATATCCCACTGATAATGAAACACACAATATTTTTTAATATCGTTTTAATCATTATTTCGTTAACTCTTTATACTGATCAAGCAAGGTCGCCAGTTCCGGATTCTCAGCCGCATACATTTCATATTTCTTTGTTACATCCATCTGCTTAATAACTGCATCCATATCTTTTTTAAGCTTCTCAGCTTTCTTTCTATTTTCAACACGCTGGTCATATGCAGATGTATCAACTCTACAGATAATTTCTGCAGTAATATTCTTGGCGCATTTTACTTCTGCTTCCGACACAGTTAAAATTTCTTTAATTGTCAGAACATCTTTGTTACAACCACTTACTAAAACCTGGTCTCCGGCTTTATATGTATTGCCATCGTCAAAGACTGCATAATAATAGTCTTTCTTACAACAACAAGTTACTTCTTCAATTACTGCTACTGCATAATATCCTGTTAATTTTGCCATTTGTCCATTCTCCTCTTCTGATTTATATAAATGCGTCAAATATTGTTTTTCTACTTCAAAAATCATAGAATCAGAATTATGTACTGTATATAATTCGCAATTAATGTTCGTGATGATTCCCTCAGTTCCCTCAAGGCGTTCGTAACCTTGAGGGAGATTGGTTAATTTTACATAATCGCCAACAATAAATTTTTCTATTTTCCATCTAATCATAGTTTATTTCCCAAATACTGATTTCAGTAATAAGATTACAAGCCAAATTCCTGTAGCAATCAACCAGCTGAAAGCGACCCCGAAACATAATGTGATTAATTTTATAATTCCACATGTTACGATCCAACTGAAAGCTAATGCCAATAATGACATAATAATAAGTAACATTCCCCTCATATTAATCTCCTTTTACACTTGCTGTTCCTGATGTTAAATCACCTGCATCAACAATTGTTGCAGCATTTCCACCTTGTACCTTCGGCACATCACCATTCCACTTATCAATCTTCTGTTTCTCAATAAGTTCTGGAGTAAGTGACTCAGCGATCTTTTTATTTGCTTCTGCTTCAGCATCCGCTTTAATTTTTGTAGCTTCCGCCTTACCTTCCGCAGTGATTTTTGCCTGTTCAGCTTCAATAGCAGCTTTCTCTTTATCCTGTTCAGCTGCAATAAGAGCAACTTCTTTATCTTTATCTGCCTGTACTTTTGCAGTCTTGGCTTCAATATTTGCAAGTTCCAGTTCCTGCTGTGCATTTACTTTCTTCTGAATAGCTGCTTGAGTTTCATCATCTGTAGAAATTGAAGTAAAGTTTACAGTGTCAATGATAATTCCATATGGCTCAAATTTCTTTTTCAGATATGTGTCAAGAGCCTCGTTCAGTTCTTGACGTTTATCACCAAATACATCTGTTACTGGATACTTAGCAGTCACTTCCTGTGTCCATGCTTTCATTTTAGGTTTAATGAAAGTATTTTTTACACTTTCTCCGGACTGACCTTTAAATCTTGTAAATACATCAGCAACATGTTCCTGATCAAATTTATATGAAAACTCAAGATCTACAAGAAGTTGCTTACCATCTGCAGTAGGAGTTTTAAAGCTTTCATCCTTTGGAGAATCACCCTTATCTTCAGATGTAAGATATGACTGCTCGATACCCACTGAATATAAAGATGTTTTGATCGTTGGAGAAACTAAATGCCATCCCTGAGTAAGCGTATCATCAGAAATTCCTCCATTCATCTCATATTGTACCGCCACGTAACCGGCAGGTACTCTTACCGTACACTTTGCTACACAAATTAATCCTGCTACAATAATCACTGCTAATCCAATACTACCTAAAAATCCTTTTTTCATTAATCTTTTTTCTCCTTGTTTTGATCTTCTCTATTTATTTCATCTGCTGCATCTTTCCAGATTCTATGTAAGAATCTCCCAAATGGATAAAACAGTGCAGATAATAGAAACCATAAAATTACTGCTCCAACTAATACCAAAAATATAAATACCGGATTCATATAATTCTCCTTGCTACGGTATGCGTTTTCTCACGCATACCGTATAATTAAATTATCATTTATTATTCTGCTGAGTCTGTCCGTTCAGAATTTTAACTCCACCGGTAGATTCTACAGTCTTAGCAGCAAGTTCTCTCATCTGAGCATATGCATCGTCAAGTTTCTGCTGTAATTCAACTTTTTCTGCTCTCGCATTAGCCAGATCCTCTGCAAGTCTTTCATTTTTATCTTCCAGAAGCTGTTTCTGATATTCAGCATCTTTCTTAAGTGCTCTAACTTCAAAAGCATTTGATTTATCAGCATCGGCTTTACCTTTTTTAATACCTTCCTCTGTTGCTGCTGCAATCAATGTCGGAATCTCTTCTACTTTTGCTTCTAATTCCTTTACATGATCAGCTTTTGCATTCAGTTCTGTTTCTTTCTCAAGAGCCGCTGTTTCTCTAAGTTCCAAAATCTTTTCTCTAGCAGCTTTCTCATCTTCCCATTTATCATTTTCAGCTTTACGACTGCGTTTCAGATTATAGGTGTATTCATCTTCCTCACGACTACGAGTTAATTTAATTTCATTTTCTCTTGCTTTAGCTTCTGCATTGATAGAATCAATAATTTCCTGTTTCTGCTGCTTCAGCGACTCAATTTCAGCTCTCAGTGTGTCTTTTTTCTCTCCTAATTCAGCTTCAATCTCTGCTTCTTTCGCTGCCTGAGCCTCTTTTAACTCTTCATTTTTCTCTTTATAAGCATTGATCATAGCTGCCATAGCATTGGCTTTTGCTTCAATTCCATAAAGATCATCCAGTTCAATCTGCTTCATTGTAATTGCTTCTGTAAGATCATTGTACTTCTTGATAATCTCCGGATTAAAAATATCTTCTTTAGCTGTTTTATCTGCAGATTCGATAACTTCTACCTTTTTAGCCTTCGCTGCTTCTTTTGCAGGATCATCAATCATTCGGTCTCTTGTATCAAGTTTCTCCACTGCTGCCTTATACGCTTCCATAATTTCTGCCTTTGTTGATTTCATTGTAATTTCTGCCATGTTTTTAGTTCTCCTTTTTCTCTGTGTTTTGTTTAATTAAATTTTTATATCAAAGCTATAATAGCTTATCAATCATTGCCAATATTATCTTTATACAGAATAACCTTTTTCTCTTCAAGCGATCTCTGTACATCAATTACTCTTTGATTAGTCGATCCAGCCCAATGATAATTTACATCTGCAAGATCTTTGTCAAACATACCATCAATAAGAACATCGACTCCTAATAATACGGGTGTTAAAGTATTTACAATTTCCTCCCAAGTATATCCGGTATAAATCCAAATAGATTTACTTTTACCATATTTCAATCGAATCTGATGAATTAAACTACAAACTTCAACTCTGTTGTTTGCATTTAGCGGATCTCCGCCGGAAAAAGTAATCCCAGATATATAATCATTATTAAGCTGTTCAAAAATCTCTTCTATTGCTGTATCATCAAATGGAATTCCAGATTTGGTGTCCCATGTTTCCGGGTTTTGACAGCCATTGCAATAATGATCACAACCGGAAACAAAAAGGGTGACTCTTAATCCTGGCCCATTGTTCATGTCGTCATGTTTAATATCGTGATAATTCATTACATTTTAACTCGCTTTCTTAATTTCTTTAGGATGAGAAACATAATATAATTCCATACGTAGTCTATAAGGTAATTCCATTTTATATTTCAAATATAATTTTTGCATATATTCAACATCATGTCTTTTATAATTAATTGCAGTATTTATTTCTTTAGGTAGAAAACAGCACGTTGCAGGCGAATATATTTTATTACCTTCATATAAGAAATCTTTATCAAGTTCTAATGGATAATTACATTCATATATATTATGGTTATACCATTCAGCAAAAATTTGAAAATTTTGAAATGGTTCTGCTACAGTACATCCTATATATGAGGGTTGTCTTTCATGATATTTATCATCATAACAACGAACAAACATGCTAATCCATTTGATATATTCTTCTGTTTTTATATTATTATTTCTAGCGGTATAATTACCAACTCCATAATATCCTATATTATATACAGACCTTTTATATGGATTTTTTATCTGACCATTTTTGATATTTTGTAAAGTTGTCCAAATAGTAACATCTGGATTATCATTAAATTTTATTAAAATTTCATGTCTTCCAATATAATCTAAAATGGTAATTTTATATCCTTCGTTAGTAGTATATTCTCGTCCAATATATTCTCGAAAATCTTTTGTTATATTACATCGATCTCCTCTCTGCAATTTCAGCCATTTTCGCTTTATTATATCTTGTATCACCGTGAACACGAGTATAACCAATATATCCGTTCATGCGATCTATCTTTGTAATGTCTTCGCTGCCACATTTAGGACACATATCCATATTTAATTCTTCATAGCCACAATGTTCACAATAAGATAACGCCAAATTGACACCTTCGTAATATCCCATCTTCATTGCTCTTCTGATTAAAGTAACAACAGCTTCACGATTGTAATTGATCGGATAACGTACATACTGGATTTTGCCGCCATTAAACAGATTCCAAAATCTATTTTCCAGATCTTGTTTCTGAATTGGTGTAATATCTTCAGTTACATGGCAGTGGAAACTATTGCTTACATATTCTCTATCAGAAACTCCTTTCACAATGCCATACATCTTACGGAACTGTTCCACCTGCAGTCCACATAAACTCTCTGCTGGTGTTCCATAAATCGCATATAATAATCCGTCCTCATGTTTAAATTGAGTAATCTTTTTATTAATGTATTTCATTACATCTACAGCAAACTTACCATCCTCAACTAATGACTTCTTATTATAAAGTTCCTGCAATTCATTCAAAGCAGTAATTCCAAATGATAAAGTCATAGGTTTAAGAATTGAACGTATTTTTTCATCTGGTTTTAAATAACCATTAAGGAAGCCACCTTCACAATATGCCAATGGATTTGTACTTGCTTTCATTTCACCAATGTAATCGTATGTACGTTTATGAATATTTCTAATCATCTCAAGATAATAATCCAATACTTCATAGAAATCTCTACTTTCACGCTGCGCTTTTGCCAAAATCATTGGAAGATGAAGGCTTACAACACCAAGATTGAAACGTCCTTCAAAAATTGCTTTATCGTTCTCATCCTCTGGTTCTATTCCACCTTTTTCATACCAAGGACTTAAGAATGCGCGACACCCCATTGGACTAACAACTGTACCATATTTTTTGTACATACTTGGTACATATCCTTCACCTGTTAGAGATAACCAGTCTGGATACATTGTTTTCATACTACATTCAATACCTGCATTGAATACATCTTCATTAACCTTTCCTGGTCCATGTAAATTCTCATCATATAAAAATACCAATTTGGGGAATAACACAGGTTTTTTATTACCGGCCTTACCTTGGCCTTCTTTATGAACATTTAAGAATGTGATAGAAGCCATTTTACCAAATTTTGTGGTTGAGAGACCGAACGTCATTGTTACAAATGGATAATCACCTCTTGATGATCCTACAGTATTTAACTTATATTCAATTCCCTGCCAGCCCTGTTCAAAATCACGTTTTACTTTATTTGTTGCATATTCACAAGCTTTTTCTTCAATCAAATGTTCTGATGTTGAAAAAGCATCAACATAAACACCATCAATATCGGAATCAAAAACTTCAAAAAATTCTTTATAATATTTCTGATAACTTTTTTCTGCATATGGTTCCAAAATCTTGTCTACTTCCGGTACTGTGAATCCGCCATACTGCTGTGCAGCAGTGCTCAGGATAATATCACCCATAACATCAAACGCAGTATCAAGAGAATTTGGTTCGTTATACCAGACATTTCCCATTTCGAAGCCGCCTTTCATAACTTCTCCAACTCTAAATAAGCAACAGTTAATAGTATCAAGTCTGGCAGACTGGTCATGAATATAAATATATCCGTCTTTACATGCCTGTAATTCATCTCTTGTCATGAAGAATTTTCTATACAAGTTTTTGTTCAGTTCATTAAAGATCAGGCTTCGCTTTGTAGCTACAAGCGCACTGTCTGTATTGGCATTACTCTTATCACCAATATAACGGATTGCCTGACTCTTGGT